GGTACATGTCACGTTGTTGGCGATCACAACGAGTACAGCCGTTCCTAACGATACACATACCAGGTATTTCACGGTGCTATTGTCGGACGGTCGTGTTGCGCTGATCTACGACGATTTCAAGTGTGGCTATTGGGTTCACGGCACCGCGACAGATCGTGACATAAAACGCTCATTCGAGAAATGGATCAATTTGTCAAGCAATACGATGTATAGGCTATGTAATGACGATTGGCGATCTGATCCTTGCACGGGCATGCGCAGTGCGCCGCGGAGTTGAACTGTGTTCAAATTTGTTCAACGTTGATTACGTTGCGCTCGGTGACGAAGATGCGTTCGAGCGCGTACACCATGACGTGCTGGTTCCGAGCGTCATTGTGGCGATCGTTCAATTTTATGCGCCGAATGATAATCTCAATCACTTCCATTTGCTTCTTCCTGACGGTCGAATCGCTTCGTTGTACGACGATCTGCACAACGGATTTTGGCTGTCTTCGAACGCATCCGACGTTGAGAAAACATCATCGTTGAACCGGTGGAACGCAAGGCGGGTTGGGTTCATCAATCGTCAAAAGTTCGGGAAAATGTTGACGATGTGAAAGATCTCATGTCGTGACACATCGGTGAAACATGGCCTCATCGTGCCATATGATGAGATCATGGCAATGTTCAACGATGGCCAACTGATCATGGTGAACGAGGGGTGGTTATTTCCGATCGAACTGGCGACCATCCCGAGGACGCGTTGGCGCCCCGAGTCACGAATGATCCCAGCGACGATCGTCGGGTCCGAGATGATGGAGCTCAACGGCACCAGGCCTCGTCGGGCGATGTTGTCGTTGGTCGTCATGCTCAACGACGGGAGGTTCATGAGGTTGCAGTGCATCAAGGGGACCTCATGGGATCCGATCGAGGAGTCATCAGACGCTGGGTTCGTGCCGATCGCGCCGCCGGGAACGAAGCTGAAGCCACGTACATACTGGCGCAGCAAGGGCCGGTGCAAGACGTGAGGCAACAAGTCCTGTCGACAGGTGATTGTCGTGCGGGTGACATGATTCTCATCGATGATGCGTACGGCGTGATCGTTGGAACAAGCAGCATACGATGGCACGCTCGTGGCATAGCCGTCGTGTTGTCTGTTCCACGGATCAGCGTGTACTGCACGACGTACGTGGTCGTGGTGTACATTGCCGACGTAAACGCGGCATTGAACATTCGAGACAGGTGGGTCTCAAAATCATCCCGTGGGTTAATAACCCACAGGCAGGGTGTAGTCGATCACCCGCATGGGAACGGTGAGAACACCGAGTCCCAAGATCATCACGCAAGTGATGGTTAAGTCGACGGTGATGGAAGGCTTCGAAATGTTCACAATGATTCAATCGCTGAGGAATTCTGATGGACGTTCCTAGTTGGTGGTGTGACGGGTGCGATGATCTGAACGTTGACGTTGACGACACGCCGATCGTGTGCTCGTGCAGGAAGCTGATGGTGCCGCTCGAGGTGTGGTGGAACACGATCGACAAAGGACACGCGATGAGGACGACGCAGTGCATGCAGTGCGGCGCGAAGAGCGGCGAAGTGCGCACGACGAGGACGCTGCACCCATTGAAGAGGTCGTGATGGTCGCGATGGAACGTGAAGAAATCGTGAAATTGCCGGTCGGAACGATGGTGACCGTATGCACAATATCGTTGTGGCGCCCGTGGGGCGTGACCAATGAAATCAAGTGCTTCATGGACGATCCCAACAAATTGTTAATTGAATATGGATCATTACAACGACACATGTACACCGGCGACGTCACCGCAACAATCATGAGTCGGTTCTTCACGAAGATGTGGATGCCGTTCAATCAACAACAATTCGCGGAAATTTCCACGTCGTCGTTGTTGATCGACGACGGAGAGACGTGGTGTGTATCGGAGGTGCTCGCGCCGGGTGCCCGAGTGTGGCGATGAATCACGAACGTGACATGAACGACCTGATTCCCATCGGTACCATCGTATCGATCAGGGCGAACGCTCTTTGGCGTGCCGGAAGGCAGGCGTTCAACCGTTGCGAGTCCTCAGGTGAAATCATCGTCAGTTATTACGACAAGGAATATTACAACCTGAGCTACCTTGTTGGCGACCAATGTGTAACGGTGATCGGTAAACTGCTGACGAAGCGGATTTCGATCCCAAATGTTGTCACACATAGTTACGTTCCGACGACGGTCGTCGTGTTAGGCAACGGTGAAGTGTGGTGGATCCACACAACGCACACTTTAGTACATGATGTGTAAGATGAACTGTGAACGTGACCTAAATGACTTGGTGCCATTGGGCACCATCTTGTTCATCGATGCACTGTTTTTGTGGCGACCCATCGATTACGTCATGACGCATGGCGAAGGTGGAGTGACGTTGCTCGAGCACATTTCGAAGCACTTCCTAGAGGAAATTGACGATGATGATCGGATCAACGTCGTGCCGGCCGTCGTCGTTGGTAAGTTGCTGACGAGAGTGTGGACTCCGGAGAACTTTGCGGCGGCGAGAAAGCACCAAGTGATCCCGACGACGATCGTTCTGTTGGGCAACGGCGAGACTTGGTACGTTCATTCAACGTACACTTCATTGAACACGTGATGAATTCGTTGACAAAAATTTATTGTAGACTGTTGTGGCGTCCTCGTTCCGGAGTGAACAACAACACTGTACGATCGTTCAAGAAGACGTGGTCAGACATGAACGACGAATTATTGGTGGTCATCATCGGAAATGATTCAGTGTTCATCGAGGAGCATTATTCGACTGTTCATGCGATGACTCATGACGTAGTCATCGTGCTTGCTGAAGACGGCACTGCGTGGTACGTCGATTACGATGCATATGTGCTAAATGCCACTTTTATAGAGTGATCGTTGAGCATGGTCGTGATGGAAATTAAAGTCGGTGACGCAATTTTGGCGCGATCGTCAGCACTGGTTTGTGGGGGTCACTGCGAGTGGCGCGATCCAGAAAAATTCAAATTCACCGCCGAAGACGACAATTGGTATTGGTTGGGCGAACGTTCTGTCATAAAGTACGCTTCAAAAGATCACTTTACACTAGTGACAGTGATGGCGATCGTCAGGTTTCCCAGTGAGGCGCACAACCTCAACCATTTCCACGTGATGATGCCAGACGGTCAGATTGTCAGTGTCTTTGACGATCACGAGAACGGATTTTGGATCGAAGTTGGTTCATCCGACAAGAGGACGTCCAACTACACGAACGCCCTGCTCGAGTGGTATCACTACGGCCTTGACGCGAGAAAGATTATCAATGTGTAGCGCTCTGCGATTGAACGATCTGCTGCCGATCGGTGGCGTCGTGATCATTTGGAACTCAATCCTCTGGCGTCCCGTCGGAAAGACGACCGTCCTCACCGACGACTCAAGTGAAGCGCTCGTTGAGTACGTCAATACGACGCACTGTGTCAGGGGCATTCCACGTGAATTGTTCGTGACGATCGTCGGCAAATTGTTGACGAGGTCGAAAGCACTGGTGAACTTCAACAAGGAGCTCGAGCAATATCACGATGCCATTCCCACGACGATCGTCCTGTTGGAGAACGGCGAACTGTGGTACGTATGTACGTCGTTCACGGTGAGCGAGAGGGCGACATCGATGATGAGTGCACCGAGTGACCCACGTGCCGCCGCCACAGTCCAAGGATGGTCAGGTCAAAGGACGTTCTATGATGGACGTGAGTGAACGAGCGACCGACTCGGTGAGAGGATGGACTTGATGGTGAAGGTAGGTGACCAAATTCTTGTGCGTTCTCGCGCGCTTATTTGCGGCGACGAATACAACGTCAATGATTCATTCGTGGCGCTGGGCGCCGCGCCAGACAATTGCAGCACCAAGCACTTAGCGCACCTCGGTAGTCACTGCGTGTTCTCTTGGAACGCAGTCGAGGACGATTGCGTGACGCTTGTTACGATCGTTGCGATCGTTCGATTTCCCCACGACGTCCGCAACCTCGATCACTTCCACGTCATGATGCCGGACGGACAGATCGTCAGGATCTACGACGATCGATTGAACGGGTATTGGATGGACACCGACGTGACGCCAAAAAAAATGAGATCGTCGTTCAACAAGTGGCTTCACAGCTATGACTTCAAAGATCGATTTCCCGGTCCGCGTAAGTCGTGGTCGAAAGAACACCGGTGAACCGACTTGAACTTCCCGCTGGGACGTTGCTATCGATCGAACACTCGATCTGGTGTCGGACAGAACAAAGATTTATCACGGCAATGATCTTGATGCGTCGCCGACTATGCCCGGTATACGCGATCTATGAAGTGTTGAGGAACGATGGCACCATTAGTACTTACGTTGTCTACGATGACGAAAGTGATTGTGTTTTGAACGGAAGCACGATCAAGGTGCTGTGCACGGACTGAACATGGCGAAATATAACGTCGGTGACCTAGTATTTTTCACTGGAGTGTCACTATGGAGGCCAACGGTAGAGCACCTGTCCTGTAAACAGGCTGTTGTGGGTTCAATTCCCTCATTCGGCTCCAACGATGAACAGCGCGAGAGAGTGTTGTAATATCAAACAATCAGGAAAGGAAAAATAATATGAACTTTCGGCGTTGTTCTGGGTGAATTAATTGATCTCTGAGAGTGCGAAAACCAAGCAATCTTGAGGATCGATCCTTCACAACAAGGAACAAATGCCACAAAAAAATTTGTGTCGCCTTGGGGCACAGGGAGACCGAAAACGCCTGTGGAGATGGTGTAAGACGAGCGAGGGTTCGCAAGAACCCACGCGAGCAATTGTCGATGAAGCAGGAAGTTACGTAAGTGACATGTCAGAAGTACGACACGAATGTAGTAATGTTGGGGGCAAGGCACACAGTGCAAACGTGCGACTACGTCATCATGTTTGAAGACGGCGCCGTGTCTACAATATCGTTCTACGATGATGAAATTTCGTGTGGAACGTGCACCGCCATTTGAGCGTTCACAGTGCACGTGCCGCCCAGTCCGTGGTAGGATCAAACCATGGACAAAGGAAACAACACGGTCAGGATCGGCATCCACGACGGTAAGCCCGCGACGAGCTACTACGAGGTCCTACGACTTCGTTGTGCACTGCAGGTTGATGACGGTGCAAGGATCGAACACGACGGTCCGTGCACCTGTGGTGGGAAGCTGTGGTTGGTCGAACGTGCCTTCTACGTTGAACCACCAGGCCACAAGATCTGCGGATCCTGTGGATCTCACTGGTGTGATGGACGTAGAGTCTAGTCGACCGACGCCGGACGTCGCTTATATCGCTTGGTCGTGGTCAACTGCGCCGGCACGTCTTCGAACGGTTCCTGAGGAATTGGGTTGCCGGTCGACTCCGAGACAATCACGGGGGTATCAACGACGATGACGCCTTCTTGTGGGTCGTTGACGGGCTGACGGTTCCTTCCGAGCGCCCTGTCAAAGTCCCGCTCATCGGGCGGCTCGACGCCCATCGACGCGCACATGTTCAGGCATCCCTCGTACGTTGTGATACCGAGGTCGCTGAACGTCTGTGCGAGCGTTGACTTGCGTCGCCTGACGAGGTCAATGAGCCTGATGTTCGTGGGTTTTGCGTTCTTCTTCATGTTCTATGTATGCCGGGAAGCCCGTCGTTCAGCTTCAATGATGTTGAGGATGTCGTGCACCGATCGCTGAAATGCCGGTGCCTTCGCGATCGACTTGATCTTTTCAGGTCCAGCGGCGATGTCGTACCCCTCACACGTTGCCGCAGCAAACTTTTCCAGGATGCGCAGCGTCCAATTTCTGACCGTCGAGTGTTGCATCGGAAAACCAATGTCGGTCATCGTCTCGGCGATGCCTCGGTAGTCAACGTTGTCTTCTTCGGGAATGTACGTGTGAAATTTCTTCGTCCGCTGCATGATCAACGCCTTGCCTTCGCTTTCTTCTTCTGTGCGAGGTGCCATGAGTCTCGACGTTCGTGTGGAGCGTTCACCGGGCGAGCGCTCGGTGCCACAATTCCCAAGAATGAATCTTTCTGTGGATCAAAATCGTGCATGCGAAATGTGTAGACTTCAATGTAGTCAGGGTAGCACCCATAGATCGCCATGAGCATCGGTTCAACGTGTTCACGATTGTACGCAATGAACACGGGTTCAACGTACTGCGTCCTGGAATCATACACGTAGAACGGCATCACCTGAGTCCCCTTCCTGATGCGATCATCGCCTCTTCCTCGTTTGAAATTTCGTATCCTTCTGCATTGATGACGTCCTCGACGAGGCCAAACCTTAGGCGAATGATCGCCTGTTCCTTCGGAGACAGTGAGTCAAGCACTCCTCTGAACATGTCCATCAACTCACGGTGCGACGTGAGACCGTGTGGGTCACTGTTGGCACTGCCGTCGCACACTCTGTCGCCGACGAGCGTCGTATTTCCACCGAACGATGATATCGGATCGTCGAGCGACACTGTCTTCTTTCCACCATGGATCGTTGCCTTCACGACGATCTTGCTCGCGTGAACCAACTCACACAGCTCGTCAGAGGTGGGTTCATTGCCAGTCCTCTCGCGATATTCTTCGGCCGCGCGGACGAGCTTCTTTTGCACGATCGCAGCGTGAGCAGGTAGTCGGATCGTCTGCTTTCGCTTCAGGACGTACTGACCGATTGCCTGCTTTATCCACCACGATGCGTACGTTGAGAACCTGAAGCCCTTCTTCCAATCGAATCGTTCGATCGACTTCATCAGGCCGAGGTTTCCCTCCTGGATCAGGTCCTCAAACGGCAGTTGATAACCACGATATTGCTTTGCGATTGAGATCACCAACCTGAGGTTTGACTCAATGAGCAGCTTCTTCGCAGATTCTACCTGCGTTCCTCCTCGTTCGAGGTTCTGAAATAGGTTCATCATCTCGACGTGATCCAACACCGGAAATCGTCGCAGTGATGCCATGTACGCCGACAAGGCTCCGTCGTCGGCCTTCGATCGTTCAGGTGCACCCATCTTCAATTCCAACGCCGAGAAGGAAACCTGATGTTCAGGAACCTGCTGTTGTCGAGGTCAGCGTCTGGCAAGTCACGTTCGTCGACGAACTCATCATCATCGTGCGTTTCATCGAGAAACTTCTTGTGAAGCTCGGCACGATCGAACCTGATGTCAGCCTCACGCTGAGCGTAAGCAATTTCAATCTGCCATGCGTACGAATCGTAGTGTTCCTTCGCTACCTTTCCGTGTTCATCGTACAACGATCGTAGCCTTGCGTGCAGGTCGCCGTCGGTCATCACTGCCAATTCATCAATTGTCACCAACGACGGCAGTTGAAACGTAGTACGTTGTTGAGGCTTCTTGTTCTGCTGCTTTTTTTGCGTCTGCATTTGTTGTGATCCGCGTTCAAGTCGAACGTGCGTAACAATTTCAGAATAACGCCATGCCTACCATGGCCGTTGATTTGACCATAACCCACTTGTGGGCCTCGTACATCGGCTGCGTCAAAAAGAGTGTGTGTGTGCATCAATCTTATACAACGTCTTCACTGTCGTCAACACCTGTATTAATTGCAACGCTTCCCCCACTAGCGCCAGGGTGCGCAAGTGCCCACGTTGGCTCGGGTCGCATTCCAATGTAAGCGTAAGGATCCTCAGGTCGACCGGGATTATTTGATGGGTCAGTGTCGACTTCGTCTAGATTATCTTCGTCGATGTTCGTCTTCCTCCCAGCGGGCTGATTCAACCTTTCCTGTTCGTCGTCGTCGACGGGCTCGACTGACGTTGGATCGTACCTTCCAGGCACCCACATCTGCTCACGTATGACGTTCCTGATGACTCTACGTAGGTCTCCAACCGCGATCTTCATGCCACTAACTATGTGGTGAAACACACGGTGAATCTTGTGCGTACTGTGAGGTAGTGTAATATCAATATGCCAATGAAGACGGTGGGTGATGCCGAGCGGGCAGGCTATGCGTTCTGTGCAATCACGTACAAGGCTGATGGTTCACTTTTTTACGTTCTATACGATCCGAACGTGCTGTTCACCGGAATACGTGACGTGATCGCAAATACTGAGGCTACGGTCGCGACTGATCCTTTATCGAATCACGTCTTGACGATGGTGGGTACGCACTGGCAACGAATCAAGTGCGTTCACAAGTTCCAGGAAGCGTTCGTCGACTGTGTAGTTGCGTCGATCGTCACGACAAAGTCATTGACGAACAGCGCGCGCGCTCGAGTCGTCGGACAGTCTATAGCTCGAGATGGCTATGGACCTCTTCTATACGACGTTGCAATGTCGAACGGAATGGGACTGATCCCTGATCGTTATTCCGTGTCACGATCGGCATCGCATGTGTGGAAGAAGTACTTCAACGATCGTCACGATGTACGTAAGGCGGTCCTACACCGCGAGGTGTTCGAGTGTACGTACATGCCAAAACGACTGTTCACGACCTATAGTCACCATTCAAACAAAAAGAAGCACTTCAATACTGCGTACTTTCTTCCAAAGTGTCCGAGGATTGCGAGGTTGATCGAAAACCATGCAAAGGCATGCATCACATTCACGACGTTCGGGCGTCAACAACTTGGATCGATGGCTCAAGAACCTCTGTCGAAGCTATTGACGATCGCTGCCGATGAAAAATTCGATCGCGTACACGGATAGATCGTGCCGCGGCTATTTAGCCTCGTGATGGACAAGAACGCGATCGCGACCAGGAGGCTCATCGAGTACATTTCTTTGCTTCGTGAGGATGCAGAGGAAAAAACGAAGCCTGGCCTGGGAGGCGGCGTCGTAATGACGAAGGCGACACCTTTCGGAAAGGTGACAAAAAAGAGGGGACCAACTGACATCACGAAGGTGAAAAATGTCGCGTTGAGACCTCTTTTCAGTGACGCGGCGGGTGGAGGCGACTTTGTTTCGGCGTACGTGACGACGATGCCGGCGCCTGCTTACGCTAAAGGATCATTCAAGGACGCTGAGTACGCAATCACGCAGGTGAGGCTAGGGGATGCAAAGGGATTCATCGTGCGTGAGGACTGGAATGATGCCGACGAACCGCCCAAAAAGATGCACGAACGCATCGTGAAGTGGGTCGACGGTGGCGGGCACGAGAAGGCCTGGAAGGAGCTCGTGAAGAACGTGTTGGACGTTGAGACAATCAAGTCACTGTCAGGCGAACAGCAGAAGGGGTTGCACAACACGGTCAACGCAATGAAACAGGCAAACGTCAAGACGGGCCTGAGCGCTGACGTTGAGGATCAATTGACGACTGAGTTCGGCTCGAAGGAAAAGCTCAGTGGAGGCGAGACGCTGCCGAGCTACTCAGGACGTGCACAACCACGTGGCGAAAAGGAACGCGAGCGTGACAAGGCGTTCGTGTCGTCGCTCAATGCACCAAAGCAGAGCCCGTTCAAGTGACGCACGTCGGCCACCAGGCTCCTGACCTTGACGAACTCGAAGGTCTTGGGCTCAAGAGGTAGCCTCAATCGGCCGGCCAACCTGCGGCCCCTGAGCCAGGCGTGCATCTCCTCTTCAAGGATGTCACATTCCCTGAGCAACGGTTCATCACTGTTCGTCGAAATGTACCCGTGCAACAGGTGATCGAGAGGCCTCTTCTTGTCGATGAGGTAGTGACCGCACTCGTGTAGCAACACGTAGTATTGGAACTGTGGCTTCATGCTCAAGTCCACCTTGATGACGTGTTGGCCACAATCGTCACGGTCGTAGAATCCGTACACGTCCGTCAGGTGCTCGAAGTCAACGATGACTCGATTCTTTGCGCACCACTGAACGACTCGTGCCATCGCACGCACGTACTTCACGTCCTCCTTGGCTCTAGGCGTTTTCTTTCCCCAACACTTCTTCAACCACTTCGAACGATCAAATAACATGACGCCGCAGTCCATCTTAGGACACGCGGCGCCTGTCGTTTAGGTCGTTTTTCTGCGCGTTCGCCTACTTCTTACCACGCTTCTTCGTGGTCTTCACCTCGGGAGCAGGCTCAGGCGTGGGAGCTGGAGCAGGCTGCTCGTCGATCTTTCCGGAAACGTATGCCGGGATGTTGGGGAGCTTGCCGGTGCCGGTCTCACCGGGAGTCACCTGGAATACATCGACCAGAATGATTGGCATGATTTCCTTGTGGATCTTCTTGGTCCGCTCGATGTTGTCGAGCCCGTTCGACATGAGCTTCTTCCACATGCTCATCTTGAGCTCGCCCTCGTCGGCGTGCAGATCCCTGAGGAACGCTGCAACGTTCTTGCACTGTTGCTCGGTCACGTCTGCCTGCGCATTCATGTACTCACCGATCTTATCGATCGCCGAAAGGATGAGCTCATGGCGGCGCTTTCCACGCAGCTTCTTTGCAACGCTTGCGTAGTCGTTCACCAACTCTTCGCCGGTGAAGTGATAGTCAAGCGTCTTGGCGTGTGCCACGAAGGCGATGCTTGCCTCGGTCCCAACGAAACCCGTCGAGATCGCGTAGAACAACTCGTTCTCGGGCTTCTCATCGATGCCGTCAGCCTTGAGCGCCTTCGAGAGACGATCCCAACTGCGCCTCGAGGGCTGAACGCTGTTCGGTTCGCAGTTCTTCGGTGGGTCAAGGAACCCGTTGTTCGTTCGGATGAAGTCGACGATGAACTCGATGACCTCACCGCCGAAGTCCTCGACCTTCGCCTGCGCCCACTCGAGCCATTCCTCAACGGTCGGACAGAGGTCGACCACGAAAAAGCGATCGAGCAGCGCGGGATCCATCTCGTTGACCACGTATGAGGCACCGAGGTTGACGGCACTCATCACGCGCGTTTGCGGGTGGAGCTTCCAACCGTTGAGCTCACGATCCAACACGATCTGGAACGCAGCCTGCATGACCTCCGGAGTCGCTCGGTTGAGCTCATCGAGGAACAGAAAGCAAGGCTGATTGCAGGCCTGCTTGTACCAATCGGGAGGATTGAATCGCGTGACGTTGCCATCGGTTGACGGCAACCCAATGATGTCACCTTCGCTCACCTGACTGAGTCGACGGTCGATGACCGGAAACTCGTCCAACTTTTCCCGGCGGGCGATGAGCGTTGCGAGTTGGCGACCCAGCTGGCTCTTTCCCATGCCGTGATTGCTGCGAAGCAGCAGCGAGGTGTTCGCTGGGAGGCTCATTGCCACGGCAAGAAACGTCTTGATCGACATGTTCGACATCTGTTCTTCTCCTACTTTCCTTGATTCAAGAGTGTACCACGAACGCTTTAGGCGTTCACTCGAGTCGCACTTTTTTGTTCAACATTGACGGTGTTGATGATCTCAGCGTTGAGTCCCTTGTACGCACGGCGCCAGTCCCAATGCATCGACTCGAACATCAGTTCAACGCCGTCAGGAAGCACGATGACGCACTCACAGCGGTACAACGCCTTGAGCTTCGGGTTCACCTTCTCGAGGCGTTCGCCGGTGACCTTGATCGTCGATGCGTCCTTGAAGGCACGCCTCGCTGTGATTTCACACTGTGATTTTGGGTTTGGTTTGAAAAAACCGTTGAATGGCATGTACAGAGTGTACCACCGACGATGATGATGATTCACTCACGTGACACACTTTTGCAACACTATGGTAAAAGGGTCATACAACGCACGTGCACGGCCACCCAGTGGTCCAAGACGGTGCTCGAGCGCTCTCAGGATGGCCTCTGTGACCCCTACGGGCACAGGACACTGGGCAACCAACGTAGGACACGTGAGTGACACGTGGGCGGCCTGGGACGTTGAGCGTACCGATGGATCGTGACGAACAATTGAGCAACATTGTGCCGAGCACCGTGAAACGTTGTGTCGGTCGGTGGTACACTCTGTACATGCTGGAACGAACGAACACAGACTTCAACATCTCAGGACACCTCATCCAGCTCATGCAGGATGAGCCATTCTATGCCGAAGTGTCGCGTAGGATCGTGAAGATCCCGACGACGTCGATTCCGGGTGGAGCCATCGCCGGTGTCTGCTATGAACCGCGGTCGGAGATGATCACGATGTACTACAATCCGGAAGAGTTCCGGAAGATGACGAACGTCAGGATCAGGAACGTCATCATCCACGAACTATCGCACGTGATCTTCGGTCACATCTCAACTCGTAGGTGCACGCCGCACATGGCGTGGAACATTGCGACCGACGCGGCGATCAACAGCATCATCGTGACGATGAACTCGTCGAACGAGATGACGGTCGACGAACTGCTACCTCTGGGATGCGTGATCCCGGGTCAGTGGCCCAAGATGCCTGACGGTTCCGAGATGACGAAGGAGATGAAGGAACGAGCAAAGCTCGCTGAGATCATCGCCAGTTGGCCGCTCAACATGGCGTCAGAGTGGTACTTTCAGGACCTCATGACGAAGATTCCACCCGAGATGAGAGCTCCGTGCGAGTGCAGTTGTCACAATGGCACCGGCTCCGGAAGCGATGCGGGCGACGGTTCGAGCGCTGACGATGAAGGTCAGGGAGAAGGCGGTGGGAGCAGCGGCGACTGCGACGGTGGGTGTGACAAGGACGGTCACGGTCACGGTGGAGGGTGTGACAAGTGTAACTGTGAAGGCGAATTCTCGCCGAGCGGCGATCACTCCTCGTGGGACAAGTGTGGCGATACAGCACGAGAATACATCGAGGGAAAGGTCAGGAGCATCGTCGAGGCAGCGGCGCGAGTTGCCGATCAAACGTCGAAGGGTTGGGGAAGCGTTCCGGCTGAACTGCGTGAACAAGTTCGCCAGTACGTTTCGAACGTGATCAACTGGAAGAACGTGTTGAGGCAGTTCATCGGCAACACTGTCCACGGCGGTCGCTCGACGAGCATCAAGAGGATCAATCGACGGTATCCGTACATTCACCCGGGCATCAAGCGTGGGTGGGTCGCCAAGTTGTTGGTCGCGATCGACCAGTCGGGCAGCGTCGGCGATGAAATGCTCGCTGAGTTCTTCGGTGAACTCGGTTCACTGACGAAGAAGGTCACGATCTCAGTGGTACCGTTCGACTGCGCGTGCAATGAACTCGATGTGTTCGAGTGGCGTAAGGGCGCAAAGATCCAGGCGATGAGGACCAAGTGTGGTGGGACAGACTTCAGCGCACCTACGCACTTGTTCAATGATCCTGCGCACCGCGGGCGGTGGGATGGTCTGATCATCCTGACCGACGGACAAGCGCCTCCTCCGATCCCAGTGAGAGGACGGCGGGCGTGGGTGCTCGGACGAAACTGCAAGCTCGAGTTCGAGACGACCGAACCGCAGATCGTCATCTCCGACGCAGCACAACTGCGCGGTGCGTGGCGGTGACGTCAAGCGTTCGGTTGTCGTAGGACGCGCAGCTGACCTTCAGACGACAACAGGACCGACAGCATGGGATCGGACAACACGGCCAGAATGTCGTGTGACTGTGAATCGATGATGCACTCGCGGTCGATCAGCCTGATTCCGTGTGAATAATCGCAGTAGAGATTTTCGTGACCAACGTAGAGCGGTTGGATCGGTTCACCGTTCTTCTTGTGCCACCCGTAGATTGCGACGCTCTTTGAGTGAGTCTCCAATGCGTTCGATACGACAACGTCCTTCTTGTGGCCGGCCGTCAACTGTGTCGGGTCGCAGTACGTAGACTTCAATTCAGCGTTGATGCGAGCGTTGTGCACCGGAATGCGTGCCGTGCTCATCATGCTTGCGTCGTAAGGTGGACCCCACGGAAGTGGATCCAACTTGTTCGATGCAGCGCCCCACACGATGTCGACGATCTTCGTTGTCGGAAGCGTCGTGGTGGTTACATCTGCGATCCTCTGTGCACTGAGGGGATTCAATGGCACACGGACATAGTCGTCGTCGGTGCCGATGCACAGGTAGTCGACCAACGCTCGAAACGTCACAACGTGTACGTTTTCTTCGCCGTCCTTCGCCGTGAAACACACTGACGTGAAGTCGCGCATCTTTCCCGGCACGTGTCCTTCAAGGATCACGTTGGTCGCCACCTCGTCCCTCTTGAACCTGTCGACGTTCTTCACCAACGTAAGGAACGTAGTCGCCGACATGTGATTCGTGGGCACCGGAACATTGAACTTTGTGGTCACGATCCTAAATAGGTGAACGTTGGTCGTTGTGCGGTGTATGTTCAAAACAGAAGCGAGGAAGTTCATGTCGAAAAAAAAGTTCAACGTCAAGGTTGTCATGATATTTGCGGCCGCTGTGATCGGCATGATCACGTATCGGATCCTGTTCGACAAGTTCACCGACAAGGACGACGATCGTGACTGACGTCCAAAAATACGTCGCCGCACACGTTGTCGGAACGTTGTTGGCACTCATCATCGTGTTGGTACTATAGAGATGTGCAGTGATCCCGTGATTGATCGGTTCGTCGGAGATTTTGCGTTCCTGTCGAACTTCTACGAATCGACGATCTACGTCGATGGAAAACGATACGCGACGGTTGAACATGCGTATCAAGCGTACAAATCACTTGATGAAAGCGTGCGGGCGACGATCAGGAACGCAAAATCTCCAGCGATCGCAAAGAAATTGGGACAGTCGGTCGACATCAGGCGCGATTGGGAGAGTGCACGTGTCGACTTGATGAGAACGTTCGTCAGGAGGAAATTCGAGAACCCATTCCTCAGGCCGTTACTGATTGCAACGTATCCGGCGAGGCTCGTGGAAGGAAATTTCTGGAATGATAGGTTCTGGGGCATTTGTAGAGGCACAGGACAGAACTGGTTGGGTCGCATCCTCGAGGAAGTACGAGAAGAATGCATTGCCGCTGAAAAGGTAGACGTCACTGCGTTCACGAGGGACGTATCACTAGATCGAGAACAACAATGAATCACGGAAAACTGCAGCAACCACAGAAATCGAGCCCAACGTTTGATCCGAAAAATCCGGCGCCGTTCTTTGAGTACCTCGACATGACGGCACTTGACATTGTGAAAAACTCAAAGTTCATGACCGTGGCGGACGTTGAGGCGTTGTTTGCACACCTCGACAAGATCAAGAGCGATCTCTTAAACGCGGCGTCGATGAGCTCATTGCTACCGAGGCAGTGATCATGATGAAGACGTGCGGAAAGTGCGTGCACTACAGTCGTCACGCACGGGCGTGTGAGTGTGATGTTCCACAATGGATTGACGACGTTGAATTTGAACACGTTCCTTGGCTCGTTCGACCCACTAATGATGCATCCGATTGTTCGTGCTTTAATCCCGCGCAAGAACAAAACCAGGTGACGCCGTGACATTGAAGTTCGGTCGTAGGCTGGCGTTCAATGCACGTGCCAAGGTCGACGTGTGCCAACGATGTGAGGTGAGGTTTGCGACCGTCGAGCACCGTCACACCGGCGTGAGGACGTGCGACAAGTGTGCCGACGAGATCATGAAGATCGCGGCAAAGATCTACGCCAACACGTTCGACGACGGCGATCCGCTGAACGACGTCAGAGGTTCACTGATCATCGAGAGCAACTGGGACGATGTTGAATGTGCCGCCACACATCGCCTCCTGAATGAGGCAAGCGACCTGTCGATCGACAACTGACGCATCACCGCGTTGACGAAGGCGAGTAGGTTGGACCTGACCAACGCGTTGTCCTGCCTGATGTCTTCTGAGGGGCGGCGTGAGTGACCTCGGCATTGTCGACGTTGATCCACGCGACCGCTTGATCGTGTTGAACCTTCGCCTTGTCTGCATCCTTTGCGCCCTTGAACGTCTTGACGACAAGGTTGTCAGCAATGCCGTCGAGTGCAACCACGGTCGTGTATGAACCTTCAGCAAACTTTGTCGTCACGCGAAACTTGTAAGTTCCGTTGACGTAGCTCACGTTTGCGTACTGCTTTTCACCGGATTCTGAGGGTGCCTGCTTTGTTTCGCCTTCCTTTGGCTTGTCACGAAGCGATGTCATGCTTCCTAGCCGCGTCTTCAGGTCCTTTGTGGGCTTTCCCTGTGATGCCGCATTGACCTGTGTTGGAGTGGGTTTGCCGGCAGGGGCCTCCATCAAGGAATGGACTTGTTGAACGATGAATTCATAGAGAATGCGTTGGTTCATGTCTTTACCTATTCGATCTCGTCCCAAGACGTCAATACGTTCACCGTTCCCCATGAACCAGCAGGTGTCGTCGGCGGATTGCTATAGGGATTGACGGAATCCCACGCAACGTCAACACCAGTGCCAGAATCGCGTGAGCACAGTCGATACCAACGGACGCCGGTCTTCATAATCTGTTCGGCAGCGATCGGATCTGCAAGTGCCTGTTGCTCTGTGATCGTCACGATCTCCTGAGCACTGTATGTCGTCATATCTTCACCGACGAGCCGTTCCAAGGAAGCGACACCTCTCCCATGATGATGCGATCGGACGCTGAACTGACGCTCATCGTGTCGCCTGTCGTCCTCAACGTTCCTGGCCACTTCATCATCGTGGCGATGCCTTTGTATCCTGGCGATGCAATCGCAGAACGTCGCATGAAGACGATCGGTAACAGTTCATCCTTCGTTGTGATCGGATTCGTGGTGACGTTCGACGGAACGATAACGTTCCCGCCGTTGTTGTATGTCGCACATGGCATTTGGATCAATGTCGTTGGAGACGCAGCAGGAATGGTGGCGTAACTGCACTGTTGACTTGCAGATGCCGTCTCAGCCAACAATGATGTTGCAAACAATCCTGTTGTTGAATTAGAATAGTAACTGTACGTTAAGTACGTGTCTCCGTCGGTGGGTTCACCCGTCAGCTTATCGAGAAGCAATACAGCACGTGGCGTGCCGCCTCCATTTGCGAAAGACGCAGACCAGAACGTGTATGGACTAGCATCGTCCGCACACACTTCGTAGCGATATGTGTTATCTGTCAGCATGTACGCTGTTGCGTACGTTGGAGATGCATCAGAACCTGCACCCATCATGATGACTTGATCGGCAGCGGACGGCGTTACCGTTGCGCTCATCGCACCATCAGTGAACTTTCCGGCAAAGCTGTACTTGATCCGCCACGCAGTGCCTACTGTCCCACGTTGAATCGTGTATTCCCTGACGCCATCGGGTGATTGGATCCGCGTCCACGCACTGTTGTTTCCTATGCCATTCGCACCAGTGGCACCCGAAGTGATGAAAGGCGCAAACCTAAAAAGTGACGTGCCGTCTCCAGCCGCCATCTGAACCCAACCTGCCGCCTCGAGCGTGGCGATGAGTATGTAAATAGCCAGACCACCTGTTGCAGGTGCGTTGTTGACGTTAAATACGTATGCCATTGTTTTTCACCATCACCACGATAAATAGAGCTCAGCCGACGAACACGTGACGACCTTGCTGGACGTGATCGCTGTCGTTGCTCGTAGGTGCGCCTCATAGATGCACATTCCTGGGTTCAACGAGACTACGCTCGATGAAAAGAACGGCACGAGCGAGGTCGTCGTCATCGTTGAACCGGCAACGTACGAGGCACTCGAGCGGTTGTAGAGGCTCACTTCGGCCGTGATGCCCGTCGTCGACTCCCAGATCGCTCGAAAGTTCACGGTCGCTCCGAGCGATGCAAGGCTCGATGAATCAATGTACTTTGAACCCACGCGTTGCGATGACGTGACAGAACAGTTTGCAACGCCGGCGAGCAGTGGATACGTGACATTCGTTGGACTCTCGCCAACGTACGCAACGTTTCGTGATGCACCATTCACGTACATCGTCATGCGCCCGGTCGTGACATTCATTCCAACATCGCCCATCGCCTCGACGATTTGGGTTGTCGGAAACCTAATTGGCACGCGTGGAACGACGTATGATGAGCTGACGACGAGCGTGTCAATAGCTTCATGACGTAGTACGATACGTTTACCACCGACGTGCACTCCACAGGCATGCGATTCATGTCCAGTGTGTATCGTTTCAAGGCTCGCGCTTAAATTACCTATGAAACGAGACGCTCCGACGCCGGCGGTGGCGACTGTGTCATCATCGCCGAAGATCTGTACTTCATTAGAATTTGTGGTACGATAGACGTACGTAGAATCTCCTGATGCACAATCCTGATATACTGTACAGTCTTTACCGAAGAACAAAAATTTCGAGTCGCCGAGATATGCGCTGTTGTTGATGTACAGGTGTCCATTCGTTGAAACAGGTCCTGAAAATGTTGATCCCGAGATCGTTGCAACGACGTTGTTATCGACGGCTAGTGTAAATGAATTACCTGCGCCTGTGTCAGTTTGTGTTATGCCTGTTCCCGCTTTTAGTGAACGTTCATTGGGAAGTGAAGCCGTTGTGTCAATGAGGATGTACTGTGCTTCTCTGTCAGCACCGTTGTCAGTTCCCGTAGAGGCAGCCGTCAACCTACCCTTGGCATCAACAGTGATCGAGGCATTCGTGTAGGAACCTGCGGAGACGGCGGTTGCGACCAAGTCAACGGCGAGCTTCGTTCCATCATCAGTCAACGAGATGTTCGTTCCATCAGCGTACAATGCTCTCTCATTTGGAAGTGAAGCAGTGTTAGCAATAAGAAGATACTGTGCTTCCCTGTCTGCACCCGGAATTCCATTCGACGCCGCAGTCAACCTACCCTTGGCATCGACAGTAAGTGAGGTATTCGTGTATGAACCCGCTGACACTGCTGTGTTGGCGAGGCCAAGTTGAAGATTGCTTCCTGCACCTCCGTCGGTCGACGTCAAATCACCGGCAACGACGGCCAACGCTCGTTCATTTGGAAGTGAAGCAGTGGTGGCAATCAATAGGAACTGTGCCTCACGATCTGCACCACTATCACCTGTTCCATTCGATGCCGCAGTCAATCTTCCGTTGGCATCAACCGTCAATGACGTGTTCGTGTAGGAACCCGCTGTCACTGCAGTCGGTGCAAGGGCCAACGTGAGGTCGGCACCTGGACCTGCGTCGCTCAATGAGATGTCGTCAGCGTTGACGACCAACCTACGTTCATTCGTCAGCGTGCCGTTGAGGCTGACCACCACGTACTGTGCATCCACGGGGGCACCGCCGCCACCAGATGCCGTCGAGTACTTCGCAATGGAGTGCCATGCCCCTGACTCACGACAGAGCACCAGGGAGTCACCGTCGCTATTGAGCACCTTCGTCGTTGCTCCGTCGATCAGGGCACCAGAATCAGGAAAGATCGTGATGGGAACTGTCGATGAGGTGCGAGATGCGTCCTTGACAACGTGTAGCTCACCGTCACGAACGTTCGACGGTAGGCTCGCGCTGACGCCGGGAAGTGACGACGTGTTCGTGACGTTGATGAACACAAGAGAATCGTGCGGTGAGATTGAAAAAGTTGCCTGCGATGCATTCGCCACGGTGACATCACGTGCTGCGAGCGATAGGCGCCCGGTGAGCTGCAACTCAGAAGGAACGAGCGACGTGCCGACTTGTAGGTCAGACGGCACCACCGTCCGTCGTACGATTCCTGTGTTTGGATCGCGGATGAACACAAACATCGAACGTTCGACTGATTGCTTCGTGATGTCGGACATCTCACGTCTAACTATGCATCACACGGTCAACTGGCCAAACTGGTCGAACGTGAAGTTGACGACGCTAGAGTTGAGCACGGACCCGACGGGATCTGTGCGGTTGCGGGCTACGCCATCCAAGTACGGAAACGACGAGGTTGCCTCGGTGCTCAGGTTCTGCGACCACGTGTTCTCGGGTTTTGTCACCTTGCCGTCCTGCGTCACGAACTGCACGGTGACGGGTCCGACGCGCACCGACTTCTTTGCACCTTCTTCATCGGGAATGACGTAGAACTTCGTGTAGGGACGCTGCTCGAGCATGTCGCGCATTTGGCCGTAGCTTGAACGACGAAAGACTGCCTTCGAGTAGAACGGCAGGCCGCTATAGACGCCGTACTTCCACCCGCGAATGATGGGACCTAGACCATACGTCGTGTGGTGATTTTCATCGATGAACCAATACTCATCAGTGTATAACATCGTATCAGCGAAGTGATTTGTTCCATACGTCAGTCCGCCAGAAACGATCATGTTGTTGAAGTCGCCGAATCCATATAGCACCTTTGTTAAATCATTGACGGTTGGTGAAATCGTTTTATACAACACTCTTTCACCTCCACCTCCCCAATAATCATATAAAAAATTAAAGTATGAATACGTTGCACTACGTAACCACGGTTTTCCAACAGGTCCACACGTAAACGCTGAAATAGGTATAGGCGTTGTGACACTACACGTCAATGATCCTGAAGGAATGAACAAATGTGAAATAAATGATTTTTCAATTTTTTCTTGTCGTGCAGCCGTTCCATAATGAGGTTCAAATGGATATGACTTTGTCCAATTATTGTTAATGCTTCCTGTCGTCACACTTGAATCGCTGTGTGCACAATCAAAGATGGCAAATCCATTCGTGTATAATAAAGATCCAAGTCCACCCGCTATAAATGAACCCGTGCTACCAATCCTCATTATTGACATGTTGTCAATTTTGAAACATTCGTCGACTGAAGGCATCATTGAATCCCAAAAACGTTCAACGTTATTGTTGCATTGAACGTACCTAACATTTGTCTTGCACGTATTGTACGATTTATAATAATCTGAATATAAATTTTTCTCATTCCTTCGTATGTCATTGTAACGATACGTCAAACTTTTCAACGTATCATTCGGTCGAACGTTGCTGAACTTTCTTCCGCTGACCCAATCAGTGATCGTCTGCTTTGCTTTTATTGCGTCATACAATGCAGAATCACCCCAAAATCCACCATCAATTGTACCTTCTTTTTCGCTTGTCAAGACGAACTGTACGTGGTGATCGTCATTTGATCCTGAGATGAACAATTGCTTGTAGTCGGGTTCAATCTGATCGAGCACAGGTTCATCACCAATCGCAACGTGAATTGAGTTCGTCTCGAATGGCTGCGTCAGTTGTTCATGAAATTCCTTGCCTTCGCGAACCATGCTCCCATACAACGTAACATTGAGAGTTCCTGTCATTAGTTGTATGTCGTGTGACAATGATGATGAAACGCTAGGACGTGGACTGTAATTTGAGCCCATGCAAAATGGGCGTGCCTTAGCAAGTGCCAAGACTAACTTATCTCCTGGTAGGATGAGGTATGGAGATTCTTGTGTATTGTTTAATTGAATGATCGTTGAGACTGCGATTGAATCATTACCAGTCAATTTTAATGAACTTGATGGATATGTTGATGAACCAGTAAAATATGATGAAATGTATGACCAATAGTTCCATTGATCAATCAATCCCATTCCGCCTGACACATAGAATGGATTTGGAACATTTCCTCCTTCATTCAAATTCTGTGGAGTTGCAAATTCCTTGCAAAATTGTGAACGTAGTGTGGCGTTCAATCCACACTTGTTCCTACCGAATGAACTAACGTATGATGATGTGTGTAGGCCGCGAAGTTCAGTCGTACCAACTTCGTATACGTTCAATTTTTCTTTATTAAAGTACGAAAATAAATCGTCAGGAAGTTCACATCGCTTATACAATCTAACAAAAATATTGTTTGTGACCTGAGAAGTGCACTGAACATTGATTGAACCAGTGTATGATGACGTCAACAAATATTGAGGTTCTTCTTCGCCCCCCGGGCCTGTCAATATGTTCGTTGGATGAATGATCGTCGATGGTGATGAGCCGTATGCTCGAAATCCCATCTGTTTGAGTTGAGTATCCCTGACGTTGAAAAAGCTACAATCATCGTACTTGTGCGTGATCGTGCCTGTCATGATGAGATCACGGATCGTTGTGCCATCGCCCATCGTACGTTGATTGAACAATGCAATCGTTAAACCAGGTCCACCAAAATCAAATGATTGTTCCCATATTCCTTCACTTGTGATGTATGTCGTCGTGTAATCCCAAAACCACCCAGGTCCAGCAGCCATTGGAAAATTGAACACCGCCTTTTCAAGAAGGAATGGTTTTTCAATTGGGATTGAGAAGACCTCATCAGACGTAGCCCTATAATCCTCATTGACGGTGATACTATTTGTTAGTTCGCTTGTCAACGCATTAACCAACAAATCACGCGTTATACTTGAACCAATGATTGTATCAGACTGCTTACCAACATCAGTTCCACGATCAATGCCACCGGAACACACAAAGTTACCAATTGGTCCAAATCCTCTGTAGTCTTCTAATACGCGACCATAAGGACTGTCAAATAAAGGATCACCGATGTCACTATTTGAAGCATCAATCGGTTGTTTGTACGATGAACTGATTGAGTTCTGAGGAATCTCCCACATTCCCGCCTTCGTGTTGAAGTAGTAGATGCATGACGACGCACTCAACATCTGCGTCGACGTGTTGATGCCGAACGACATCCGTAGCTGCGTCTTGCTGTGCAGCGGCGACGAGAATCCAAGTCCAACCTCTTCGATCAACGAACCACTAAAGAACGGATCATCACCGTCGTGGATCAGCGCTTCCGACCATGGCAACGTTTGGATCGGATCGGGAGCGTTCATCCAATCATCACACGCTGACTTGACGATTCCACCCGTGAGTTCAAGGTCACCTGTGAATAGATCCTGCCTTTCGGCAACGCCGTGGGACGTGCCCCCCTGAAACCTTCTCATTGCCGTCGGATAGTTGACGACCGATCCGGTGATGATCGATGCAACGATCGATTGAGTGATGAATGGAACTGTTCTACGATCGTCGAACACCTGTGACGTCACGCGTTGGTGTTGCGGAACGAGCGCGCGCGATGTGTGTGGATAAGTGAGCCTCGAATCGACGATCCTCTGTTCGATCCTCGGCAACACACGTCGTCGCATCTTCGGCGGTTCAAACACATACATTGCACCGTGCTCATACGGAGCTGGCCAGTGTCGTCGGGCAGTCAGGTTGTACGCCCAAGGAATCGCTCCGTCGACGTACGATGAGTACGACATTCCGCCGTACGTGTATTCACTACGTTTGTCGTCGTCATAGCCCAATCCAAGCGAAAAGTCTCGAAACGTGTACGAACCTGACGCCCACGAACCGATCGCGCCCTTTGCATTCGACATTTCTGCCGCCGCTGGACCGAGACCGGTGTTCTTTCTCGAATCGTACCTGTACTCAATGCGTCCCGATTCATACAGAATGCACTCAAAACGAAACACGTACACGTTCGGTGCAAGGAATGAATCCCACTCGGCCGGCATTGACGTCCAACGAAAGATCGTCCTACGACCCTTTGACGAGTGCTCGTCGACGTACATTCGTAGGCCACAGTTGACCTGACTGTACGATTGATACGCCGTCGCCATCCCGTACTTCATCCTGTCGTTGTAGCCAATGAATGATGCATCAGGAATGTCGGTGGTGCTATATTGTTCCTCAAGCCAAGGTGCTAGAAGTGCATCATCGTAGGCAATGCTCGTCAGTATGCTATCGCCGTAGACGTTTGAGTCCGTGAATAGGTGTGCAATCACGTCATCAGCGGACGCTGAATCAACGGGATCCGCGAGCATCAAGCACCCAAACTGGTGCGGCACGCACGACTTGTACGTGATTCCGTTAAACGAAAAGTCGAACCCAATGGCGACCAACGCATAGTACGGAGCGCCCTTCGTGTTTGCAACGTTCAACGGCGTCATTGCGGAGTCAGGAATGTCCGTCAATCCAACGTGAGGTGCGCTGACGCGAACGAGCGTGTAGTTCTTGAAGACTCGAGGAGGCTGTTGCCGTCCGTTCTTTGGCGTCGCCATTAGTATGTCATTCCTCCAAACGCTAACGAATCAGTCCCAATCGATGAGTTGTAGTCAAACGACCAACCACACGTTGATGAGACCTGCCAAGGTGCAATATAATTCATCGTCGATCCGGTCATCGGCGATAATGCAGCAATCATTCCAACGTCAACGCTCGATGACAACGTGAAGTTGCTCGTCAATCGCCTATCGTTGAAAGGTTCAACGTCTGACCTTGCGTCATCGTACGTTGACTGTCTTTCAAGTTCGCCACGTACGTCAAAGAATTCCTTGTGATCACGTTGTGCAGGATCGTAAACGGTGACAATGGCGTCAGATGCATCGTTGATGTCAACATTTCCAGCCATCACTGCTGCATTGGCAACGTGAAACAGTGAACTGCTCGTCGATGATTCCACGACGTCCCTGATCTCAAACGGTTCAATGACGCCGTCATGTGCAGTGCCAACTTCCAAGTTTTCATCGAACGCAAGCGTCGTTGGGAATTCATACGTTGACGATGACGCAAATAGGATCGTTCGAAATTCTTGCTTGTCGGTGAAGAACGCATCCTTCCACCATTTGTCGCCCATTCCGAACCATTGTTGTTTGAGGACGTGGTCTGTCTCTCCAGAATGAATCTTGACGACGCCTTGCTCGTAGTGTTTTGGCAGTCGTAGTTCAACGCCCTGACGGTACGCATCAATTTCCGACGTGTCAATGCTGGACGTCAGCAGGTGTTCAACAGGAACGCCTTCATCCTCGGGTGCACCGAGAAGAATGTTACTGAACCAACTGTAGCGAGTGCCGAGAAGACCAGTCGTCATCGTGAATTCCTGTAGTTGACACCTCTAAGTAGAAAGCGATGAACATGTTCGGCCACGTGCAACACAATTACAAATCACACAACGTCTGCGACAATACACGTGCACAAACATAGTTAATCATCGGAATCACCATGAAAACTATGAAATTGTCACCTGGCCAACTACGTGGATTGATCAAACAAGTCGTGCGTGAATCACGTGGAGATTCTTGGGAAGACAAGGAACGTGAAGACCTAGCTCTGCAGGCACTGTCAGCCGGTGCAAAGACAGTGCACGATGTTGCCGACTTCATGCTCGACAGTGGCACACCAACGACTCAAACGATCGCGCGTGAGGTGTTGGGAAGCCTGTCACGTAAAGGAAAGGCTGCTCGAGGAATGATGGGTTGGCGGCGTACCAACTTCGGCGTTGATGAAGCCGTCTGTCCAAAGTGTGGCAACAAAAATGCGTATATTGGGATGAACGATGTCGAGTGTCCTGAAAGAAAGTGCAGTTCATTTTCGCAGAAACAATATGATGACGTTGGCATGAAAGATGACGTTGTCGATGCGAGCGTTGAAAAAATTTACAAGGCATCATGCTCTGACAATTTGTCATGGGCTAAAACGGTTTGCGCGCCGCTCAAACTTGACTGCGAGTTTGTCGACGGCAAGGCCGATCTACATGGTAATCCAATTTTTTCTGTCGAGGGTCCCAAGGAAAACATAAGAAAATTCTTGAGGGATTACTGGCTTCCTGGAGCGGGTGTCTACAATCCCGATGAGAGTGACGTCGATTTCGAATACACGACAGACATCGATGACGTTTGACGCCTACGCCGGCGTGCCATATCGTGACAGGTAATACTGCGACAGCATCGCAATTTCAGCGTCATCCAATCGTCGATTGTAGATTGACATCTCGTGCACGTAGCCGTCGAACGCATCTGAAGAAGTATTTGCTCGTGCACCGATCGTGTTAAATCCGACGGCAATCGACGACGTTACCATCGCAGCAGTCGCAACGTCACTTCCGTACCTCACCTCACCGACATCAGAACCGTACCTCACTGACACCGACTTGGGCTCATAGCTCTCCGCAACGCCATTGAAACACATTGCGTTGATTGGCGGCGCGTGGTAGAGAAGAACGCCGAGGACGGTTGACAAGATGCGTATGTCAACTGATTGTCCTGAGCCTGCAACCTCACCGTTGATCCAAAGACAATTCGTCTGTGATGCATTCGGCCAGCTTCCAGTGTTCATTCGAACGACCGACGACATTGTGTATGAAGACGTCAGGTAAGGTAACACCGTGCCGGTGAGAAACTGTGTTGCTGCTTTGGTGAACTGCACGGCCGGCGACTTTCTGCCGATCGTGTTGTTGGTGATCGTCGGTGCATCGACGAGGTGAGGCCTCTTTGATTCGGTCGCCTGTCCGAGGTGATATCCGTTGCCCGATGCATCGTTCCACTGGACAACGTCGTTCCCACTCAACGTCATGACTGACGACGTGGCAACGTAGTATGCCATAGGAGACAACAATAGAGGATTCCACGCAAGTGTGCTCGGAGACGCTGTCATCGAACCGGCGACCTTTACAGCATCCACTGAACCAGTGAATGACAGCAACACGTCAGTGCCGAGCGAGTCGAGGTTGCATGACCATGAGGAAGCCGTTGAACCACTTGAGAGTGAATCGTGACCCGTGGACAATATCGACGTCACAGATCCGGAGCGATAGATTGCACCTGACACAATTCCACCTCTGCAGTCTCCTGACACGGCAACGGCTATGTAGGGTGCGCGCACGTTGACGATGTGTCCGTCGGTCGGCGTATAGCGACAGATGGTTGCAATTCCGGAGCCAGAAACGTAGGCGATTCCAGACGCAACTTTTCCACTGATTGTGTCGTAGTAAGATGTCATTTAGTCCTCACGCAACGCCATACATCGAGGTGTAATAAGCAGACAATCGTCTTCTTTCGTCGGCAGTGAGACACCGATCGTAGACCGCGGCCTCGTAGATCTTTCCATAGAATATGTACGCACCTGTATTGTCAGATCCAAATGTTGTACATACTGTTGGTTCTGTGAGATTACCAAGAGGCGTTGGCGTTCTAATCACAACATTATTCATTGTCATTGCAATGTTCGTTCCGTCATAATATGCAACACCACTGAAGCACGATCCGGTGGGTGGAGTGGCTGAAAATGCTGCGTACTCCACACCATCATGATAGATGACCCACGTATTTCCAGGTGCAAGGTAGATACGAACGCCTGACAACGTTGATGCACCTATTTGAATGATGTGAGGAAATTCACCAGCGGCTGGAAGGCTTGTAAATTCCGCGACAAATGCAATCGTGTACACAGGATCACCTGATGCCAACGGGATCGGTCCTGATTGAAGATAATGTGATTGTGCGTTGGAAGTGTGCCACGTTGCTCGTGGAGAGTACGATGGTCTTAACGTTGCATTTGATTGTGTTAACATGTACGACGTTGACACAGAATTCAATAGCGTCGTCACCTTTCCAGTCGCATCGAATGCAAGGTTCTTTGGAACGGCTTTATAGTACGCGAGGGGCGATAGGATCATTGGATCGAACATTGTAAACGCTGGCTCAACGTGCATCGTGACGTTCACGTTTTTAATCTTTGCGTCAGACGATGAGAGGCTTGTCAACAATGTTGACGAACTGGATGACATGATGAACTGCCAGTCCATTGAACCCGCAATCGACGACGTCACTGTTCCAATGATCGACACATTTGAACCTGACCTCTGTACAAGAGATTGAATGAATCCGTACCTTTCATTCGATGGACTGGCATCTTCACATGCATTAAAGTACGACGTAACGAGTGAGATTGTGCCGTCCGGCAACGTTGCAGAACAGATCGTGTTGATCTCATTCGTTCCGGCGCCGGCGAGGTCCCTGTAGCCGATTGACGTGATGTTAAATTCATCAAGTGTGTTCACAGCGAGTACCTCGACTTATTCAAAATCTCAATCGTGTAACCTACGTCAATCGTGTGTGCAGCCTCGCCGGTGAAGAATAACTCCAGGTCAGTGCCGTCAGCAAATTCAACTGTCCAGTTGTCAGCGCCGCTCGACAACCAACTACGATCCAGGATTAGCCAGTCATGCGAACCTTCGCCACCGTTGAATTCATAAATGTCGTGCCCACACATGTAGTCACCGGAAGTCGCGCGGGCTGATAATGAAACCTTGATCAGTGCTTTATTTGCTCCCGCCGATGCTGGTAAGTCAGCGTCGAGCACGTAACCCAACCGTGTTCTGGTCGCACCGATGACCGTCACGCATCCCTGTGATGCGATTCCACCTGACCAATCATTGTAGACGATTGCCATTGTTATTCCTCATGCAGGACACAGCGTTGCAACGTATCCGGACGGAGACATCGCCTTCAGGCTCCCGCTCTCAACGTATAGGTAGACGCCTGAGACCGGTGCCGCCACCGGAACGACCGTACAATCTCCAAGGAACAATGTTCCCTTTCCTGAGTTCCAACTCTGAGGTTGTGCATGGAACGCCGCATTGTTTGAATCGGGCCCACGCATCAAGATCGTGTCGCCGTATAGACCAATGTTGGAACCGGTGATCTGTACGAGGCTTCCGGTGAGTTGAACGCCAACATCGCTCCAATTGACTCGTTGTGCTCCTCCACCGGCATTCAGAGAACCCGTGCCACCGATCGTTGGGCCCTTACCAGTTTCAATCGCAATGCTATTTGGAACTGAACTTGACAACGTCAGATTGGCGGCACGAATCTTTACAGTCACGCCTGTTAAACCATTTGAAGCATCATCTGAACCGAATAGAATGCTATCGCCTGTCAACGGAAGAGAATCTGTCGATGATTTAATTCGAAGAGGCAAATACGTTTGAAAAAGAACATTTGAAAGCTGAATTCCCCATACATTATTTGCGCCGATATACGTGACGGTGCCGTTGCCATACACGCCATCAGGCCATCCAAACGCATTTCCATTTGCATTAATTTGAAATGATCCACCTGTTGTTGCCTGAATGTGTATGTTGTCACCAGTGCCAGTGGTCAATTTTCGTGTCACGACGGCACCAGCACCTGTCGGACCCAATTGTAGTGTAGATGCAACACCGTCTACACCGATTGTCGTCAGCGTTCCGCTCAACGTGATGTTATCACTGGACAATGTAATCGATGAACCCGACAACCCGATGAGGTTGCTACCTGTCAGATATGAATTCGTTCCATCGATTGTCGTGTTGCCAGCCAACGCAATCGTCGTTCCCTTTAGACCCAACAACGTTGAACCGGTGACGAACGTTCTTGTGCCATCGATCGTTGTCGAACCATTGATGATTGTGTTGTCACTATTGACACGAATTGACGAACCGGACAGTCCGACGAGGTTACTACCTGTCAGGCAGACGTTTGTGCCATCGATTGACGTCTTACCTGCGATCAACACCGATGAACCAGTGAGACCCAAAAATATGCTTCCGGTGATGAATGTATTCGTATATCCAAGAATTGTATTTGTTGTAGCATAGGCATTAAATGCTGTACTTCCTTGAATGCTCGCCACTGGCGATTGAATCCAAGTTGTCATTGGTGTTATCTCGGTATACGATGTTGCATTGCACTTTAGACCAAGATAAGCACTACCAGTTATGAATGTCCTCGAGTAGTCGACAGACATTAATGATCCAGTTGCAGACAATGTTGATCCTGACAATCCAATGAGATTGCTTCCAGTCAGGCAAACGTTCGTTCCGTTGATTGACGATTTGCCCGTAAGCGTCACCGTTGAACCGGTGAGCCCCAACAATGTGCTTCCGGTGATGAATGTGCTCGGACCGTTGATCGTCACGCCAGCCGCAGCGCACACGACGCTCGATCCTGACAACGACGCGCTGAACACGCTCGACAGTGTGTCTGCTTGAAATGCAAGCATCGCACCTGCAGTGAGTGGATGGATCACCACAGTACCAGCGGAGTGTATGACGTTCGTCGTTCCCTCGGATGCACGGACGACGGTGAACGTCGTGCCGGACACGCCCGTGACGAGCATGATCTCATCGTCAATCAACAACCTGAACTGTCCGACGGTTGGAAACTTCGTTGCAGACGACACGGTGAGCGTCGTCGCGACAGAAGAAATACCTGAAGCCAGCGTCGTCGTTGCCGCGTTTGAAAATTGTTCTGTCGCCATGTACGTCTATCCTTGACACATCACAGTGTGACTTCCTGCTTCGTAAATAGTTGCGTTGATGGGTTCTTGCGAACCTTTACACGTCTTGTACCATCTCCACAGGCGTTTTCGGTCTCCCTGTGCCCCAAGGCGACCCACTTTTCTAAATTTTGTGCGGCGTTTAGGTCCCTGTCATGGACCGCGCCACACTCAGGACAATCCCACTCACGAATCGAAAGATCAAGTTCTTCCATCTTGTGCCCACAATCTGAACACAATTTGCTCGATGGGAAGAACCTATTCACAATGTTCAACTCTGACCCACTCAGTTTCGATTTGTACGCCAACTGACGTCGAATCTCAGAGAATGATGCATCTGAAACTGACTTCGCAAGGCAGTGGTTCTTTAACATGCCTTTCACGTTGAGATCTTCGATGCAGATCACTCTGAACCTCTTCACGATTGACGTTGTCATCTTGTGAATCGCGTCCAACCTGATCCGCCTGATTCTTGCATGAGCACATGCTAACTTGATCCGTGCCTTCATCCGATTCGAAGAACCTCTTTTCTTTCTACAAAGAGATTGGCTCAACGACTTGATCTTCCTCTCACGTGTCCTGTAACTCTTTGGGTTCTCGAATCTCGTACCATCGGAACAGACTGCTAACGTCTTGATTCCAAGGTCCACACCGACTCGTGCTTGGCTCTCACACTTATGTGGATAGACGTAACTTTCGTCCAGCTCGATCCCGAACGAAGCGTACCAGTTTCCGTCAGAACCCTTCGAGATCACTGCATTTTTAATTTTCCCAGAAAACCTCACTTCTTCCGCCATCAGAATTGACGACTTGAGTCGTGGGATCCTTAAGAATTTACCTACAACTTTTGAATTATTCAGTCCAACATAAAACGATTCTTTCGATGCACCTCTCTTCTTGAACTTTGGATACCCTTTTCCATTGAAAAATCCCTTGAACGCCTTTCCAAGATTTTGGATCGATACCTGAGTGACTTGTGAAGACATTTCACTCGTCCAAGGAAATTCATCCTTCTTGATCCTATTGAATTCCTTGTCAAGTGTGTACCCTGAGAGACCCTTGATGCCCTGTTTATAAAGTTCCTGCCACTTGGCGAGTGCCCAGTTCCAAGAAAATCGAGCCGTACCCGCTGCTTGAGCGAAGTAACTCAAGGCCTGTTTGTTTGGATACAATCTGATTTTATGGGTCAGGTGAGGCACGATTACATCCTACAACAAATGATGCAATTCGACGAATCAATTGTCGATGTGTTCAATTTAGCACATTGCTATTTAGCTTCGTCAGTATTTCTTGATCGTTCCGAAGATCTGTTGTAGGACCAACGAATCACTGAATCTCACGCGTGATGTCTCCGACAAATATTGTTCATTCTGGTAGTATTCGAGGTGAGAGCGTTCCAACATGTGAGATTCCACGGTAAAGTTCACTCCCTTGAAATTGGTCTTCTTCGGCACGAGCTGTGAAATGAACGTGCCGATCGATGAATCGAACCACCTGAAGAATTCATGGAACGCCTTGAAGTTCAACTTCTCACCGATGCGATGAAAGTAAATGTCCTGCAACCTTGCCAGGTCGGGATAGTCAGGTGAGTTCAACAGTTCCGGCGCGCCGAGTGCATTGTCGAACGAGTCCAACGTCGCAAACATCGTGACGATGTCCCTGTCGAGCGCATCAGTCAACGAAAATTCAACTGAAAACCTCGTGTCGTCCATGGGCTCTTCGCTCTTCAACAGTTCATACACAGGAGCGTGTGCTGCCCAGGGCGTTGCATCGACGAGCGCTTGATCATTGTAGCTCCTGATCCTCACCTTTTCATCAGTGACCGCCTCATCGAACCTCGGCGAAACGTAGCTGAAGTCAATCATCGTCGGCTTCACGCAGTCTTTTTCGATTGGAAAACCGCTACCAGAACAATGAATGCCGTTCTGACTGAAGTCAAGAAATTCAATCGTTCCCAGGATTCCTAGGCTTGCCGTTGCAATTGCTCGACGGGTGTCCTGTTTACACAATGTCTCAAGCCTTAGACGTTCGAACGAACCGGTGCGAACGTGCTCAAAGTTAAAGTTCACCAATGGATCATGAACGCCGCGTGAGTTGTAGTTCAGCACGTGTTCTTTCCACTCGTCTGTCGTCAGTGCCTTCGACCAGAACCTAAGGTTCGACGCCATGCCATTGAAGTCGGTCGCTCGAGCTTCAGGAGGAACATTAACGTCCGTCGTATTCAACAAGAAATAGTCACCCCCTGGGCCTGACGCGATCGATTGATTTGTTCCCATCGACAATGTGATTCCGACGCCGTCCATGTTCAAGTGAGGGTCGTGGCTAGGACTAGTGACGAGCGACTTGCTACGTAGAACGTTAGGATAGTCGGGATTGCCTGCAAGGTGTTGCACAGAATCATCGTAGTATGACGACGTCGACTGACTGTGCCAGATCTCTCCGTTGTTCTGACATGCCACGCGTAAGAAGTACGACGATGATGTCAATGAATCGATTTCATCATTTCGTTGGCACCCGAACGACACCTGCCACACGTCACCGTCAAAGAACGTTCCCGTCGGAATGTCCAACGTCAACACGAGTGGAGCGTCAATCGGTCGATTCAAGATCGTCGGCTTGATGTACAGGGAGATCCTGGGATCGACTGACGATGAAATCGCCAGCAAGTTCGCAACGAGAAGTGGATCAATTCCTGACCCCACGGGCTCATTGTAGGTGTTGCACCCGATGAGGTTCATCCTCACGAGGCTCTGCGTCGCATTCGTCATCGAGGAAACGTGCGTCTTCTTGTATGCATACGTTGCCTCGATTGTCCACGATCCTGACGTGAACATTCCGTCATCAACACTGTCGCTGACGCCGTGCGGCGCAAAAATGTCCTTCATGACCATCGTGCCGCTGACTTCGGGATATCCCACCTCAACGCGAGAGCCGGACAATATTCCGGTGTCAAAGTACGATGACGTTGAAAATTCGACCATCGTCATGACGTCACGTTTCTTTTCTCGAGAGAACGTCAGGTGCCGCGACGTCGGGCCGCCGTACTCCCTGATCCTCATGCTGTTGTCAGGATCGATGCCGATCGTTCGTAGGAATGCCTTGATGCTGTGCTGCGTTCCCTTTGAACGAATGACGTCCGGCAGGTTGATCAACACACGTCGCAACAATTCGTGCTGTACGCTCTTCAACGGCGTCGTACCGGTGCTGATCATCGGATCGATGTTCTCGGCACGTATGTACTGTTCGATCGTCGAATCGTTGAACAACGGAGGCAGCTCAAAACCATAGCTCGAAATCACGTCACGAAGGAAGTTGTTCGGCATGCTTAGGTTCGTGTCGTAGTCAACGTACCCAATCGTGCTGAACGCATCGACGAACAACTTCAATTCGTCGAAAAATCTTGCGTACACGTAGAGCAACGACAACATGATCTGCACGTTGCCGATCTTTCCCTCACCGGGAATTCCTTCACCGGAGTACGCATCATTGCCGTTGCACTCAGGTTCATCAAATCCGTCAAACGTTGCGCCCTCGAGCAGGTAGTGTTCAGGAACGAGCCTCGTGATGAGGTTTGGATTTGCTCTGTCGTATTCGGACGCGCTTGCCAACAATTCAACGTTGAAATCAACGACGCCAGCGTACTTTGGGAATAGGACAGGAATCGTTTCATCCTTTTCGTACACCATCGGATTGAGTGCATCGAGCGCTGAATTTTCCCTCAAGCTTCCTGTGAAGTTAGTGACATACGAGTGAAGTGCATTTCCGCTGCTATCAATGACGATTGAATCGATCGTGCTGCCTGAAGTCGCCAACATCGGTGGCTCATTGAACCTGTAGTAGAGCTTGAGGTCGGACGTCGAATACAGCGCCTTCTGAGCGTACAACGCCTGCTGCGATTCGGTACGTGTTGAGTGGAACACTCGTAGCTCATCGATCGTACCCGACAACGTCTGTTTCGGAGTGAACGTGGTTCCATCCAACGAAAGCGTTGTCCCTGAGCCTATGATGAACTGTGAATCATCGATGTCCATGTCGCCGATCACGGCACGGGCCTGTGTCGAGGAACTGAGCACCGCACCCTGGAATGCTTCCAGATAGTGCAGGCCGCCCTCTCGATTCAACGACACGCACAGGTGGTTATACAACCCCTTGTCGAGCGTGAAGGGCACGGTGAGACACGTGGTGCCCGAGACGACGCTGAACATTGCCTCGGCACTTGACGTAAGTGAACTCGCTGAAACGTACAGCGAAAATCCCTGCGTGCTGCCGCTCAATTTTTGGCACACGACCTGACAATCGTTCGTGACCTTTGGAAGGAACAACTGCATCTCTACACTGAGCGATGCACCGTCCTTGGGATTCAGGATTGACTCACCCGTCTTGTTCTTTGCCAGTTCAGGATAGAGTCCGCCGGCAACGTCCTCGACGACAACGTAAGAACCGACAGGACCTCCCGAAAATCGCAGTTGTCCTCGGTGCTTCGGAAATTCGTTGAATACCCACTTGTCGTACCCAGTCAACCTTTCAAAGAATTCTTCAACGTCCTTTCTAGAACCATCGAACGGAAATCCGTTGATGATTTGGTCGAACGCTAGGTTGACCTTTGCCTCGGCCGACATGAAGAACGTGTGATTCTCGAAGTGCGCCCAGTCAACGTTGAGCTGCTGCGTTGACTTCATCGGTGCATCGGCTGCATCGTACATGAATGACGACGTGCTCAACATATTCGTGTCGCTGACGTCATTGAACGATAACTGCACAGGCCTCGTTCCTTCGGCAGCAGCGATCAAGAATGAAGGAATGAACGGTGATGTGACTGTGTGCCTCGTCGTCATCTGATCCTCTGATATGTCACAATGTGACTTCCTGCTTCACAGACAGCTGCTCACGTGGGTTCTTGCGAACCCTCGCTCGTCTAACACCATCTCCACGGGCGTTTTTGGTCTCCTCATGTCCCGGGGCGACCCACTTTTCCAAATTTTGTGCAGCGTTCAGGTCACGATCGTGAACAACACCACATTCAGGACACACCCATTCACGGATCGAGAGATCAAGTTCTTCCATCTTGTGTCCGCAATCGGAACACAACTTGCTCGATGGGAAAAATCTATTCACGATGATCAACTTTGACCCACTCAACTTCGACTTGTACACCAATTGACGCCGAATCTCAGAAAATGATGCGTCAGAAATTGACTTCGCAAGACAGTGGTTCTTGAGCATGCCTTTAACGTTGAGATCCTCGATGCAGATCACTTTGAACCTTTTCACGATCATAGAGGTCATCTTATGAATTGCGTCCAATCTAATCCGCCTGATCCTCACGTGAGCACATGCTAACTTAATCCGTGCCTTCATCCGGTTCGAAGAACCTCTCTTCTTTCGGCAGAGAGATTGGCTCAACGACCTGATCTTCCTCTCACGTGTCCTGTAACACTTCGGGTTCTCAAACCTTGTTCCGTTGGAACAGACGGCGAGCGTCTTGATTCCGAGGTCCACACCAACTCGTGCTTGGCTCTCACACTTGTGTGGATAGACGTATGACTCATCCAACTCGATCCCAAAGGATGCGTACCAATTTCCGTTGGAACCCTTCGAGATCACCGCACTTTTGATCTTTCCAGGAAACCTCACTTCTTCAGCCATTCGAATTGATGACTTGAGACGTGGAATCCTTAGAAACTTACCTACGACTTTCGAATTGTTCAACCTAACATAGAATGATTCCTTTGAAACACCTCTCTTCTTGAATTTTGGATATCCCGATTTCTTATTAAAGAACCTCTTGAACGCATTTCCAAGATTTTGAATCGACACATCAGTAATATGCGCAGCTATTTCTTTCGTCCAAGGAAATTCTTCCTTTTTGATCCTATTGAATTCCTTATCGAGTGTGTATCCTGAAAGATCCTTGACGCCTTTTTTATAGAGTTCCTGCCACTTAGCAAGTGCCCAATTCCAGGAAAATCGCGCCGTACCCACGGCTTGAACGAAATAGTTCAAGACCTGTTTGTTCGGATATAGCCTGATTTTGTGTGATAAATGAGACACAATTACTCCATAGCAAGAGAGATAATACCTCACTGAACGTCGCTCACTCTAAACGTAGGAGATGCTGCCTTGTAGACGTGCCTTCCATCGCCGACGTTCATTGACACGTCCACAACGTATGAACGATCCTTCGTCAACGACGATGCGTCAATCGAAAAATACATTCCCATTGAATCGCTCGAGCACCTCGTTGAATTGTACACCGTGTCAAATGGAATCTCGATGACGTTCGTCACAGCGTCGCGGACCTGAAAGTGAACATCGCGTAGGACGACTCCAGGAAGTTCGACAGGTGTCTTCACCAGCCTGATCGTCGGCGATGAATGGTCAAGCACGTTAACACGTGCAGAGATTGTGTCAGTCGTGTTGTAGCTCTCCCTGAGACCATAAATGTTGACGTGGTACCTAGACGAATCGATCGTTGCAGCAACACGTTGCGCAGGGTACGCATAGATCGTTGACCCGGTCACGTACCCGACAGAACCATCAACGGAACCCCACACTGGCGTGAACGCGATTGAACTTGACAGTGCCAACTTTGAGATGACGTTCGCATTCGTCGATGGAATGTAGACGCTCGCTGAATAGACACCCATCACCGCGTTGATGCCAGAGAAGTGTTGAGAACCCGAGAACGCCAACGTGTATGTACCGCCTGAAATGTCAGTCGACAATTTTAGGATCACGCAGTTTGTTCCCGTGATCGGCGTCAACGCCGAACCTGACGCTAATATTGCGTGCACTCCTCTGACGTAATTGTGCATGAACAACGTGCTGGTTGCGTCGAGGTACAGGTCTTGCGAATCGTCCTCGATTGAATCATCGTACCTGACGATCAACCTTGGGTGCTTGCTTTCATCGTACGCGTGACGAGACGCAAATCTCTTGACGAAGTAGGTGTGAACGTCGTCCTCTAGGCTAGACGACAGTGCAATTCTAAACCCGTGATCGTCGATCGTGCCTGCCAACGTTGCAGAAATGACAGTCGTGACGTCAAGTTCAAGGTCCTCTTCACCGGTGTGAAACAGTTGTTCTGACGATAGTGAAGTTCCTGCCAACGATGACGTAATGAAATCGACAGACTGCCCAGACACGCCGCCGAGGCCGCACCCACTTGCATACCAGCTGCCTGATGTCCATGAAGCCGTCAGAAAGTTGCACGCATCCGTGTCGGCGTACTGCACGAGGTCACGTCCCAAGCCTTCGTCAAACGAGCGTGACAATGGTGACGCCGTGACGGTAAAATTTGCAGGTGTGGGTTGTCCACCGTAGACGTCGAACAACTTGAGAGTGCATGAAAAGCTCGAATTTCCAGGATCAAACTTCCCGTCGTCGAACAACGTTCGTAGTCCAGTGATGTCAAAGTGGACAAGTAACCTCGAGAGTTCATACAGTGGTTCTGCAGATGAACCGCTGACGTTGTACCCGTACAACTTAAACAGGTCAAGCGTACCACACCTACCAGTGTTTGCTCCGGTGCGACGCACCGTGTTGATCACGCGATCCGTGATGTATGCGTCCTTGTCGGCACGATAGATGCGATACATTAACCAGTTACCTTTCCGGTGATGTCATATTCTGGATAGCGACACTCAAAGATTGCGCCTCCCGTTGGGAATATGATTCCTTTGTTTGTATTTGCAGCAACGTCAAACACTTCTGTACTATACGTTCGAGTGCCGACAATGCCGTTCACACTGTCGAACTTTATTCCATTCACCGACACGACACCGGGCGTTGAGAAGATGACGTCTCTCACGTCTTCAATCACGATCGGTTGATCGATTTGGAAGTTCTTGATGTCCATCGTCTTCTGCAACTTCTTGAGGATCGTCTGCATGACGATGCTCTTGTTCAACGACGGATCCAACAGGACGTCGAAGTCTAACTTTACGTTGATGACTCTGGCATCAATGACATCAATGGCATCTGAAATTGATCTGTACGGATTTAGGTACGTCCTCAGGTTCTGCTTGAGCGTGTCAGGAGACACGATCAATTGACTGTCGGCGTTCCTTGAGATGATGAACAACTGTAGTGCCAATGGATTGTTTGGATTCGACCTGACAGCTGCCCTAAACACACGCCCAAAGTTTGATGGCAATGTGTACACTCGTGCAAGCAGATCTTCACGTGAAACGATTCGTTCCTGAGCGCTCCTATATTGAGGAATCAGCATCTTCAACTCGTCCGCGGTCGGAGCATCGTCGCTTCCTGCCGCCTCACGCGGATTTGAGACCTCAAGGCTCGTACGAACCTGTGATGCAGTTGCCGGTTGTGGACTGTTTGGAAATTGCATCTTCAACGATTTGACGGTTCGAATCGTGTTGGGTGGAACGCTGTGGCTGAGTCCTCCACCGTACCTGTACGTGATCGACAACGTTGTGTCAGTTGCACAGACGCCGAGCGTCTTCGTCTGCAACAGTTTGTTCGGATCTATTGAGATCCTTGAGAATGTCTTGCTGTATGGGAACGATATTGCAAAGTCGGCAGGATCAGGAATTACATCGTCTTCCAACGTGTCAGCGCTGCCTCCTCCCATCGTCAATGTCGTCCTCCTTGATGCTAGGTCGACTGACGTAATGAACCTATACGGCGCAGGAATGATCTTGATGACATCCTTCACGAGGTCGGTGTCCTTTGAGGTGTTCAAGACATTCTTGTAGACGACATCGTGAGACAGTGAATTGACCTGATAGTATGTGTTTCCTAGATCGTCGTACACACTAACGATTTCCGATACATTTGCGTATGAAAGCGTGATCTTCTTGAATGCCTCAAATGGACCCGACAATGTGACGCTTTCCGTCGTCTCAGCACCAGAAATGCACAGTCCAGCCAACGCCATGACGTACGATGTCGGAACTCCCGTTGTCGTCTTTTGACTTACACGTACGTCGGCAACGTACTTTCCGTCGGAACGTTTCTTATTGAAGTCAATGTCCTCCAACAGAATGAACACCGTGCCATTGTCAGCCGAAAATATTGAACCAGCCAGTGCTGTTGGAATTGCTGACGTCATCGGTCCCTGAACGTTTGAAACCTTTTCTGCGGGCACCTGAACGTAGCACATCACAGAAACGAGTGCCGGAGCCGCTCCGACGATCGGCACGCCGGCAATCTTCAGTGCACGTTCGATGTTCGTCGTCTCGACGGCGGTCGTAGGATTGAGCTCACCGTACTGGTGATCGAGGTAAAACGATAGATTGTCGCCTACATACGCGGCGAGCTCAAGAAACATTCCACCGACAGACGTCTCAGAAAAATCTTTGATCCTGTCGGGATAGTAAAGGCGAACGTATTCCAACAACAGAGCACGTAGTCCATCGAAGTCCTTTGCGACGTACCTACGTTGTCGCACGCTCTTGAGATCATCACGCTTGAGAGTCATGTGCCTATTGTAGGTATCGTCGTGGGTTCCAACTCTTCCTGCTTCGTAGATTGCGTCACAATCGTGACAGGTTAATTGTTATGTGCACTGAAAAAAGCTAATATTTAACATTTGGAGTCAAACTATACCATGAAGACTATGAAATTGTCAATGAAACGACTACGTACTCTCATTGAACACATTGTCCACGAGGCAACGTGTCCACAATGTGGTGGAAAAGACGCGTACATTGGAATGAACAGCGTTGAGTGTCCAAACGTAGGATGTGATGCGTTCTCTAAGAAACAACACGATGATATTTTTGGCACTTCAACAGAAGATGACTTTGGCACACCACGAGGCAACGGAATAAAGTTTCATTATCATCCATCTTGTGCAGACATGAATGGAAATAACGGTCCACTACCGAATGATCCAGGATGGATTGAATTTAACGTTCCTGGTGCGAAAGACGCTTTTGATTATGATGCTGCGTTCAATGCACTGCCTCGCAACGTTCAAAAGAAAATTCAAGAAACTATGAATAGCGAGGGATATGATTCACTCCAACAACTCATTGATGCTACGGGCGGTGATGGTTTCGATTTTACGCTCGCTGGTGAGGATTCAGAAGGAAATGGTTTTTGGGCAGATCTTCTAGATATTGAAGAAGAACTAGAAAGAGATCATTGATCCTACATCACATAGAGAGTGAGCAACAACTTGCGTCCCTTGACGTTCAGTAGAGGAATGTCGTACGTGATTGTCAGTAATACGGTTCCCGTGTGCTTGTTGTCAACGTGGTCAACGACAGAAGAAAAATCGTTCAATGATATGAATGACATCCACTTTCCTACAGCACTACGTATTCGTTCGATCGCCTGAGTGTCAAAGTCATCCTGCGTCGTGAACTCTGATAACAATGGTCGTAAGTTTCCTCCGAGGTCAAACTGTCCTAGTCTACTGCCCCAATTTGTGAGAAGTAAGTTTCTCAGGTTGTCGTGCATTTGATCAGCGAGCGATGTGTGCATCGCCAAAAAACCGTGTTGATCTCCGAGCCTGAGAGGAGTGACGATGCCGATCGGTAGAGGCGTTTCTGCAGGCGTTTCATCAACTTTTTGAACGCTCGTTTTTCCGCTGCTCTTGAAGCTATACGTTCCCATGCATCTAATTATGACGTTGGGAACGTGCTCCCGAGGTACTTGGCGAATTCATCGGCGTCGTAGATCGAATAGATGGCCTTCGACTTAATTCCCTCACCGAGTGCCCAAACAAACTGACCTTTTGGACCTATAGCTGCACGTCGAAGGGCGGTGACCTCTGTCGATCCTACGACGACCGACTTATATTCGTATCGATCGATCGCAGTCGGTTGTAGACTGAATGTGCCACCATCGCCGTACTTCTTATTGTTTGGATCTGATTGTCCTCCGGCGATCGCCTTCAGCGAGGTACGAATGTCACCGTTGTGATCTTCCTCAACGATCAAAACGTGTTGGATGTCATCGATAGCACTTTGAACACCGCCGCCGCCAAGACCTATGATGATTATGTCGCCCTTTTTCAACGGGACAGGAAAGCTCTCACCTTGAGGAGAGTACCTCACCTTGTACGGTCGAATCTTTAGACGCTTTTCATTTGGCATGTTGTCGATTTCATAGTCAATGGTGCTGGTCCACTTTAAGTCATACATGCCGGTGATCAACCTATGTGTGCACCCAGCGTTAGCCAAACACGCTCGTGCAAACATGCCACAAGACGATGCTGTGCTAGCCATGTTTTCGGCAAATGGCGTCGTCTGAAACTTTCCACAATCACCAGGAACTTGACTGCTACATTCTGCAGGCAATAACAGGTACGTATAATCTTGTCTCTTTGTGATGTCACCGTATGACAACCCGACGCTTTCCCTCGCTCTGGTGATAATGCGTTCTCTGATCGTTTCATTCTTCTTGTCGGGCGGCACAGGATCGGGCGGAACGTATCCGAGCTCGCGGCCGAGTCCACCGACGATTCCTCCCTGTGATGAACCCACCGTGGTACCAGTTGCCGCAATGAACGACATCTCAGCGACCCTCGTCGTCAGGACCTTCACCGACGTGATCTCAACGATCGACCGACTATCGATGTCACCGAACAGGTCAGAGTCAAATGCGATCGTACAGATCTCCTTGAATAGGTCAGGAACGCTCGGCAATTTGAGGATCAACTTTGGAATGTTGAGTGCCAGGTTTGCTATGAACTTAGGAATGCCGAGTATAAACGACATGTTGAAGTTAAACAAGTCGATCAACAATTCAGGATCGAACGTCGGCAGTTCAAACTTCGGAATCGGAGGAGGAATCTGAGGAAGCCCGGGTAACTTGACGGCCAACTTCGGAGGAGGCATGATGTCGAGCTTGACGGCGAGGAGCGGAAGCGCTGGCGAAAAGAACGGAATGAAGCCATCCACGAAATCAAGTTCGATGTTGGCATCGAGCACGAATCCAAGCGACACTGGACAGCATATCGGCAGAAATTTGAAGTCGGACTTCATGTCAAGCGCGCGCGCAATCTTTTCAAAACTTCCCAACATGTACTTGTGAAAGTCGGGAAACTTTTCTTCGTTCTCAAGGTCAAGTTGCGCAGCCCATGGGTTCGGCGGCACCGGCTTTCCACACGGAAACATCAGTGCGGCCGGCATGTTGTCAGTTCCGTGAACAAGTTGGTCCTTCACTTCACGGATGAACTTTTGCTTTGCAATGTAGGTCAACGTGCCATCAGGATTCAAGATTCCAGCGTGATATTGACACCCGTCGCCGGCCATCACTTCACCAAGACCTTTGCTGCGTACCTACCCTGACCGGTCACGAGCGCCGTGCCGTCGCCTGTGCTTCCACCGATCTGACCACCCATCGTCGTGATCAGTGGTGGACCCTGCACGAGTCCTTCCTGAGCAACAACTGGTTGATCTGTGCACAACAATCCCTTGTCAGCATCGTCGCCGCCCAACTTGACGTAGCCCTTTGCCGAAGGTTTCATGACGATATCACCATTTGCCTTGATCGTTATTGACGCATACCCCGACACGTCAGAACTCGCCACCAGGCGGCCCTCGGCGTCCCTCGAGTCCACTCCCGTGACGACGATTTCAATGTCAGACCGTGCAATCAACCTCACCTTGTCGGACCTAACGACGACCGCTCCGTCACCTCCTGCTTCATCTCCGACGTACGCATCAGATTCCGATCCCCTGACGCTCGTTCCTTGTATTGTACCAGCGCCGAACGCTAGATTGAACGACGACAGGCCAAAATTGGTGTCAACGCGTGTCTTCTGTGCAACGTACACTCTGCTACGATCGTGCAAAAAATCCGGATCACCTTCATTTGGAACCAACTCAACCGTTGATTTGCCCAATTCAAGTTGACCCGTTGGCTCTCCGTTGATCGATGAACACGCGACAACACTTCCAGCCGTCTCAGGAATTTGTCCCCTGCCAGCCACGATGTCGATTGCACCAACGCCACGTTCTGGGATCTCTTGTGGGACGACGACGGCAAACTTTGATTCATCATCACTGACGAACTGTGCTGCGGGCCCGACCCTGTCCTTTCCGAGCACGATCAATGTGTTGTTGCAACCTTCCAACGTCACGTCAGCAGGACGTTTTCTGTAGCGAGGAACCGCCTCGTACGTCATCGTGCGACCGGCATCTGAATTGTGCATCAATCGCTCATAGACACCTTCGTCCTCATTCATGAATGCAGTCTCTGCGATCGTCTGGCGCGCACCGTCAGGCGTCATCATCGCCATTCCGTTACGGAATTCATACTTTGGCGGAACCTGACCGTCGAATGATTCCTTTGTCGTTGTGACAAAGCCTGAATCAAGTGAACGTGGAGCGTGAGTGTGATTTACGTCTTCTACAAATCCTGGTTCGACGATTCGACAGAACCAATATCCCAAGTCGCTGATCGAACCACCAGCATTTTCAAACATCGCCCAAACGTGCTCGCCTGGCTGACACGGAAGTGACAAGTGAGGAGGAAAGAACGGAAACAGGAACATCGGTTGGGATGGCGCATTTGCATCTCCATAGATCACTTGCTGCGCGATTATTGCATTTCGTGGCAACACCTTAGCGTACTGTTGATTTGATACGCCGATCACATGCTCAAAGTACGCCGCCTTGTTGTCGTCAACGATCGTTGGATCGAATATCACTTCAATGACGACGAATCGCATGAACGGAGGAGGAGGCGAGCCCGTGTTGTCGCCGTACACGTTACGTTCGCTTATTACACGATGTGCGGTGCCCTCGACTATCTGTTTGTCCAGCTTGCTGTAGCGATTCGGCGGCATCTAGTTCACTTCTTCCTGATCTGCGAAAAAACGTCGTCGACGTTCATCGGTTCAGTTTCACGATCAACCTTCGCGACGAGCTCGGCGAGGCGAAGCAACTGTTCGTTCGCCTTCTGCATGCGTTCAATGTACGATGCCAACGACTTACCGTGAATTGCGTGCTCGGTGCTCTTGGCACCTGAAATCTGTGCCAATCGCATGAACATCACGTACGAGTTCTGTCGATCGCAGATGGCATTTTCGTAGATCTCGGTCCACAATTGTTTCGCCTTGTCGTCGAGTCCGGTGAGCTTTCCCAGCAACGAAGCAAAATTGCTTATCCTCTCGCCGATGTTGACCTTTGCAATTTCAACAAGTTCGCGGTTGTCAACATCATTACTTTCGTCTACCATCGTCGTTCCTCAAAAAAGATCGGGACCCATGTCGAGCTTCATCTTCTTGTAGTGCTTCTTTATCGCTTGCATGCTCGTCAACAGTTGCTTTGGACTGAGTCCTGACATTTCACGAATGTAGAGGTGAATTGCACTGCGCGTCAGGATGTCAATGTCGTCGATGTGTTCAAATATGGTGATGATCGAATTGATACAGACGAGTTCGTTGTCCGTCCTCATCTTCGAACGAATCTCGTACAACATTTTGATTATATTGTGCGTGATCGTTGCATTTTCATACACCAGATCCTGCGCAGGTATGGTCGAATTTTCCTCTACGATGCTGCACTCGTGCGTGTTGAGTGCCCTGACGTCGTCCATGCTGATGCTACGTTTGATCCTCTGTGCCTTCTGCTTCGTCCTCACAATGAGAAAATTCTTCGCAACGACGTTGAAGTACGAGAATGCGTTGGTCCCACGGGTGTTGTCAAACTTGCCGATTGACTCGAACAAGAAGTTGACACAGTCGTGCTTCAAGTCATCGAACGAATCGTGAAGCGATGCAAACTTGTACACGTTGATGAGATTCTCCACCAATCGTGTAAATGCCGGAAGGATGTCGGTGACGTATATCTTTTCACGTTCCTTTTGGTTGTCTACGACCTGTTGGTAGGCAACGATTGCCGCCTGAGTTCCCTTGTGAAAGTATAGCTTCGAAGGATCCTTCTGCTTTGAACCACGAGGAGCACGTGATTTCTTTACGATTTCTTTTTTTTCCATCACTCGTCTACGTCACTTTCTGTCTTAGTCTCTTCATCGTTGACCGAATCAACGAGTGCATTGACGATGTCAATGATTGCATTCTTTGTGTCACGAACGTTTGACATCAACGACTTGATCTGTGGTTCATTCGACAACACCGGCGTCGACGCGATGTACGCTATCTTTGCGTACTTTGTGTCAATCACATCAAGTGACTTCTCAACCTGTTCGGCAACGCGATCGAGCTTTTCAATCAACTTGACGTTCTTTGAGATGCTAATCACAAGACCGATCGTCGTGATCAACCACGCAAATAGGAACACAAACATGAACGCAGTTGTCACTTGATGACCTCACCCAGCACAACGTCGTACTGCTTGCACACTTCATCGAATGAATACTTTTCAACGACCTTCGTCGCAAGTTCAGTTGCCCAAGACTCAGGAATGGTGCTGGAATTTCTAAACTTGGTCAATTTCTTCTTGACGTCTTCTGATGATGCTTCTGCCCACCTCGCACCCTTCATGAAGATGTTGTTGTCAACGCGAGACGGATGAACATCCTGTAGGACATAATCAACGTTGATGAACTTACCGTGCTTCAAGTAGTCCATGTGTCCTGACCATCCGGTCGCGATGATCGGCAGTCCACTAGCGGCCGCTTCAAGAATGGGCAGACCGAATCCCTCTCCTCTTGTGAGTGAGACGAGTGCCTTCACCTTGGGGTGTGCATAGATTGCTGCGATGTCAGCGTCTGGAACGTCACCGTGTACGAGGTACACCTTTGGAAACGGTCCACGCCTGACCTCTTCCAGGAGCTTCTTCACCAGCGACGTCGTGATGTTCAGATCAATCAATGAATTCCTACCGACGTTCGTCTTGATGACGATTCCGACGTCAGGATCGTCGCGGAATGCCTCGCATAGCCACTTCACAGTGTTGAACGTGTTCTTTCTATCATTGTGCGGAGAATTTCCTGTGATTTGTCCGAAGACGAGAAAGTTGAACGCCGTCGTCAACTCAGGAAGCACATCAACGATGTTATTTGTCGACCTATCACCGGCACGATTGCCATAAGATTCAGGCACAACGTGAATGAGCTTATTCACAATTCCAGTGTTCGTGAAGCAATCAGCAACGTGTGTTGACGGAACGACGACTGCGTCCATTGCACTGCAAGACGTAATCCATGATGGGTTACAACGATCGGTCTCAACGCCGGCAGTGATGCCGACGTTCACGGTCGCGAGCTTCGGATCCCACTCATTCGGTAATTGTAGTTGGATCGACACGTCAGCCATTCCTTGTGAAGGCTTTGCAGATCGTTTCACGATCTCATCGATCAATCCTCCGTGCCGAGTCCTATCAACGATCCAAGGCGTGTCTCCCCACGGAGTGAGAACAAACTTGACGTCAACGTCTTTTTTGCTGAGCAACCACTTCGCAACCTCGCGAGCGTGATTTCCGTAACCACTGACCGTCATGCACGGTCCACGCATCACAATGCTTTTCATTGTCATCACTCCTCAAAGGGTCACTGTTCGCCATCGTTTGTTGTTCGGACACTCACCACGTTTCCACCGATCGATGAGGTCAGTCAACGTTCTGTCCCACGTTGAGATCATTTCATCAATGTTGTAGTTCTTCAACGCGTGTTCACGAGCTCGAAGACCGATCCTTGAACGTTCATCGTGACCCATTTCGAACACCTTCATGTATGCATTCGCGAGCGTCCTGTGTGATGCATAATCCTCATAGATGAAAGGAACCAATTGATTTCCTGCCAACGTTTGAACCTCAGGATCGATGGCAACGCCGAATTGTTCATTCGTCTCATGGTCCTCAACTTGTCGAGTCACGCCGCCAGTCTTCATTGCAATGATTGGCTTTCCTGCCATCTTTGCCTCCAACACTGGCAATCCAAAGCCTTCTGCGCTACTGAACTGCACGAGTGCATCACACGAGTTGTAGAGGAGGTTCATCTCCTCAAACTTCACGCGATCATTGGAAAATACGACATTTTCCTTCACGTTGAATGCGTCCAACATGTGATAGAGATTTGGTCCCTCTCTGTCATGTGGATCAGTATGCATGACGAGCGTCGCCTTGCGGTGGCCGTGCCTCTCAAACAGTTCGTCAACGAACATCTTGAACGCGGCAATGATATCGCTGGTGCACTTACGACGTGCATTCCTACCGACGAACAGCACAATGAAGTGATCCGCTCGAGAATTACCGAAGAACGTCTTCCTCACGTTCTGAATTGCTTCCTGTTGAAGTGGGAAATATAGCTCGCGTGGTGCAGCGTGCGGAACGTAGTTCGTGCGATCTGGCAACCAATCGTGAACGAATTCATACGTAGGATAGTTGATACAGTTCAACAAGTCAGTGCTCTCGTACAACACGCGATTAAATGCCGGAACGGGAAGGTTGTCCCACAGGTGATTGTAGGCGATCGGACACACTTGGTGTATTTCGTCCTCCATTTCCCACGTCCACGTAAAAAATCTAGGATCAGTGAACAACACGAGGGCGTCAGGTTTTTCTTGGACGAGCACCTGACGTAGCATGTTTATGTCACCGTACCCATTCGTCGGCTTGATGATCCAATCGGGAGTGACGGTGATTGTGTTCATGTCATCGTGCTTCAGTGCACCGCCGAAGCACCTGAATGAGTACCTCTCGGTCCTCAACAGACCGTCGATCAGCCACCGTGCCTGCGTGCCGACGCCAGACGTGCTCAGAGGATGATCTGAGATCCACATAATTTTTTTCTTCTGTGGACCCAAAAAATTGTTCGCAAGAGAAAAATTCGCCTGTGGAAGTGAACTAATCGGTGACATCAGCTTGAACCGAATATACTTTGCATGTGTGATGTGTTCATGAATTGTCGAATGATGAGCAAATTTTGTGTCATCGTGACACATACATATTTTCATGTCGATCGCATATGTTGTGTTGACGTGTGGAAATTATGAGCAAACACGATTCAAGGCGGTCATTGAAACGTGGGGCTCTCAGGTCGACGAACTGATCAAACTCAGCGATGACGACTCACCTGTGTTGGGCTATGACTCATGCCCATACAAGTACGTAACATTCTTTCGTAGAGTCAACGTAACACATGACTGGTACGTCCTCGTCGACGACGACACGTACGTAAACGTCAAGATGATGAACGACTACCTGTCAAAGTGCGATCCAAATGAATCGATCGTCATCGGCAACTACAGGTTCGTCGGATGCATGACGAACGCAAAAATAATCGCAGGAAACGTTGGACTAAACGACAACGTTGAATTCCCACGTGGTGGTGCAGGAATCATCGTAAGTAAGACCGCGATGATTGAACTATCGAAGTACGTCATCTCTCAAGGTGATAGCATTGCAATCACCAAAAATAGCGACACGTCAATCGGCCTCTGGATGAGGGAAGCAAAGATTGCAAGACGCCATGACAACGTGTTCAGGCGTGACCCTTCGATAGATTCATTGAAGGTGGGCGGTGCAATTACTGCTCACTTCATCACGCCAGAAACTATGCGCGAAGTGTTCAAGTTATCGAAGGTATGACGCTCACGTGCACCACTTTGTGTCCTTGTAGGGACAGTAGATGCACGAATAGCGATTCTTGATCGCAATTCCCTTTTTCATTCCATTCAACATGCTCGTCACGCGCTTCATCGCTCGATCCATCGTCTTGTCGCCGGCAGAAATAGTGAACAGTTCACACCGATTGTTCGTCTTTGCGGCACGTTTGAGCAACAAGAATGCACACCTCACGTCCTTTGGATCGGTCCCCGTCTTCAGCGACCAAAACTTCTTGTAGAGGACGATCTGCATCCTCGTGAGTTCATTCTCCTTCTTCTCCCTGTCCCAACCCCACGATGTTGTCTTTACGTCAATGATCCACGTCAACTTCTTGTTGCGCGGACCTGGTGCTGTGATGATCGCGTCGATGTATCCCTTGAACGCGTGATCTCCGTTTCCGACTGGTTCATACAGAAAGTGTTCTGCACTCGTTGATTCCCAACCAGGAAATGTCACGTCATAAAATGACGGCACTTCGGCAAGAATTGCATTGGATTCATTGATGAATTGTCCCTTGATTGCAGGACCGTGAGAGTGCTCCAACCACAATTTGTCGATCGATTGTGTTGAAATCTCAGGCGACATGACGCGCGTGTTGATGAATTGCTCGTGCGCAGCATGAATTGACGTGCCGAAGTCTAGCGCAGTGCCAGGAGTGCTGAGGTCAATTCCGTCTATAAATTGAACCTTGTGTCGCCATGAACACTCACACCATTGACGCAGTTCAGAGAAAGAAACGTGCTTCTTCTTATTGGGAAGCAATTGAAATCGCGAATCGTCAATTTTGTCCATTGAACAAATTTACACCAAAGTCAATGCTCGTTCAAGTGACCCACGATTGTGCACGTGCCGCCGACGAATGTCAATGATTAACCATCCTTCTTGGGCACACCGGTCATTCGTAGGACATTGTCGATGAACTGGATGGCCACCAACACCTCTGGATGACCTGCCTCGACCATTGCCACGTACTTCGCACGCTGTGCCAACAGGTCATTGATCGCGTCGATGATCTCCTCCTTTGTGTGTTCCTTTATGAATTTCACTGCATTCCTAAACGAGTGGCCGCCTTGAGTGCAAAGTAAATTGCGTCATCCATGTCAAGATATTGGAACGTCCCTAGGCGACCCAAGAACGTGTACCTATCTCGAATCTCACTTGCTTTCCTCTGATATTTTTCGAGTTTCAACAGGTTGTCTGCCGTGCACACGGGATAGAACGGTTCTTCGGCAGCCTGATACATGCATGGGTATTCGTACGTAATGACCGTGTTGTTGTCATCAACTGATGGTAGACTCGTTCGATCGTCGAAGTGTACGTGTTCAATGATTCTAGTGTATTTGACGTCTTTGCTCGGGTAGTTAATGACGGAAGTACCTTGAAAGTCGGGTTTTTTCACTAGATCGTGTTCAAAATGTAGTGAACGATACTCTAATTTGCCACACGAGTGTTCAAAGAAAGCGTCAATTGGTCCGGTGTACACAACGTGCTTTGCAATCTTGTTGATGAAGTTCTTCTCATACGCATAATCGCACCCGCGAACGACGCACGCTCCCTGCAACATCTTCTCGATCATTGACGTATATCCGTGAACGGGAATTCCCTGAAACGTATCATTGTAATAACGATCGTTCCACGTGAACCTAATGGGCAATCGCTTGAAGATGCTTGAAGGAAGTTCACTAGGATGTTTTCCCCATTGCTTGGTCGTGTACTCCTTGAAGAGGAGTTCATAGAGTTCACGCCCAACAACGCTCAGCATCCATGATTCACAGTCATCGCTGCCCGGTTTTGGAACAATTCGTGATGACGCCACTCGTGCCATTGCTTCATCAGGATCCTTCACACCCCACAATTTGTTCATCGTTGCCATGTTTATCGGCAATGACCAGTGTTCGCCGTTGACGATCGCGTGACCACTATGAACGTAGCCGTTGAACAACGCAAAGTGATTTACGTATTCCCAAATTTGCTTGTCAGACGTGTGAAAGATGTGCGGTCCGTACTGGTGAACGTTGATCATGCTTCCCATGAATCCGCGACTGGTGTAGCAATTGCCAGCAACGTGTTCACGTTTGTCGATGACCAACACCCTCTTTCCGTTCTTGACTGCACGTTCAGCGAATGTTGCTCCGCTCAAACCGGCACCGATGATCGCATAATCGTACGTCATTTCGACTTAACCATTACCTATGTGATGATCTTGGGACTTGACATTTCTGTTATTCCCGTTCGGGCAATCGAATGTACCCTGCCTATGGGCTAAACCATAGGATGATTTTGAGACCCACTTATCTCGTATGTTGATCGCTGCGTTTACATCTGCATGAATTTTGAACCCACACTTATCACAAACGTAACGTCCTTGATTACGATTCTCTTTATGGATCCGTCCACAATTTGAACACTTCTGTGAGGTGTACGCTGGACTCACTTTTTGAACGGAGATTCCATTCGCAAGGCACTTGTACGTGAGGAAAGATTCAAGTTGACAGAACGTCCATGAGGAAAGAAGTTTGTTAAGCTTTTTCCCACATTTTTGGTTCCTGATTCCCTTGAGATCCTCAATGACGTATGCCTTTACGTCACTACGTGACGCAAGCTTCTTTGCAATGCAGTGATTTACGTCTCGGTTAAACCGCTTCTCTTTTCCACTGAGATTTTTCAACAATCTCTTTGCGGAACGAGTGCCTTTTGCCGAGAGCTTTCTCCTCAAAAATAAAAACTTCCTTTGATTCCTCCTTGTTTTCTTCGCACCAAAAAATTCACCTTCTGAAGTGACTGCCAAATTGACCAATCCTTGGTCAATTCCGATGACCTTACCTTCGTCCTTCTTCTCAACATCGGGAAGTTTGAACACGATCCGAGCATCAAACCGCTGATTTTTCCTGTCCCAAATAAGTTGAATTGTCTTTGATTTTCCTTCCTTAATGATGTCTTTACACCAGTCAGGAAACTGAATGATCGTCCTGAAGCGCTTTCCTGTCGTGCTGAGCGAAAGTTGATCACCTCGTAATTTGAACATCCTCACGTCATACGTGAGAGAAGCGTTCTCACTCCGGTGTGGGCGAAACTTGTACTTGACCGCCTTGAGTGCACTCATTACTTCAACGATGATCGATTGAACGAGTGAAGAATGAAATTCAGGAAACTTCTCCCGTTCAACATAGTACAACGCCTTCTGTAGGTCGAACCTTGAGCACTTTTGGTGCTCAAACGCGTAGTTGACATAGTCATTGTACACGTTCGTTGCAATACGCTGGGTTTCTCTAAGAGACTGAATCTCAGATTCCAAAAGATTATCCAACTTGGTTTTGACCGCGCGAAACATTTGACAATTTCAATTTACAACAATTAAATAATGACGATCACTAACTTCTTCGCCACATCCACATTCACATGTTGGAATGATGCTGTTGTACTTCATGAGAACGTCATAGTCACGACGACCGTGCTTGTGAATTCGACCCGAATGTCGAACGACAGAAGACTCTGACGCAAATTGTGCGTTACACCAAGGACACTTGAACACGAAATGAACATACAATGATCTGTGTTCCCGTTCAAGCGTCAATTCAAATAGGAATTTCACGTTGACTCCCTATTTAGACACATGACAAAGGACACTCTGAAACGATTCATCAAGTGCGTGCTACGTGAGTGGCAGGAGAACGAACCTGACGTTGGATTCCCAGAAGAAGACGACAAAGAGATGTGCCCATTCTGCACCGACGAAGAACTGTGTCCTGAGTGTGCAGAGGAAGAGCGTGCTCATTCAGAACACGTGGGACACTTTCCTATGGCCGGCGCAGATCGTCCTCGACGAGGCGGCAATTTCGGTTCTATCTAATCACTTTTCTTCTGTGACGGCACGACCGACGAGCTTCTCCCAATCACGTTGTGGCCTGACCTCAAGGTTCTTCTGCCATGCGCCATCGATCACCTTTGGATCGATACCTAATTGTCGAGCGACATAGATTAGGGCGTTGACATCCTTGATGAAGCACGATCCAGCCCAACCGAACGCTGGCTCTCCTGTGTCCGATGCTGGCATGGGTCCTGGAACTTGCCAGTGAGACGTTCCGAGTCGTTTATCGAGTGTTGCACACTCAACGACACGATCGTAGTCTGCATTGAGACCCTTGGCATCGAGCGCGGCACATAGCTGGTACAGTTCGTTTGCAAACGAGACCTTCAGTGCCAAGAAACAGTTGGTGACGTACTTCGTCAGCTCGGCATTCGTGCTGCTCGTCTTGATGATCGGAACGTTTGGAAATGCAGTCTGAAATAGCTGCTTCACCTTGTTGATCCACGGGCGTGGCCCACCGAGGATGATCCGATCTTGGTTCCTCATGTCGTCGAGGGCGTTTGCTTCGGTGAGAAATTCAGGACAGAACACGACGTGAAGCTTGTCGGCAAACTTATCGTTCCATGCCTGTGTTGATCCGGGTGGAACGGTCGACTTGACAACGGCAATCCGTTCCTTTCCAGGAATGTTCGCCAGCTCTGTCAGAGCGCCTTCAACGATAGACAGGTTTGCACTTCCGTCCTTGTTCATCGGAGTCGGCAGACACACGAAGTAAATCCTCGAAAACTTTTGATTCTGCTCGATCAATTCAACCATGTTCGTCAACGACGAAAACATGGGTTTGCCGCCGACTCCAGGAATTCCTCCAGGAGATACTTTTCCGGCCTTATCGTAGACGAACACGTCAATGCACCGCTCGTTCAAAACGGTCGTCAATGACCCACCGACAAATCCCTGACCGATCACTGCAACGCTTTTTGCCATGGTAATACCTTAATTTATACTCCAGTGTTCGTACATGCGATGTGAAAATTTCCTCTTTCCCACCCGCTCCAATTCTGCTTGATGCCGGAGTGCAGACTCACGAATGATGTGTGTAACATCACGTTCATACGCTTTGTGCAGTTTGTGTTGATAGATCTTCGAGAAAACATAGTCCTTCGTGTCAACAATACACAAGATTCGTGAACGCATTCAATCATCTCAAACAAGTAATCAAACGATCATATTCATTTGAAGATTTTTCAAATGCATCACAAAATTGTTTGTCAGCATAGTTGAATCCACCAAATTTTGTGAATGAGCCTGCTGCCTGTGCACCGAGGAGTGCCATGCCACGTATTCGATCTCTATTTTTTTGGAACGCTTTTTTAACTAATGCAAGTGTATCTTTTTGTCCCTTTAATTCACGATGAAGACCATAATGAAATGCCTGACATTCGGTCGCATAGTGACAATGAAATCCTGCAGGAATGAGACTTTGTGGTAGATCTCTCTGATACAACCTCACATTGTGAGCTTCATCAACACGATCACAAAATAATGTGTCACATGATTTACGAAATTTCACATTTCTAGAAAAGCTATTAAGACCATTCAACAAATCATCTATGAAATAATCATGCAATGGCGCTTGTACTTTAGTGACTTTAGGATTTGCTACAAACTGTTCACATATATTGATAAATATTTGTTGGTGTGCTAAAACTGTATCAGCATCAACTTTGATCAACACATCATAGTTGTTCATTGATGCATCACGAAATGCTTCATGCAATAGATCATGTGCTTTTTTTTCAGAAAGATCGTCAATTTTGAATATTTCAACATCACTAATGATGTTGCCACGTTCTTGTGCCTCTATTGAAGAAAAACTTCGATCTTTATCTCCTTCTCCACATGATATCACACCAACAAATATTTTCATCATATTTATAATCCTAACTTAATCACACCAAGTTGTTCAACATACGTTCCCACGCATCCCAATATGATTGCGACTCAAAGATTCGCTTGTGTGATTGTTCCATTCCAAGCGAAAGCTTCTTCACGTATGCATCATCGTGCGTCAACCTCATCACTGCTTCTGCGGCCTGACGTGGTGTGTTGACGATCACACAATTTTCTCCGTCGATGAGCGTTGACTGTGAGTGCGACGTATCAACGAACGTTCTTGTGGTGATCAGAGGTGTGGAAGCAAATCTACAACACGAAGGAACTCCACCACTGTGCCAGTCAGTTTTTTTGAAATGAACTACTGCACGTATTGTCATGTATTTTTGTGCAGCTTGTCTTGGAGTCAACGTGACCAACTGTCCGGTTATTCCGTTGTTTCCAGAATAACGTGTGTCAGCACCTTGTCCTCTAATATTTCCACCGTGATTTGGAACTTGTGGATATCTCATAGAGACAAGTATTTTGTTCATCTCACAGAAAAATTGCCATTCCTCAGGATGACGCATGCTGTAGTTGTGATTAAATGACGCAAATCCACTACGATTATGCTTGACATTTCTGTCAACACCCAATAAGTCAAACTCTGTATGATGTCTATAACAATCACAAACATTTACATCATTATATTTGTTGTCATAATTTGCCGTCAACGATCTCACGACATTTTTAGGTGATAATCCATATGGATTATGATCCCAGTGATTGAATGACGATGATATCCACTTTGCGCTTGGTGTATAATCACTAACGTACTTGAACAACGTTTTTAATTCAGCAACGGCGTTACTAGAGGTATGAAACGCATCTATATGAATTTTTTCTTTTGATAGATCAACAAGCTCACACCGCGCAATTGATTGTATGTGTTGTGACCTGATATCATCAAGTTCATCAACAAGCATGTTGTCTTCACCAAATGTAACAGGAAGTTCTAACGGATGTTTATCAACATTCATCAACACATTATCGTCAAACATCGGTCTCATCAACAAACGAGGCCAAGTCACTGTCCTATGCCACGGAATTCCAACACTTTTTGGTTTTGGCATATAAACATTGTGTCCAAGTTTACAATAATGATAAGGAAAACCTGCCTGTGCTCCTCTATCATCTGTGTCAAGAACCAAAATGTTTAACTTTTTCGACATGATAATTTACCTCAGAATTCAACGCTCTCAATCAACGCTCTGTACGGTTTGTAACCCTCAGGAAGCAACATGTGCTTCACGTTAGGAACTGCTGGCTTTGCAAGCGTAATGTCGTCAGAGATTGACGATAATGGAAGCACCTGTTCTGCAATGCCGACGGGTCTTGAAACGACGGGTACTTCCAACAAGCCACATTCGATCAACGATTGAGGACCGCCTTCGTGCCTAGCAGTGACAGGATATAAGCTAAGCGTTTGGTATAGCTCATTTACAATCTCTTGATTTGGCCTTTCAACGTACGTAAAATTGATTCCAGCGTCGTCAAGACGACGCATGATGTATTGCCTACGCCAACCAGCGAGGACAACGTGTAGGTTAACATTCCAACTCTTGAACTTGATGAGTGCGTCGGCTAGCAAGTCCGGACCCTTTTCAAGTTTTGGGCTCTTGAGGTCAGAACCTTCAGTGTCACGTTGAAATGAACCACAGGCATAGGAATTAATTGGAATTCCGTACTTTGCACGGAGAAAATTGCTATCGGTGGTCCTGTGCCAGATGCGTTGGTTCGCCCAATACGGGATCAATTCAACGTTCTTCTTTGACAAGAAACGAACCTGTTGCAATGCCCTTTCGTTGAAGACGTGATAGACGTCAGTGATCTCATCACGACGAAAGAAATCATCCTTCGCCGCAGAATCAAATTTTTCTGGAACGATGTGATGAACGGTGGTGATGACCTTCTTATCGCGCAACAGCTTGAGCGGAAATCGATTCCACGTCCAATCAGACAACAACCAGATGACGTCAGCATTTGTAGGATCGTTCGTTGAAATGTCTGCGTTGTCGCGGTACCATTCGTCGACGAACCTATCAACGATCCATCCCTCGTTGGGTGAATTGACATAAACCTTCCGCATATGTCAACTATATTTGGCCGGCAATGACACGTTCAAGCACGTCAACGTACCGCACTGCACACGTTCTCATTGACACGTCGCGGTGATGACCGAGCTCTTTCTTCGATGGCAAACGTTCGACCTGTCCGACGTCAATGTCGGGAGGACTATCGTAGTCATAGAGCCTAAAATCATAGTCCCAAGGTTCCTTCAACGTGATGCCAAATTTATCAACGAGTTCAACCGTTCCACCGGCTTCAGTACAGATCACCGGCGTTTCCTGCGATAGGCACTGGACGACGGTATTCGGTGAGTGATCGCACCACGCAAGGTGAATCATCCAGTCGGCCATCGAATAGGCTTCCAAACACACGTTCATCGACTGCAATCCGGCATAGAAGATTGTCGGATCCGCCATCAATCGATCAGGATTCGTTCCAAAGATCAACATGCAACACTTCTTGCCTGCACACAATGAATCCTTGGCATAGTAGTAAAAATCTACATTCGCGCGAAGACGCTTTTGCCCGTGCCAGTTGGCAGAGCTCACAAAGATCACGTCATGATCGTTGCGTAGCTTTTCAAATTCTGGAATTGAAAATGACTTGACTGAGTTAGCAGGCGTTCCATTGTGAATCACCGTTCCAACGCGAGGTTGTCCCCACCACCTCGTCGTCATCATCCTGTCGAATTCTGACTGCCAAATGACGTGATCACAGGATTCGTACAGCAACTTGATCCTACGATTTTTCATGAGGAAGTCGGAAGGTGAAAACCAGATGCCATCTAGCCTCTGAACGACTTTCTTGGCGAGTGGTTTTCCAGAAGGTTCAATGAACACCAATGAAACGTCTGCACGTGAACCTTCGTCGACGATCTCATGTCCCATCTCAACCATTGCGACGACGAGATTTCTCGCCATCGTGTTTGGACCGCTGTAAGAACCTAAGTCGACGCCGTCAAAGTGTACCCTCAATTCCTCCTCCGAAACTCCTCAACGATCGGAACGACGAACGGCGTGTGATTGAACATCGCCATCAACAATCCCAGTTGCTTTGTGTCAACGTTTTCGAGCCTTGCACGTTGTTCAAAGATGTTTGGATCGAGTTCAGCGTTTCCATTAATGAGCACGCCGTCATAGTACTGTTGAGCAACGTAGTTCATCGACTCGTTTGTCAACGGTACATTTGCCGTCGAAATGATGTCAGACAATACGTTGAAGATGACTTGATAGATCTCGACACACGTGGTGTGATTCAACGACCGATGCATCATGATGTCGGTGAGACGTTCTCCTATGATCGTTGTGAAAAGTTCATGTAATTTTACAGTGTCCTTCATTGAACTCTAAATGCTCCTGACGAAATCAACATACTCCTTCACGACGTTTCGCCACTCGCTAGGCACAAATGAGTTCAATTCGTGCTCACCTAGGACAATCATCTCCAACTCTTTTGTGTTTGAAAACGCGTGATCTGAACCAGCAAATTCAACTGCACCTCCTCCGTCGACGTGTACGTACGTTGGAATTTCACAAGCGATTGGTTCAAGCACTGAGTTCGGTCCTGGATCGAACCTCGTTGCATTGATGCACACGTCGTACCGACCAAGTTCTTCACCGAGTGCCTTACCATACAATGGTGCAATCAGCTTAGAATTACGTAGTCGGACCTTTGTCCTACCGATGTACGTGTACGTGTATCGTTCAGCGTTCATTCCGACGAACTCATCCAACCATTCAACAACGTCCTGACCCTTCAATGCATTGTCACTCCAATGTGCCGTGACGATGTTGACTTTTCCGTTGTCAATCTTCTGTGAACGACGAAAAACATTCCTGTCGACACCGTTGTGAATCACGCAATTGTTGCGACACTTCCAACCTCGGTGCACGAAGTAATCACGCAGCCAATTTGACACGAACACGGTCCCATCAACTCGCGACGACAGGTTCAACAAACGTTCATCAACGAACCTCGTGTTCTTCCTAGCGTCATTTTCATTCACACGAATGACGGTTCTAATCCTAACATCAGAACTGAGTGCACGGTACATCAACAATTTTTCGGCCGACACGCAACAATCATCGTCATCGAGCCCTGCGATCAGGTATGCATCAGGCACGTGTGTTGCTCCGACGAGCTCACACCCAAATTCAGGCGCATAATCGTGTACTGCGTTGTAAAAGTGCCTACCGCCGCCCCATGCCTTGTCCCTGATAGGAACTCGATTGATGTGTATTCTCACACAAACTTCTCCCACGGCTCGCCTTCGTTGACGTAGCCTCGTTCCCTCAAGAATTCAGCTTCACCACGTTGAAACTTTGCATCATCTGTCGTGTAGACCTCGCCTCCACGTTCGTCGATCGAGTAGTGATACATTACACGAGGAATGAAGCACCACATGTTTGCTCGTTTGAGCGCCGGTAAATAGATCGCCTGATCTCCTGCCCGACGCACAAACTGTCCTGCTTGGTTCTTGAAATTTTCTACTGGGATGCCGTTCAACAACTTCTTTCGAAACGTCTTCAGGTGAGAGGAAACCCATGGGTGCACGTATGGATCAGCACCCTGTGACATGTCATTGCTGATGTTTCTATCGCTGAATCCCCACCTGTGCTTCGTCCACATTGCATCAACGACAGCATATGACTTATATGCATGATCGATGATCGACAATGCATCAGCATCTGTCAACCAATCATCGCAGTCAATCCTACAGATGATGTCATCATCATCACATTCCTTGATGGCACGAAGGACGTTTTCTACCTCCCACCTCTTCGTATCATTGAAGAACGTCTCAATCTTTGTGCTCGAACCCATGAGCGTCCTGAACTTACTGACAGTTTCTTTCAGCGCTTCGTACTGATCAGGATCCGAAACATCGTCGGTGATGATGAGCTTCCAGTTCTCGTACGATTGACCGACGATGCTATGAAGCATCCTAGAAAGGGTGTCAGCCATGTTAAAATGGCACGCCACGAACACAAAACGATTATCTTTGACAGAAGCCATTACCACTCCGGAATTCCGACGCCTTCCTTGAGTGCCAAGACCTGACCGTAGTCGACCTGTTCGTCGGTGTACCTTCTCTCATCGACAAAGATTCTCCTGTCCAGCTTGATCAATTCAGGTTCTTGAAATCCACTCGACTTCCAATCAATCTGATCAATCGCATCACGACAATGGATTCCAGGATCGTCCTTCGATGGAAGGTGATAATCATCGAACAACGTTGCGTGAGTACACTTTACGTTCGTCAATTCCCAATCACGCTTCGTTGCGTCCATCGAATGATCGCCGTTGATGTAGACGAGCCCAAATTGTTCATTGAGCTTCGGAATGACATCCTGTGACAGTCCCTTGATGAGGTTCACGTGTTTGAACCACGAACTGGGGAAAACTCGTTGTAGTGCGTTGACGTGTTCCTCATTGACGTTCGGATCGATCGTTACGATCTTTCCCTTGACGCCGGCATCATCGAACGCCTTCGCGGCGCAGAAGGTTGCGTATCCCCTTCCAAAGCCGATCTCCAACATCGTCTTGATGTTTAATTGCCTGATCAGGAAGTAAACGAGGATGCCGCGTTCATAGTTGCTTCTGTACGCCGCACCGAACTTCTTGTAGTTTGGATCGTTGCGGTCTCTGAACCTCTTCGCCGTAAACTCACCGATCATGTCGAAATCGCCGAGGACAATCCCGTCGGTGGCAACCTGTAGTTCTTCCAACTTCTGTTTGATGTGAACGATCCTCATTACTTACACTCCTCGATCATGATTGCCGGTTGTCGCCTTGAACACGTGATGTGCGGCGTCATCGTCCTTCCGTCCCACTTTCGGTGCCACACCCATCCTCCTAGCAGGACCTTCATCAGCGCAGCACGTTCTTCAATCATCTTGTCGGTGACCTCTGACCACGGCACGTCGAACATCATGTTCGTCTCTGTCGTGTCTTCGTACGTCTTTCCTTCCAACACACTCCAATGACGCGTCCAGAAATCCTTGTAGAGCCTGATCTTACGTTCAAGGTCGTACCAACTATAGTGAAACACGCCAGGAACATTTTCGGTGATTTCGTTGAACCATCGTTCGTATGTTTTTCTTGCTTCTTCATTGCCCGACAGTGCCTCACAACGTATTTTGTCGGCCTCCTGCGTGTAGAATGAAACGTGTGGTAGACACTCACCGGTGATCGAATCAATCACATCACACCCATCAGTTCCAGGTGCAGCGTATAGTTCACCACTTTCATCGTACCGACGTAACGATTTTGGAATTCCATGCGTCAACGTCGGAACGTTCCGCGTCAATCGCCACTTCCAAGGCGTGACATCAAATCGAACCTTCTCGGGACCGCCCCAGTATTCAATCACTGGAAGGGAGACAACGTTGACGTTTTTTGGTAGGCGGTAACATATGTCGACGACCTTCTTGACGTCATCCTCGTGAATGACTTCGTCGGAGTCCATCTGCCAACAGAATTCACACTTACACATCGTCCTTGCTTCTGCCTTCTGCATTCCGTCGAACAGTGCTGAACGTGGGTGTGTCCAATCGCGAGAGACTCGGCGAACTCGAATTCGTGGATCTTCATCGTGCATCTTCAATAACTTTTCAAACGTACCATCGTCAGATCCTCCGTCGACGATGCAGACCTCATCACAAAGCGTCAACATCGACTTGATGCACTGGATGAATGGGTACGATTGCTTGATGCAATTGAACGTCGTCGTGTATCCGCTGATCGTAGGTCGATAGTCCATCAGCTTCTTCGTGGCGGTCCAAAACAATCCTGGGGCTGAGTATAGGTACTCTTCGATCTCCTCAAGAGAGGCATTAAACCAAGATTCAGCGGCATGCTGCACATTTTCATTGATCTGCAATTCACATCCGAGGAGTTTCGCCTCGATCACCATTCTAGGACACGTATCTCCTCCTTTGGGAAGGTACACAAATCCTTTCGCAGTTGATAGGATCTTCAACATGACATCGTACGGCACGTTCCACACTACATCGTGATCAACGTCATTCTTTACACACCAATCCTTTGCATCCTGAAATCCTTTGATCCAAGAGTCAGAACCCAACACGATCCATTTGTTTCTGGAGATTCCGGTTGAAGTTGCCAACGATCGTAATTGCTTGATCGTGCCAAGCGTCTTGTGATCGAATACGCTGGACAGGACAAAGTTATCTTTCTCACTCAAGAAAGGAAACAACGTTTGGTAACGTTCTTTTTGTTTCTCTGACATCCACCAGAGTGCCTTTGCACCGTAGTAGAATGCTGAAATAATCTTTCCATTCAACATGTTGTGGCAATCACATGGTGATCCGGTGATCGATGCATGTTTTTCTGGAGATCGATGTTGACAGTACTTGTAATCGTACTCAAGAATTGCATATTGGAGATTGCCAACTATCGTTGGGATCAACTGGGGATTGAGTTTGGCAAAGTTCCCAAAGATCCAAAATTTGTCTGCTCCCTGCCTAAGTGTTTCAATTGAGACCTGTGCAGATCGCAATTCACAGTGTTCAAATGGACACGAATCGATCAAAGCTTGAGTCGTCAGTTCAGCACCACCAGTGTAGTCTTCAGCAAAGAGATCTGCAACGAAGACGATTTTTGCTTGTTCTGGAATGGTCGACTGTGAGAAGATGTTGTCTGCAAACATACCTCAACATTGTACTACGTTCGCATTCACTGAACAACAATTGTGTTCCCGCGAGCCCGCGCGCGGGCGTGCTCTTGTATGCTCGCGCGCCATTTACTGATCAAATAGAAATAAATTGAAAAAAGTGAAAAATACTTGATCAAGTTGAAAACAATGTAATATCTCTGATATCAGAGAATATCAGAGATCAGAATTTAAGATCTTAAATATTTAAGATCTTAAATTTAAGATCTTAAAATCTAGATCTCTGATATCAGAGGATCAGATTTAAAGCTTTACAGCTTTAAAGCTATAAATAGATCTCTGATATCAGAGGATCAGATTTAAAGCTTTACAGCTTTAAAGCTATAAATAGATCTCTGATATCAGAGGATCAGATAATGCGGGCGCGTAGAATACACTGAGGAGATAATCTCTCAATGTGATCGCATACAATCCAGTTGTCACATCGTGGCATAAAATTCATCTGTGACATGTCATCACGTTTTCATGAGAAATGAAGTCATTTCTGCGCTTAAATTCATTCTTGATGAACTGAGAAACATCCAGTCCCATCATTTAGAACGAGTGTTGGTCTGTCGAGATAGAACGTACATCCAGACGAAGTTCCAGACGTTGTTCGGACTGAAGTTTAACGATGAACTTCACCGTGTAGTGTATGAACTTGTCATATCCCATGCATTGTCAGCGGAACAGGATGGACCGGGAGGGTTCGACAGTTTCATAGAAACCATCCTAGAAACGTCCTTTGGACTGACGATGGATGTCCCACCATTAAATTGTGAAAGCGGCCCTAGCGGTCACTCTGGAGTGACGGTGAGCGTTCCGTTTAGGAGTGATGTTGCATCTATTTTAGAGACATTCGTCGACGATCCGATCGTTCATGACGTTGTGATTGAGGCGCTCGACCTCGCGGGATACAACGGAAGGATCATCATTGAACGATCGTCGTCTGACGTAGAATCGATTGAACTGATCAATGGGTACACATTTTCATTGGTTCCATGTTGGAATATTGTCACAACTCTGCACCACCCCAGGATCCTGTGCATTGATGGGTACGTTGAAACAGTTGGTGAATTACACGGTCTATTTGAGGGTGCACATGAATCAGGAGAACGTGTGTTGTTGTTCACACGAGGATTGTCGGACGACGTGTTGAACACGATCCGCGTCAACTATGATCGAGGTACGTTGGGCGTGATTCCTTTCACGGTGAAGTTTGACGTCAGTGGAATCAATGTACTGAACGACATTGCTATCGTTTCAGGGATTGACGTCGTGTCGAGCACAAAGGGCGATTTGATCGGTGCGATCACGTTGTCAAAGTGTGGGACGATTGACAGGGCGATGATAGGACGATCGAACGTCACGATCACGTCATCAAGCACGTCACGTAGGGTCATTGATCACGTTGAATTCATCAGAAAAAAACGTAGTGAACAGACTGTCGATGAGGTTGCGTCATTGTTGGACGATCGTATTCGATCGTTGTCTCCAAATCACGTTGTGATCAGGCTACGTGCGGATGAAATGTACATATCGAGGATGCAATCGATCGATAGGACACTACGAGCATTTCACGCGGCAACGAAGTACGGCATCGTCCGTGGTTCAAACGGAAGCACGTTATTGTCGACAGAGGTTGCCGTCAACGCACGGTTCAAACAATTGCGCGATCTAGTTCAACGATTGGGTGCCGTGCTTGCGTGATCGGTCACTGATTTGCTGGCTGATTGATCAACCGTAGCATCAGTTGCTTGGTCTCCGGATCTGACGCAAGTTTCAACAATTTCAATGTGAAATCAGGGTCATTCATCTTCTTTGAAAGCGCCGCGGCAGCTTCATTGTCGGTCGACACATTTTGTTTTTCGGCTGGCTTCGTGCCGGGTGCTTGCTGCTGAGCTTGCTGGGGCTGTTCTGTTGCCTGAGATTTCATGATGCTTTCAACGGCAGGACTCAGCTTTGCAACGCCGTCGACGAGCTTCGAGATGCTCTCTAACGGAGTGTTCATGACGTCTTTCACGAATGCATTTGTATTTCCGTAGAATTTTTCGAGCGGATTGTCAGGAGTGAACGCCTTCATCAGCAGATCGTTCAATTGCTTCTTTTTCTTTTCGTCTGTGACGAGTTGGGTCAACGTTTGGTTGCTCGTTGCCTCGAAATTTCCAACAACATTCTTGATGATTTGAGGCATTTGACTGCACGCACCTCCTACGAGTGATACAAATCCAGCGGCCTTCGCGACAGGATTTGCCTTACCTGACGTGAACATCGTCTTGAGACTACTCCATGCTTTTCCAACCGTTCCCTTGCTGATGTAATTTGCTGCATCGAGCGCTGCTTTTTCGGCGGCATCACTGATCGATGCAACACCGTAGTTCTTCAGTGCTCTAATGCTGTCAATGATCTTCGTCATCTTGTCGAGGTCCTCTTTCTTGAGTGCCTCGTTGATCGTCACTTTGCCCTTCTTTTGGAATGACTCACTGAGGTGTGCCTTTTTGACAATGCCGCGCGTCTTCTTGATCTGCATGTGTTCTTTGAGAGTCATCTTTGTCATTTTGATCACCGAAATCCAATGTAAGTATCGTGTGCGGTGTACTATGCAGTGAGGAGTACAACATGAAACTTTCTGAAAAATTGTCGAGGACCGCGAGGCAGATTGCTGATTCAATCAAGGACGTCATTGACAAAAATGTCACCGTAGCGTCGTCAAGAAAACAATACGGGATCAGTCCTGAAAATGTTAATCAGGTTCTCGTGTTGGTCCATGCGAGCATCGATGAAGGCTATGAGCGTTGCATCAAGTCGTGCATCAAGTCGTTCATCGCGGTGTTCGACGCGGAATTTGCACACCTCAAGGACGTTGAAAAGGATGATGCGTCGCCGAAGCGCGGCGCGAAAAAAAGTGCATAGTACGTTCGTAGATTCAATTCGAAGTATTTTTGCATCGTTGAACCGTTCAAATGAGTGAGCGCATGTCAATGTCAACCAAGGTCGGTCAAAAACACCTGATCAAGTGTAGGTGTGTATTGCCTCAATTCAGGAGGGCCAATGATCCTCCTTTGCACCAATTTTCGGTGTTTTCGGTGATTGTTGACGATGTTGTGCAAAAGAAGTACGTTCAGTGTCCGAACTGTGGCATCGTTCACCTCGTCGTTGAGATCAATCGTTCTGACATCGTTCAGAACCGAGAACATATGTCGTCGGCACTGACGATAGACGACATTAGGAGTTCGTTACCACAGAAATTGAGCGCACTGTTGGACGCCAACGACGTCGATCAGGCGACGTGGGAACAGGCAAAATTCATCTGTGACGAAAAGAGGTGGGGTGACGTCGTGTTGTTGACGTCTGACACAGAGGGAAACGTTAAGCAAGGAAAGTACGTCGTGATCGTTGGTGAGGGACTGTTCACTGTTGACACATTTGTGAGGGAAGAAGTGATCGTATGAGTACAATGACCTATGGTCAACTGGATTCGGAACGTCAAGCGGCTGAGAATACGCTGTGTCGTGAACTTGTTCGTGATATTTCAGCACTTGAAATTTCGGAACGTCAAAGGATCATGATCATCTACTTGCTTGCTCTTGAGATTGAGGACATCGAGCTCATGCGTGCTCTCACTGATCCTATCAAGGTCATCGCAGGTAACAAAGTGTTTTTGTCACAAGGAGATACTAATGGGTAGGAAGATTGTCGACAAATCTCGAAATAACTGTCCTGACGAGTCTTACGATGATTCGGTACAACAGCCACAGATGATGTCGCTCGACTCACGCGTTGTCATGTTGCACGGCGATGTCACTGAACGCATGATTTCGATGGTCGTGCTGCAGTTGTTTGAACTGTCCAGGATCAACCAAAATCCCATCAGGCTCGTCGTCTCAACGAATGGAGGTTCAGTCGATGAGATGTTCAACCTCTACGACGTCATCAAGTTCCTTCCATCGCCAGTGTACACTGTTGGATTTGGAAAGATCCTATCAGCAGGCGTGCTCATTCTTGCATCCGGCAAGAAGGGTGAGAGGTTGATCGGTCGGACGGCACGAGTGATGATTCATCCTCTGTCGGCAGGTGCAATTGGGAACGTGTTTGAACTTGTCAATACCGCCGAAGAGATTCGACGTCGTCAGGAACTTGCCGAACAGGCATTGGCGTCTGAGACGAAGATGTCCTTGAAGGCAGTCAAGGAGATCATGAGGTGTGGTGTGGATCGCTATTTCTCGGCCGAAGAGGCGATCAAACTTGGAATCGTCGACCGGATCGTTGGATGAGTGAAGGTATCGTCTGACGTGTATTTACAATAGGGCATGAGCACAGAATTTTCGTTTGATAATCTCTTTCCTTTTGACGAGGTGAGAGACGAACAAAGGAGGGCGATCAATTTCGCCCTCGATGCATTTCTTGTTCAGAAGAAGCGCGTTTGCCTGATGGACCTTCCGACTGGAATTGGAAAGTCAGCGATTGCCGTGACCATCGCTAGGTACCTAAACGACCTGGACGTTTCAGCACAATCCTACGTGCTCACAACACAAAAGGTATTGCAGGATCAATACCTACGCGACTTTGGTCCGAATGCGCTTGACATCGTTAGGTCAATCAAGTCCAGTTCAAACTACGCGTGTAAGTACTATGTTGACCAAACGTGTGGTGAATCGAGGAGGATTCTCGCGAACCTCGCCTCAACGTTGTTGGGAACTGAATTCTACGAGTGTTGCAAGGACAATTGCCAATATGTCGTTGACAAACAAAAGTTTCTTCACTCCATCATTGGCGTGACGAATTTTTCTTACTTTCTTGCCGAGACTCAATACGCTGGTAAGCTCACGCCGAGAAAATTGTTGGTGCTCGACGAGTGTCACACCATCGAGGATTCACTTTCATCGTTCATCGCGGTGATGTTTTCGGAACGTTTTGCGAGTGACGTGTTGAGGTGTCGGCCGCCCAAGTCAATCGAACAGGCTGATGTGTTCGAGTGGGTGTCAAGCGTCTATAAAGCAGGCGTTGTCAAGCGTTTGAACGGTGCAGAAAGACAGATCAAGAAGCAACTGAAGCAACACGTTGAGAACGTTGCGCAGATTAGCAAGCAATACTCAATGCTTGACAAGCACATTTGCAAGGTCAATCGTTTCATCGACGAGTACGACCCTGACAAATGGGTCATGAACGTTGAACAGTGCTTGACGAAGACGAGAAAGGTCTTCAAGAAGTTTGAGTTCAAACCCGTTGACGTTTCAACGTACGCCGCCGATCACCTCTACAAGTTCGGCGACTATGTCTTGATGATGTCAGCAACGATCCTTGACAAGGACGTGTTCTGTCGATCGGTCGGATTGGACGTCAATGACGTTGCGTATTGTCGTATGCCTTCACCGTTCGATGTCAACAATCGAAAGGTGTGTTTTCTTTCGTGTGGCAGCATGTCGCTCAAGAACATCGACAAGACGCTCCCAGTCATGGTCGATGTGATCAACGATATCTTGGCACTGCACCCAAATGAGAAGGGGATAATTCACGCTCAGACGTATCGAATCGCGCAATACATCAAGGAGCACGTCAGTTCACAAAGGTTGTTGATCCATGAGTCGGCAGATCGTGAGAGGGTGTTAAAGTTGCACCTCGAGACGTCAGAACCGACAGTCATCTTGTCACCCTCAATGACAGAAGGCGTTGACCTCGCTGATGACGCAAGTAGGTTTCAGGTGCTCTGCAAGGTTCCCTATCCTTACATAGGCGATCAGGTGATCAAGCGAAGGATGAAGAGTGATCCTGTTTGGTATGACTACACGACTGCTAAGACGATCGTTCAGGCGCTAGGAAGAAGCGTGAGGAATTCAAACGATCATGCTATCTCTTATATTCTAGACGCTGATTGGGGATACTTCTTTCGCAAGAACAAGAGGTTCTTTCCAGATGATTTTTCAAAGTTGTTGTGTTGATCTGCGATCGTGTTGTAGTGTGGGGTAATGGCAAGGCAAAAGAAGAAAGTAAAGTACAAGAAGAATCCCAGCAAGGTCAAGGTTGTTCAGAACAGTCCAAAGACTCTTCTAGAACGATGGACTCGTATAAAAGAGTTGATCACGCTCATTGAGTATGATGTCTATAGGAGTGAGTCCGGCATGTATTCACCAGGTCTTCGCGCGCGCCGGGCACTTAGATTGATCGCAAAGTACTCAGAACAGATGGTCATTGACATCATGAACATCTATGACGCGCTCTATCCGATCAAACGAGCGAATCGAAAATCGACGGCATCGTGCACTTCATGGACGAAGGACACGACTCCGATGTTGGAACGCTCAAGGAAAAAATTGTTGAGGGAGATCGAAAAACAACGGAAGATCGCTGAAGAGTTGAAGGCATACTTAAATGGTGCACTCGTTCGCAAACAAGCAGATGATGAGAGCGATGAGCGCAAGATCGACACAAGTGACGCTTGAATTGACGATGGTGCCTAATTAAGGAAAGGAATTATGCCTTCACCAAGAGCAGTCCTAGCGGACATCACGGATCGTGCACTCGATCCAAAGAAACCACACAGTGAGTTGAATTACTCGGGTCACCTCAGAGTGCCTCGTCCGGTTGCACAGAGCAAGGTCAACTTTGTTGACGTGGCATTTGAAGGAACTGGTTCGGTGGTCGATGCAGTGACGATCGTCGACAACGACAATGTCATTCTCGTTGGAGGTTCCAACGTTGAACAAAGCACTCCGACGTTGCCTTGCACAGGTGACATGGATTCTGCACTGTCTGACCTGATGTTTGACGACGTTGGTGAAAAGGTGCTCGTCGTTGATGAGAACGTTCTACACGTGAGCAAGACAATCACAGAGCCCGTCGAACTCAAAGAGATCACCGTCGACTGTCAATTGCCTGACACCGTTCCTGACGTCGTCATCAAGGAAGAGGTTGAGGAAGTCGTTGAGACTGAAGCACCTCGTAAGCGTTCACGACGTCGGGATCGTGTCTGATTGTTCAATCATACGTTCAGCACTCTCACGGAACTTTTGCAATACGTCCCTTTCAACGCGACAAATTTGCATGCGAGTGGTGCCCAACATGTCACCTATCTCCTGTAGAGAGTGTTGTCCGTCTAGAGCACCGATGATCGTGCAATTGTTGCACTCGGCGCACTTGAACCAGTGTTTGCACCCTTGTCTTTGACAACGAACGTTGTGCTCAGACTGTGTTTTATAACATGTCTTAGGATTAATCATTGCGGTCAATTTCAATGTAAGCATCGCTGTGATGTAGTACACTAACTGAAGGCAAAAGAATGAAAAAGATATACGTCCTCGACACCAACGTGCTTCTCAGTGACTCGAATGCAATGTTTGCATTTGAAGACAATGACGTGATCATTCCACTTGTCGTCCTCGAGGAATTGGACAGGCACAAGAGCCGCATGGATGACGTGGGTCGAAATGCACGACAGGTCAGTCGTACTCTTGATGAGATGAGGACGTCTGGCTTTAGCCTACAGAAGGGCGTGCCGCTGACGGGTGGAGGAACGTTGAGCGTTGCAATGATCGGCAATGAACTCAATAGTAGGTTGCCCACCGATCTGTTGAGCAACAAGGTCGACAATCTGATCATTGCGTTCATGCAGACGTTTGAGCCTGATTGTGGCCTAGAGGCGATCCTCGTTTCTAAGGACATCAACGTCAGGATCAAGTGCGACAGCATGGGGATCAAGTGCGATGATTACCTCAAGATGCGCATTGCTCACGATCCACAGAGCTTTTACCGCGGCGTCACGACGATCGAGGTTCCGCTCAGCGTCGTCGAGCAGTTCTACGGCAACAAGACGATCGCCGTCGAGTCGGACGTATTGTTTGAAACGCGATTGTTTCCCAATCAGATCGTCATCTTGAAGTATGTCGCCGAGGGTCAGCCTTCATCGTCAGCGATCACGAGGTACGTGAAGAGTGCCAATGCATTGCTTCCACTCGAAGAGAGCAAGTCTGCGTTTGGCCTGAAGCCCAGGAACAAGGAACAGACGTTCGCGCTCGAGCTGTTGTTTGACAATGACGTGAAGCTTGTCACGTTGGGTGGTCCAGCAGGGTGCGGAAAGACATGCGTCACGTTGGCGGCTGCTCTTGAGCAGGTCAAGGGAATCGGCACTTCATCTCGAGCGGTGTACGATCGACTCATCGTGACGAAGCCCGTTCAGCCAATGGGAAAGGACATCGGATTCCTCCCGGGAACGTTGAACGAAAAGATGGACCCGTGGATCGCGCCCATCAAGGACAACCTGAACTTCTTGTTTGGGTCGAAGCGTCCACCTCAGAAGGTACGTAAGCAATCGTCGAAGGACTTCAATGGTGAAAAACCGTCCCACGATGAGGGAACGTACTTGTCACTGCTCCAGGAGAAGGGTCTCATTGAGGTTGAGGCACTGACCTACATTCGTGGTCGATCGATCCCAAATTCGTTCGTCATCGTTGACGAGTGTCAGAATCTGTCAACACACGAGATCAAGACGATCATAACTCGCGTCGGTGAGGGATCAAAGGTTGTATTAATCGGCGATATTACCCAAATCGATAATGTCCATGTTGACATTTACACGAATGGCCTCACGTACGTGGCGGAACGTTTCAAGGAGCAACAGATCGCCGGTCACGTCAGCCTGATCAAGGGCGAGCGCAGCACGTTGGCAACGTTGGCGGCACAGATCCTGTGACATCTAACAAGATTTAGTAGTTAAATCTCATCATTTCCTGTCATTGTCGTTACACGTCTAATTGCATCTATGAAGATGCGTATTTTCGTGTTGAGACGTCTGATCAGGGAATCGATCGTCCTTCTAGAAGATCGTGCTGCTGCTTCCCCCTAGATGATGAACGATGAGAGCATAAGAGTACGTCGTTTTGTTGCTCAACACATTGACAAAGAATACCTCACTTAGATGATGGAAGACGATGATAGCCACGTGCGATATGAGGTCGTGCTCAGGATTGGTCAACACGTTGAATCAATGTTGAATGACGTTGACCCGAAAGTTCGTAAAGTGGCAGAGGAAAGACGTTCTTTCTGGGCGGATCGTTAGCAAATGAGTTTCACATATCGACAGTTCATTTGCCCAACACCAGACGTTTTTTCACGATTTCGCGAATAATACATATTATTTATGTATGTGTTAAAATCATATGTTGTTGAAGTGTTACGTGAGGCAAAAAACGATATGCATGCAATTAACACTGGCATGAAATTTGCACAAACGTTGTTTGATGCGATGCCAGATGTTAGCATACGTCGGTTTGCACAACAGGCAAAAAAATCAGGTGAAGCACTTTACTTTAATTGTAATGACAGCAAATCGTCTGGTTGCATGGTTCTCACGGCGATGGCAATGTTCATGCCTCCGTCATCGATGATCGGCGATGATGTTGTTTCTGAAGATCAGCGCTATTTCATCAAGCACCTCGTTGATTCTTCTTCTGAACGTGATTTTGAGCAAAGGGATGAAGCCGTCGTTGACGTAGGTCGTGATGAACATGAAGGAGGCACAGGCACTCGGGCAAAGGGCGAAGAGGGATCGATGGGGAATGTCAACAGCGATCTCAGTGGAAATCGTTATGCCGTGAAGGGACCCTCTGACAACGTCGATCCTCACATCGCTCGTCAACGTGCTCTCCGCGATGCTGCTGAATTTGGTGTGATTGGGCTGCTCAACTCAGGAGCAGGTGCTGACCCCGACTCACCAACGGCCATCTGGGGTCTTGAGAGTGCCTCAGGTAGTGACCCGTTGAGTGCTAATGGAGCAATGTGGGGTCGCGACATCGGTGAGTCCTACGGTGCTGGTGGGCTTGGATTGAGTGGTATCGGCGAGGGAGGAAATGGGAAGGGTGAAGGAATCGGTCTAGGATCGATTGGAACGATCGGTCATGGTGCAGGTATGGGTCCAGGTCAAGGATTTGGGTTCGGACGTGCAGGTTTGTCAGGAGGACACAGGATCGCAGTTCCACGAGTGAGGATTGGTGCCACGAGCGTCAGCGGGAGGCTCCCGCCGGAAGTGATACAACGAATCGTGCGCCAGAACTTCGGCCGCTTCCGCCTCTGCTACGAGAACGGTCTGCGCAACAACCCGAGCCTCGCCGGGCGCGTGATCGTCCGCTTCGTCATCGGTCGTGACGGCACGGTCTCCAACGTGAGCGGCGGTGGCGACATTCCGGACGGCGGCGTCGTCTCCTGCGTGACGAGGGCCTTCTACGGCCTGAGCTTCCCACAACCTGAGGGTGGAATTGTCACGATCGTCTACCCGATTGCATTTTCGCCCGGCACTTGAAATTCATTCGGGCGTCTGTAGACATCGAGAACCATATTTCACTCAGGAATGAGTGGTATTCTAGACAACAAACAACGCGTGATCGACACGCTTGTGACGCTTGAAGGTCGACGACAGATAGCGTCGGGCAAGTTGAAGGTTGAGTTTGTGTCATTCACGGACTCCGCGACGTATTACAAAGCGGACGTCGTGAGTGGTTCCGCCGATGCAACGACCAGAATTTACCTCGAGGCATGTCACCTTCCTCAGGATCAGGTGACGTTCGAGGCGGATGATTCTGGACGATTGTTGCCGTTCAAGAACACTGAAGGAATCTCAGTGTGCGATGGTCAGATCGTACAGTGCACGTTCGATGAATCGATGGGCACCGTGTTGACGGGTTCTAGCACCGGAATGACGTTCATGAACGGTGAGGAATTTGCGTCCACTGCACAATCGTTGTTGATGTCATCTCCTGACAACTTCAGAAACCTCAGGATCATCGGAACGCACGATCCGATTTTCGAGGACGATGGATTCGGCATAGGGAATGACTCATTGACATTTGTGATGACTAACACATCACCGGTGCCTGACAGTTCGTTGCGGACGGTGAACTTGACTGACGTTGAGAGCCTATTCAATGATCCTCGTCTTAGTCGGCTCGTCAACTTTAGGTACTTGCCACCAATCAACAAAGTTACTGAAGGCTCTAAACCACGTCTATTGGGAAATTTCAGGCCTTGGGGAAAATCAAGGTCATCACTTTCTGGTGAACAACTGGAGAGTGAGTTGGCACACTTTGAGAGGGTCGGGTGTTGTAAGACGATCTCATTCGATCCTACGTCACGTAACAATCGTCTCGTTGCTCAGTTCTTTGAGATCAACAACGATTCATTGAAAAAGCTTGACGTGATTGAGTTCGGAAAGTACATCATCAATGGTTCAACGCGCCATGCGTTCTTTGTCGGAAAGGTCATGTTGGACGGTAACGGCACGCACACATTTGTTCACATCTTTACGTTGGTATTCCAGTGAGGAATCATGTACTTTCGATTACAGAAACGCGCTAGTCTGTTGACGATCGATGACGATTACGCTCAATTGGTGAACGTTGATGATGTCGGCAATGCGACGTTTCGATTTCACTATTCAGTCAACCAACGATCAACGATTTCATCGGAATTGTTGTCGGTGAATGTCTCGGTGTCGACGAGGTCAATCGCGAAGAGTCCCATGTTGACGGCAACGCACCTCGGATCGATAGATTCCAATGAATTTATCACGAACATTCTGACTGATACGTCAAATGCTCGCAACGCAATGAGACAACAGGAATCATACAACGTCGTCTCACGTGATAGCAGCATCACGTCATTCGTGAACAACGAAGTCGTCGGTCAATTGCTAGCAAATGTTCCGAGTGACAGCATCGTCCAGTTGAACAAAAAATCACTAAAGCTTGTTTCGACGTTGTCTGTCAAACGATCGAATGAAACGCTTCCGTTGTTGACGCGTGAGTTCAAATATGATGCACCATCGTATGTGTCCTCTAGCGTCAGTTCACGGGCAATGATGCAGGACATGATCGTTAGGCAGAACGTCGATCCGTCGACATCGTTGAATCTCAATGCACGTGCCGCGACTGCATTTGATTCGTCACAGGGCGTGTCTAGGACGAGCATCACTCAAGAAGTTTCAACGTCGCCGCGCGTGCAATTGTTGAATTCACACTTGACTGTTGACGTAAAGAAGGGTAAGTTGACAGACGACGTGGCTGACGATGAGATGACGCACGTTGTCGTCACTGAATCGTGCGATGACCTCACAATTCCTGTCGATGTTACAATTCCGTTCAGTGCTAGGACGGTCGACGGTTCATCGAATTCAACGTTCAACGTAAAATTTGATCTCATTGACAGCGCAGACGGAACGTCAGTGGCCACCATGATCAAGCAACTAGACCTTGCTCGTCACGTGCAATTGTTCTATACACCTAGGATTCCTCCGATCGTGAATGTCTTGAAGTCAGACGCTGTGTCAAAGGCACTGCTTGACATTAAACAGATTGACAAGAAAGCAGTTGCGGTGAACGTATACTACAAACGCATTAACTGTTCAACGGTTGGTGATGGGACGTATGCATACATTGGTTCATACGACGTGAAAGCATCCGATCCATCGTTGATGATCAGCGTTGATGTTCCCAAGGGTTCTGCCACCATCTACCGCGTCATTCCGATCGGTAAAAGTGGATGCGTCGGTTCTGAGTACACGAACGTCGTCGTCGGCACTACACGTGGTCAACGGATCAAATCATTCTCATTGACGGCAAAGTTGGTTGATGGTGGAATTCAGTTAGAGGCATCGAAAATACCGACTGACGTTGTGTCAGTCGAATTTTGTGTCAGAAATTTGACGTTGTTCGAAAAATCACACAGCAACGTTGGAGGCACCGTGTTGTTGATTACTGACAGCATACGTGAAGCCGACAGCATCATTACGATTGACAAGAACGTCAAGCAACACAACGTGTACGAGTATGCCGCGAAAATATTTTACAGGTGTGGTTCAGTTGAATTGGTTGGCCATCACACTGTTGAATATGTCATTCAAAATCCAGGAAAAGTCTCACTATCGTTGACCGACCTCGAGGTCACGAACGTCGGTGGTTACGACGTATCGTTCACCATTAATTCGTCAATCCTAGAGAATCATCACGATGTGTTGAAATCATTGTTGACGACGTCGCAGCAGATGGAATTATTTCAAGGTGACGTTGAAAAGGAACGTGAATTTCTCAGCGGATTGATTGCGTACAAGGTGCACCGAATCAACATGACGACCGGTCTACGAGAGGACTTTGGAGTTGTCACCGTCTCAAGATTTTCTGACAAGTTGCTACGATCAAACTATGCAGTTGAACCTCTGGTGAGTGGGAATAGGTACAGGTACGATGTTTCAGTGCTAATGCGTTCACCTGAGACGATGTTTGATAAGTTCATCAAGAGCAGTGTCGACGAAATTACGAAAAAGTCATACGTCTTCAGTCCGTCAAAGTTTATGCACCCGATTAACCTCAACGAGGGAACGATCGTCACGAGGAACGGTGCAATGAAGAGATTTGCAAAAGACGAGATGACACACGGTGAACTTGGCGTTGTGTCATCGATCGAAGTACGGCTACAAGTCGCACGTTCACATGTTGACAGTGCGAATGTATCAAAGTTTGATGTTGGCACGAATATTGTTTCATGGAACGTCGTTGGGCGTACCACTGAATGCGATCACTTTGTCGTGATGAAAGTCGTCGATGGAATTAGGTTCATTGTTGGAAAGGCACACTCCTCATTTTCAGAGGGAGGTTGTCAGTTCATTCACGAATTGGGCACACGAGATTCAGGTTCACTGAGGTATTTTGTGATGCCGATCTATAACGATTATTCGACCGGTGAAGGTGCGACGTCAAACGTCGTGATTGTTTGAGGCTAAAATGTCACGAACGTTCAAACTAACAAAGAATGCAGCATCGCTCGGTAACCCGCAGGTGCAATCGATCGTTGGGACTATTTCTGCCGCCGTTCAATCACAGGCAAGTCCTTCAATTTCAAATGCATCATCAGCATCTCCGGCAGCTCTCGTTCCGATTCCTGTTTCAAACATTACGTCACTGGGTGCATCTTCAATTACGACGATCTCTTCGATTGTTGATTCAATCGTCAACGGTAGTGAGCCCACGTTGACGTCAATGCAGAGGAACGTAAATTCGATCGTGACTAGCTATGGTCCACGCGCAGACATTGATCTACTCGAAATTGACGACATTGATGACAACTTATTGTCGGCTCGAGCGTTGGAACCGTTTGAAAAGTTGACAGGTATTTCAAATGAACGTCCAGAGATTGTCATGCTCACGAACTTTCTTCCGTTGTACAGGAAGGATGACGGCGTCACACAGTCATCACACGACGGTGACGACTATACGTTGACGTCTGCTGGTAGGTTCATGCTGACGCAACTTAATGTCAGATCGCTCAGACATGATGACGTTCGTTCACTCGTGAAAAATTTGTCATTTCGACACGCTGATTTGAGGAATTTGTTGAAGAGTAAGTCGTCTGAATTCGAGATGACGATCGCTAAATATCGGGATGTCGTTGATGCATTGTTCGCGCTCGTTCAGGGACTTGAACAATTGAAGAAGCGTTTGGACCTACATGACGTAATGTATGACGTTCAAGTGGAGACGTTCATCCAAGGATTTACGCTTGCGTTCAGCAAACAGTACACGACGAACTCTGTCAATCGTCTGTTGAGCTTTGCAAAGAGGACTCTTCCGACAAAGTATTCATTTTCTGACGTTCTCGTGAAATTTGGGTACGATCCATCGACGGTGAATGCAACCTTCATGTCGTCGAAGGTGTGGCTACAGTTGTTGTCAGAGATGAAGGACCTGTACAGGTACCATTCGCTTGGATTGGTTGACTTCGGTACCGCACGTCAAAAAAATAGTGACAATGCATCAACGATTGTTACGAATGATGATCGACGTTTTTCGTTGGAGGGAAAGTTCACTGACGTTCCCACTATCGGCACGATTAGTTCTTTGAATTCATCGAATGCAAACACGTTGCTTCAACAGGTGGAGAAGGCATGGAATGAATTGTATGCTGATACGTCATTTCAAACGTCAGAGACCAAGGTTGCGGCGCTCGTCAATCAAATTTCAAAGGAATATCGCTATTCGAGAGGCCTGTCGTTGTCTGACGTGCAGCGGACGTTGTTGGACGACTTCAAGTACCAAGTCGTACAGAATGGGAACGTTGAGTTGTTTGACAAGGTGATCGGACACGTGGGAAGGTCTGTCGATGATGTTCCACTGACGAACGCTGGATCGCTAGCGTCAGTTGCACAGGTTCGACCGACGACGAGTTCAGTCGTGTTGACGTTCGAAAAACAATTCATTGAGTCGAGCGTTGGAACGTTGACGCCAGGTTCTGCATACTACGTTGATTCGGTGATGAACTTTGATGCAGGTCGTTTTGACACGTCTAGGTTGAAGGAACTGTACGTCTCACTGACGACGATGCACAAGCAGTTTGGTACCTTGGTCGGCGGCCTAAATTTATTGTCGGCACAAACGTTTGATTCGACAGACAAGGCTGCTGGCAAGTTCTCTGAAACACTTAGCGATCCGTTGTTGTTGATGAAGGCCGTGATTCAACCAATTCTAGATGAAAAGACGGGCATCACGAACCAACAGGTCAACGTTGATGGAATGTGTGCAGTGTTGGCGCTTTCAAATGACAATCTACGCCTTCGATCGTTGTTGTTTGTCTACTTCGTCTTGTGCACGATGGCATCTGACACCGGAACATCGCTGTTCAATACGCTTGCTCCACCTGACATGACTTTGTCAGTCGTCCAACAAGCGTTACAACACGTCATTGAATTGATCGTTGCAGAACTCAAGATAACGTCATCAAAGTTGCCTTTTGGATCGTTGAAGACAACGATGAGTCCCTTCTTTGACGCTGCCGGTTCATATAATCCGATGACGACGTTGTCACCTTCGTTGGATGACATCAAAACGATGTTGCAGGGATCAACGTACGTGTCAAAGTTCATTACGTCGTACATGAAGGCAATCAGTTCAACGTTCTCCAAGTCAGGTTCGTTGCTGAATGACAGGACGAGGTACAGCGGATGTGTTGACACGATCGTGATGATGATGACGTTTGATGCGTTGGTGACGACGTGTGCAAAGTATGGAAATCAAACGTTTGAGTCTGTTTCATTGAACACGACGGTTGGCGGTGCAATGACAGGTGCAATGATGTTCAACATTGCACGAACGAACATCACACACTACGAACAGGTGAACGACATGCTCACGCGCATTGAACGTGAGGTGTCACTGGCACAACAGTCAACGTACGTCGTGATGAATGCACTGCAGAAATTGTCTTCAGCGACAAAGAACATGATTGATTCTCTTGAATCAAAAGTTCACCGAGAGACGATTGACTCAATCGCTTCAATCGTCGACGCTAACCTATTGGGGATGTTGATGAACGTTCAACAGATATACATTGCTTCATCGTTGATCAGAGACGTGTCAGCACGCGCCAGTTTAACGTCCGTCGCTTCTAGGGCCGGAGACGTTGACTATGATGGCAACTTTGATAATGATGACATCGTGAAAATGTTGGATGACAGCGTGTTGTCAACGAAGATGAAGAGCATTGTTCTTGAATTCTTCAAATCAGAATCAATGTCATCAAAGAAAGGTTACAACAAGAAGATTTTGACGGTCGGCGTGCCTCTGGGCTTTACGAAGAAATTGCAACAGAAGTTTCAACTCAAAGATGTGAGAAACACGTCTGACTTACAGAGACAGGACGATGTTGTCAACGTTGTTGTGTATAAGATCGACGTTCAGAACAGTGACATCGTGTACAAACCACGAAAGTTTTTGTTCGAGATGTCAAGATTTCCTGTGCGTAATGATGATGAATACGATCAATTGTCGGGCAATTCACACATTGATGACGTCATTGCGTCTGCACCAATGCGTGATTTTGGCGTCGGCCGTGGGACAGTGAGTCGATACGTTGCTTCGACAGGAGCCGTCGGAAGGGGCAACGTCGCAGCATTTGATGACGCGTCGTATTCATTCTTGAGCGATGATGAGAAACGTGAGTTGGCACAAAATCACGTGATCAGTTATCTGTTGGAACTATACGTCAAGGTCATGACGGGCCTGAACGTTGGAGAGCACAGGTTCACGCTTTCATCGATTGCGAAATTGATCGATCCCACGACTGTAAAGTCGTTGGCCGAGAAGTTCCTGTCAACTGTCAATGAACGTTCGATTGGTGCATCATCGTTTTCAAAGGTGACGAATGGAGCGTTGTTTACGTCAACGATGCCCGTGTACGGTGCGCCGGATTCATCAAAAGAATCGATTGCGAAGTCGATAGTTGACACCAATATTGCTCGCCCGAGCGTTGATACGTTGGCAACGAGCATCTCAGGAATCAATGCTGGTTCTGCTGAGGCTGTCGTGCACGGAATGCGAGTGATCGATGGAATGTCAAGAATGATCATCCCATTTGCTGATCCAAAGAACGTGCTCAAGGGCATCTTGACACCAAAGAAGTTTGACAGGGTGTTCAACGTCATCATTGATCCGGATGAATTTGAAATAGACTACGCGATGACGACTAGAACGCCTCACGGCAAACGCGTGCTAGAACAGTTGATCAAACAGGGTGACGTCACCGCAGTTGGTCGCGTCAATTCATCAGAGATCAAGAGGGCAAGTGACGTATCGATGAATACATTGGTGAAGGTCATAAGAGGAGGCCTTGACTCGACTGTGAATTCGTACAGGTACCGCGATCGTGATCGAGGAGAGGGTGACATGACATTTGAGAAGTACTTCGTGTCAATCGAAACGTATGGTAAGGAGTCGATCTGATGTCAACGTCACTGCCTTCACGTCTTGTCTATGCCGTCGACGTTCCTGAGGTCAAGTCGTTCGTCGGTAAGTTCGTCTACAATTACTTTGTTCATGATGAGTGCACGTCAGATGTTGGAATCGTGCCACAGAGCGAGATAACACGGCGTACCGATGAGTACGATTCAGACTTCATCCAGTACGCGTCGACCCGCGTTCCGAGGTATGTCAGCCTCAATTGGGAAGCAACCGTCTTGTCTGAACATAGATTTTCAGAAGCACGACAGCGAAATGTCTCGTTGCCTCGTAGCGTTCAATATGGATCATTGATCGGTGACAACCTAGACAAAGTGCTCACTGAGGACACGTTTTCGTCTGACGATTATGTTGCCGTCAACTTTCACGATGGTGAATTGGACGACAAGCTACACCAATTTGTCTCCGGCTCGTTGACCGTGCGTGAGGCTAGTTCGACAGACGTGATTGATTCAGATGTCAGTGCGCACAAAGCCTCGAGTAGGTTGAATTCTTTGACGCCAAAATCAATCAATCCGGCGTTCTTGAACGGCGCTCTTTCACAGCTCGACAAATCGAGTGGTGCACGTTTCTTCAAGAATGAAGGAGTACAGGTCATTGCCGATAGACTGCGTGAGGAGAAGGACGCTGCGGTGAATGTGCAGATCAGCAGCAGATTTGTGAACGACATCATCAATGACACGATCGTTGATCCTCACTCACCGTTTGCGTCTGACGTCGGCACACTCAGTACGTCGGCTGACAAACTTCAACGAAGAGCACTATCGAGGAGGCAGACAATCTCAGAGTTAGACTACAAGACGTTTGTCAAGCACGTCGGAGTGATGCCGAGCAACATTACGTCGAATGACAACGTTCCAGAGATCGTTGGGTACATCGTCGACAAGGTTGAAATTTTTGATGATGGAACAGTGAAGTCACACCCGTCGATCGTCATCGATAATCCGAAGACACTTCACACGCTTGACTTCAACGTCAAGTACGGTTCGAGGTATGCGTATGCGATCAGAGCGATTGCGCACTTCGTGCTTCCGGCGATAGACGATGACTCAGGAACGTTGGCATTCTTGAAGTTGTTGATCAGCTCACGACCGTCAAACAAGACGTACGTTGTGACTGAAGAACACATCGCACCTCCTCCACCTGCAGACTTCAATTTTACGTGGGATTATGAACGCATCAATTCTACGTTATTGGAAGGAAATCAGATAGCAGGAGCATCGTTCGATGTCAACGCACACGGTAGTCTGATGATTCACTGGGCATTTCCTCCAAATTCGCAGCGGGACATCAAGCAATTTCAGGTCTTTCGTAGGAAGGACGTTGAGAGTCCGTTTGAGCTCATCAAGGCATTTGATTTCAACGACTCAGACGTGCCACAACCCTCGCGTGAGACGATGATGCCCGAATTAGTTGAGAAGACGTCGACTCCGTATACGTTCTATTATGACGATGATTTCAAAGCCAGCGAATCGAAATACATCTACGCAGTCGTTGCAATCGATGCTCACGGATTCACGTCAAACTATTCCGAACAATTTGAGGTGTGGTTCGACCAATTTTCAAATAAGTTGAAGAGGACGTTGGTCAGTCACAGCGGTGCCCCGATGCCGTACCCAAACATGTACATCAACGTTGATGCGTTCGTTGACACCATCAGGACGTCGGGTTCATCATCGCGCCGCGCGAAGTTGTACTTCAATCCTGATTTCTATTCTGTCGTTGACGGTGATGGTCGGACTGTCAAGGTCGTGTCGACGAAGCAGGACGTCGGTTCGTACGTTGTGCAGGTGATCAACCTCGACAACCAACGTGACGGTCGCATAAACGTCTCGATCGATGATAGGACGACCGTCGGTGAGCCGTCGAAGAACAAGAAGCTGCTGAAACCGTCTAGGACCGTCAGGAAGGACATCAAGAGGTCACGGTGACGCCTTTGAGCGTTGGATGAGGAGACATCCATTGTCAATTGTGCGGCCCTTAGAGCGACATGTCAGTGATCTGGTGTAAGATCGATTCAACGCCGATATTTCTGACAGGAACAAATCATGGGTTTTCTCGATTCATCAACCAATTCAATCATCATGGACTGCGTTCTCACAGACACGGGGAGGCAGTTCTTGGCTCGAAATGACGGGTCATTTTCGATCACTAAGTTTGCGCTTGGAGATGACGAGGTCAACTACGGCATCATCACGAAGTACGGTCGTAGCGTGGGACGTGAGAAGATCGAGAAGAACACGCCGATCTTTGAGGGCATGACGAACCAAACGCATGCGTTGAAGTATAAGCTCGTCAGCGTGTCAAATCCTAACTTACTCAGGCTTCCGACTTTCTCACTGTCAGGAGACTCGAACGTCAACGGCACCACGTCGACTGTGACGTTGGGAAGGAATCAACAGAAGACTGCGTCGATGACTGTTGAGCAGACGATCGTGAATGAGACGTCGATCGACGTTGAGCTGCGTGACCAGACGTTCATCATTGACGTTCCGAATGCGTTTCTGCAGGTTCAACGACAGACGCCGACGAACATCGATGGGCAGCAGAAGGCAACGTACATTGTGACCAGGTCTCCGGCTGAGAACAGCTACGGTGGATCGAGCGTGCAGTTCACGTTGCAGGTCAAGAGCATTTCTGACGCTTTGTTCACGGTCTACGGCACGACGGCCGACAAGACGTTGATCAAGATGTACGTAAACGTCACCGGCATTCAGAGCGGTGCAACGAAGACGATTGTTGTGATTGTCAATAAGAACCTCTGATGCATACTTACGTGCATGAAGATCGTCCTCGTAACGCTACGTCGTCTGATCCATGAAGTTCTGCTGCTCGAGGACCGCGTCTCTGACGCGAAGAAAAAGTATCCTGAACTCGAGAAGGAGATCGATGAGTTAGTTTCATCGGATCCGTCGGGTTCACAGAAGTACTTGTTGTGGGGAGTGAAGCAATTGTCAATGGGAGCAAGTATCAATGACTTGATTCCGACCATTGAATTCTTCCACAAGAATGGACCTAAGTTCAAGAACAGGGACATCAACGCGTACAAGACGTTGAAGGAACTTGAGGATGAGCTGAAGTCGATCACACCCACTAAGACACAAGAACGAAAGGCAACGAAGGAGTCTGGCGTTGAGAAGATGGGTGAGGACAACGACTACGAACTTGTCCACATCAAAAATAGGGGCGCTTCACAATTATACGGTTCAGGCACCAAGTGGTGCATCACGATGAAGGAACACTCATACTTCGAACGGTACACGGGTGCAAATGTCGTGTTCTATTTTGCACTCTCAAAGACGTTACCGAAGACAAATCATCTTTACAAGGTTGCATTCGCTGCACAACGAGACGTGGACAACAGCATACTAGAGGTTGACATCTTCGATGCAGAGGATGTTCAACTTGACGAAGTTCCTGATGAACTGAAGGATCTATTGAAGATCGTCGAGCAAGACGCTCCGAAGCGAGAGATGAGCATGCTCGCAAAGATCAAGAATAACATTGCAACAGAAAAAGATGTCGAACAGGCGCTAAAATTGTACGAAGATGATGTCTTTATGTTGAAATCTATCTTAGAGTGCGATGCTGCGAAACCATTCTTAGTGAGATTCGTTCATCATGATAGGATCATAATTCGGCACGTAGTTGCAAAAAATATTGACGTTGAATTCTTACCTCAGATGACGAATGATGACTCGTTTGATGTGTATTCAATCGTATTTGAACGGATTGATCCTTCACACATTCCTCATGTGGCAAAGAATGCAAATCGAGACGTACGTGAACGTGCCGTTCGTTTGATTAATCAAAAATACGTTCCTTTAATGATTGATGATGAGGATGCTGCAATACGTGAAATTGTTGCACAACGAATTGATCGTTCATATCTTCCAAGGATGATGAATGATCCTGACAAGTTCGTTCGTGCTGAGGTTGCCTTTATGATTGATAAGTCGTACCTCCCCATGATGATGCACGATGAGAGTGACAGGGTTCGAAATAGTGTTGTTGATCGCATTGATCCCAAATATCTCCCTGAAATGATGCACGATGAGAGTTCCATTGTTCGATTAGCTGTCGCCCGCCTCATTGACAAAAAGTACCTTCACAAAATGGTGGACGATGTTGACAATCGAGTCAGAATGATGGTCGTCGGTCGCATGAGAGGTTAAGATCAACGAATGAGCGTGCCGATCATTCGTTCTCAGACATTTTCTGATGGTAGCGTTGCGATCAACGGAGACTCAACGTCGAAGGAAGTGATCGACCTCGTCAGAAGCCTAACGACGTGTGTTCCATTGATCGTCACAGATCCACCCTACGGGAACATCGTTGACGAGGAGTGGGACAAGGCGAACGTTGACGTAGACTTTGCAGCGTGGATGGTGTCATGGACAAATTCTTGGACTGACTTATTGCTTCCGGGCGGCGCTTTCTACGTTTGGGGAGGAATAGGAAAACCTGAGTTTCGACCTTTCTTCAGATATCTCGTAAATGTTGAGCTTCACACTGAGCTGAGGCTATCGAACCTCATCACGTGGTCAAAGCGCCGAGCTTACGGACTGTCGCACAACTACCTCTTCACGAGGGAAGAGTTGGCATACTTTGTACGCGGTGATGTGAAGAAGCCGAGGACGTTTCACGTTCCATTGTTGGAGACGAAGCGTGGCTACGATGGGTTCAACAAGAAGTACCCGGCAAAGAGCGAGTTCTATCGTCGCACCAACGTCTGGACTGACGTGAATGAACTGTTCAGAGGAAAGGTTCACGTTGCTCAAAAACCTCAACGATTGTTCGAGGTGCCGATTGAGACGCACACTGAGCCGGAAGAGTGGGTCATCGATCCGTTTGCTGGTTCTGGAACGTGTGCGCTCGCGGCAAAGAAGCTGGGAAGAAGGTTCGTCGTGATTGAACGTGACAAGGGAACGTTCGATGCGATGGTCGAGAGGTTGGGTTGACGACGATGTTTGTCGACGGGTTTCGATAAGCACACACCGATTAGTTAGATTCGAGAAATCATTCGGAGCAAATTGTGTCGACATTCAAAGAAGTCCTAGCATCAGACATCAAGAGCGTACGTTCATTTCTGAATCAACTCGTGGACGTGCTCCAGGAGGACGTGAGTGCCTCAGTTTCACGAAGAAAATATCAACATTTTGTAACAGGAGCTAATTCATGTCCTGGCGTGACGTCTTCGTTGTTTCAAACAGTGTATGATCAGGACTTCACAGTCCAGGCATCAAATCCCGTGTTCGACATCACGGTCGGCCTGAACGCTGACAGCACGATCGTCACGAATGCTCAGACGGGAACCGACGCGGCAGGCAAGGAGCTATTTCCATCGTCGTCGTTGATGATGCGCGAGAAGCTTGACATCTACAGGCAATTTGCCTCGTCGCTGCTGGGCGATGCTGACACCGTGTTCAAGGCGCCGTTCGATTCGTCGACAGCGTCTGACGAGATTGATGCTGCTCTGTTCATCAGCTTCAAGCGTTTGTTCGCCAGGGATCAGGTCAAGCGTGAGACGTTTGCGATGAGGTTCTACCAGACTGCATCGTACAATCAATTTGAGTCCGACTTCACGAAGGGACCGAACCTCGGTGCGACGACAATCTCAGGTTCAGCGATCTACACTGACATCGGTGCAGCAACGAACAAGATCACCGCATTTGGTGGTGCCGTGGGAAACATCGTTGACGCATCGAACACCAGCAACGAGGTTGGACTCATCTTCTACGATAGGGGCATCATCGTGCTCGACCTTGAGAAGGTCACGAGTGCATCGCAGTTCATGTCTGGAACGATCGATGCCATGGCAACGTTGGGCACCACGGTCCTCGGCGGTGTGGGAACGGAGACGCAATATTGTTCGAAGTTCATTCCTGACTTCATCGTCAGCGCATCCGTTGACAACATCATTGATCACATCGCTGGGTGCAGGATGCAGTCGGGTTCGTTGACGGCCTTGACGTTCCAAAACGTGACGAACATCAACAGCACATTGGTGTTTTGCCGTGCGAATAGCGACGAATTTAATTACAGTGCAAATCCCACGTACGTTGACAGTGACAATCGCATCGTCGTGATCGATGCCGGTCAGGAGGACGTGCAGCAGAGCTTCACGTTCATCACCACGCTCGGTCTCTACGATTCTCAGGACAACCTGTTGGCGGTCGCGAAGTTGTCGAGGCCCGTGGAAAAGAGCAACGAGAGGGATCTGACCCTCCGCGCAAGGCTCGATTTCTGAGCCGACGTCGATTGCAATCAGGTGTGGTATGATGTTTTTTGTGCCATGCCTGTTCCTCGTTCAACGCATCGTCTAAAACGTCAAACGTTCCAACGCACTCAATTGTGAATGATTGTTCGCCATATTTTCTCATCGCCACGTGAAGTGCAAATCCTTCGCCGGAACGGGCCAAACAACAGTGGCGCTACGCGTCATTTGTAGAACGCTCTTCGAGTGACTAAGCGGTGCCCGCCGCCTATTTCGATTCATGGAGAAGCTAAACGAGGACGTCCTGGGATTCATTCCTGACTTTGTGTTCAGGAGTGCGATCGACAAGTTCTGTGAAGACATTAGGAAGCAAGTGCTTGCGTTCATTCTCCAGTACAGGTCAATGAGTGCTCAGCAACGCCGTGAGGCGCTGACAACGCTCGATGCTGTGCTGAAGGATCTCAATTCAGACACGTATTCACTCCTCAGCGACAAGCTTTGGATGTTTATGAACGATGTTTGACGTTGTAGAATAGATTTAATCGATGTCGATCTATCGAGTCAATCCAGGTGACGTCAGCACCGTCACGGTCGTCACAAATCCGTTCAGGACGTACGTCACTAGTTCTGCCGGCGCGACCGGTTCTGTCTATGTCTTTCCTCGTCGATCGAGCATTGAGAAGGAGATGGCACCTCTATCGTCGTTCATTGAGAGCACGCACGATGATTCTGACCTCGAAACGTTGTTACGGGTCGTGCAGCAGAAGGGAAAGTACGCGTACGTCACCGGTTCAATGAGCGCTTCATTCGAAGGAATGTTGGACTCGTACCTCACGAAGGTAAATGCACAGCAGACCAGCGTTAGGAAACAAAAGTCGATCGACGTTGCGAGGTTCACGCCGACGGTCACGTGGACGACGAACACCGTAAAAAAGCTCGTCATCAAGGACATTCTGTCACAATACTACCGTGTGTCGTACCCATCAGCACATTGGGCGTACACGAATTACAATTGTCTCAACTTCTTCACGTCTTCTGGAGTTCCCACGACGGCGGCACTGTTGTATCCAAACATCGTCGGTGGTCCATCACACGTTGGGTACGTCAGCGGAGTGTACGTGCCGTCAGGTGCGTTTAGTTTTGATTTCTACGTCAAGCCAAGTCGTCGACCGGAGCGTCTAGGAATTACGTTCAACGCTGGCACGATCTTTCACCTGTCATCGACGTACGCTCTGTCGTTGGTCACAGGTTCAGGAAAGGATCACAATGGTCTTGTCACCGGATTCAGGTTGCAACTTCAATTGAGTCACAGTGCCGACGTGATGCCTTCGTTGGCAACGACTGGAACGTATCCAAATGATTTAACGTTCTTGTCGAACGACAATTCGTTGAAGTGGAACCGGTGGCACCACGTCATCGTCAGGTGGGGCACGTCGCTCGTCAACGGTGGAACTGGTTCGTTCAATGTTGACGGAGTCGATGAGGGAGAATTCCTCGTTCCATCCAGTACTATCGCGCCGCTTGAATTTCCGGCCGGTGGTCCGTCGTCTCCTGATGTGTTGTGCATCGGCAATTACTTTCAAGGCAACAATCTTGGAACTGGTTCATTGTCATACTTCTTTTCCGAGGATCCATCAACGCGTGATGGGCTTGAGGTGTTGAATACTGAGGCCGGATATGAAGGTCCGGCGGATGCAGACTATGATTTCACGAATCCGTTGAACGCTGAACTTCATGATCTAAGCATCAAACGCTACTACATGTCGGACCTTGACATCGTTCAGTCGGCGTCGGTCGGTTTGACGTACATTGATCCCGACAGAATAGCATTTTACGTTCCTCCGTTCTTCGTTGAGGACAGTCCGTTCAGGCAGTTCGTCGGAACGCACGGTGGCGTGCTGCAGACGCCGTTCTTTGAGGTCGATGGTTCGACGAACGATCCTTTCAACGTTGCGATGTCGTTCGGTGTGAACGGTCACTACATCAACCTCGAGAACTACGTCAGGGACTTTGCGAACGGTACGCACCCACGACTTCATCACCTCACCGGCGTTGCGTTGGTGAACACCACAGTTTCTGCGGGCGCGAATGAATTCTTGTACGATCAACCGTTCGTCAAGTACAGGAACTTGATGTTGTTGCCCTGCGATGACGGTCTGTTCGTTCCACAATTTTCGTTGTTGGCCTCAGAGAGTAATCGTTCTTCGATCGTCGATGACTTTGGCGTCCAGGAACTTAGCTTCGTCAACATAGGGAACATGTTGCTCACGTCGTCATTGCTATTCGGCAGCGATTTTGACGAGGATTCCGAACTCGTGGACGCGATCGTTGGTTTCTCTCCAGAGAATCCTGGAAAGGTCGCCGGCACAGCGTATGACAATTACGCCGATCAAGTGTCGAAGGAAGTTGCATTAGGAACGTACGATCCGGGAATTCAGAAGGGTGCTCCGCTGACGATCTACCAACGCACTCGTGATTCATCGTCGAATCAGGTGACGTTCTTCGACATCAGCAACATCTTCTACGGCAAGAGGATCCTACCTGGCAGCGTCACGTTGAAAGATTCGTCGTTGTACGGTTCTGATGATGCGTTCGGAATCACGTTGAAGGACGACGGTCGAGGAACGTTGTACAGGGCTGACTGTGTGACGTCAGCGTCGACCTGGAACGCTGTCGGAACGGTGTTCTATGACGAAGGAATCATTGCGATCAAGAGCCCACACCTGTACTTCTTCGGCAAGGAGGGCTACGAATTGAGCTTTAGGGGTGAGCAGAACATACACGTCATGAGGTTGGACGTGATCGCTCCGGCAAATCAACTCAACTCTTCATCAAACTTGAACTACGTTGACGTTCCTCCGTCGGCATACCCGAACGATCCTGACGAAAATTTTGTCTACATCACCGGCATTAACTTCCACGACGACAACATGAACGTTGTGATGAAGTCACAGCTGGCACAGCCCATCATCAAGAGGACCGGGTCGAAGATCAAGTTCACGATCAGGCACGATTTTTGAAAGTGACGTGCCGTGACATAGGATCTTGACATGGCAACGAAAAAAACGAGACCTCGTAAGAAGCCCCGTAAGGGTCACTACAAGACAGGAATCCACGTGTCTCCGAAGGCAGGCGAGTGTGCCTATCGTTCGTCATGGGAGCTCGCCTACATGAAGTATTTGGACGAAGACCCGACGGTCACGTCTTATGAGTACGAGAAGGTCATAATCATGTACGTGTCCAACGTGCGCACCGGCTCGCTCAAGAGATACTTCCCTGATTTTCTCATTCACTACGCATCTGGTGAGGATCGTCTAGTCGAAATCAAGCCTTCGAACAAGTTGGCCCATGCCAAGGTGATGAAGAAGACCGAGGCGGCCAAACAGTGGTGCAGTGAACACCAGTGTACCCTGGAAGTGATCACCGAACATGAGTTGAAGGGTCTTGGGGTCCTGTGAGTCGGCGGCACCGTGTGTCACGTGAAGTGATATAGTCGACTCATGAGAGTTGTTCTTGGTCTTGATGTTTCGACGACGTGCACTGGTATCTGCGTCATTGACGAATCATTTAACGTTGTGAAATTAGATCACGTGTCGTTGTCGAAGTGTAACACGTTGTGGGACAAGGCTGACCTCATCATGGAGTACTTCGTAAGTGCGAAGGCATCATTTGCGTCCGGCGTGACTGACGTGTTCATTGAGGAATCTCTTCAATCGTTCAGGCCTGGATTCTCCAGTGCCGCCACGCTCACGACGTTGTCGAAGTTCAACGGTCTCGTCAGTTACTTTGCAAGGCAGACGTTCCTTGTCGATCCTGCGTACATTGCGGCACCCACAGCCAGAAAGGCGTGTGGAGTCAAGCTGCAGAACAAGAAGAAGTGTGGAATCGATCACAAGGAACAGGTCTTTCAACACATCTCGGCGAATGAACTGTCAAACGTTGTGTGGCCGAAGAAGAGGAACAGTGAAAAGTTTGTCGATTGGTCACACGATGAGGTCGATGCGTATGTCATTGCCAAGGCGGGCATGATTCGCCTGTTGAACGGTGAATGAGAAATGTGATAGAATGAATGTGTGCTGAGCGTCACCGAAAAGCTGCGATTTATTGAACGATGTTTCGGAAAGGCACACATTTCTCGTGACGGATTGAATGCGACCGTCTGGTGTCCCATCTGCGCGTCGAGTGACAAGCAAAAACGTAAGTTGGCGATCAGGACAGACGATGAGAGGACGCACTGTTGGGTGTGTGGCTATCGTGCACGTACAATCGCCCCTCTTGTCAAAAAATATTGTACATACGATCAATACAACGAATACGTTCAACGTTTTGCTCCTCACCTCGCTAACGTGAAGACAGTTGAACCGGAGAAGCACGAGGTATCGCTTCCGTCGGACTTTAAGCTACTCGTCACGTCGAATGATCCTGACGCTCGTGCGATGTTGAGGTACCTCACGAAGCGTGGTGTCACTGAACGTGAACTGTGGCTCTACAAGGTTGGTTTTTCTGATGAGAGTCACTGGCGCCGGCGCGTGCTCATACCATCCTACGATAAAACGGGAAAGCTAAACTACTTCGTCGGTAGGGCAATAGATGACAGTCGTTGGCCGAAGTACGACAACCCATTTGTGACCGAGAGGACGTCACTTGTCTTCAATGAGCTCAACGTTGATTGGGCGCAGCGATTGGTCCTCTGTGAGGGAACGTTCGACATGTTCAAGTGCGGTGACAACGTCGTGCCACTGCTTGGTTCTGACATCAACGAGGAATACGCCTTGTTCAATGAGATTCTTGTGAACAAGACACCCGTCGCGTTGGCACTGGACGGTGACATGTGGTACACGAAGACGCCGCGGATCGTTGCAAAATTCTTGGAATATGACATTGACGTGAAGGTGGTCGACACGCGCGAACTCGGAGATCCTGGCAATGTGTCGAAGCAGCGATTTGCTGAGGCGCTCAATGAAGCAAAGTCCCCAGTGTGGATTGACTCGTTCATGGATCGATTGTCGAATGCAGTACACGTCAATCTAAAGATCAGGTGAGGAAATTTGAATGTTGATTGCCCACGCCGCAGACATACACATTCGCTCGTTATCTCGTCATGACGAAGTGAAGTCGGTCACTGAAGCGTTCATCGATGACGTGACAAAAAAGAAGGTCGATGCCATCTACATAGCAGGTGACATCTATCACACAAAGACGCAGAACATCTCTCCTGAATACATTGACTTCATGAGTTGGTGGTTGAAGTCGTTGGCGGATGCTGCGCCGGTTCACTTTATACTCGGCAACCACGATGGCATCTGCAGCAATGCTTGTCGACAGGACGCTGTGTCGCCGATCATTGACCTATTGGGAAATCCACGCATACACATGTACAAGAAGAGCGGCGTGTATGAATTCGAACGTGGGTTCAATTGGTGTGTGTTCAGCGTGTTTGACCTCGAAGGTTGGAAGAACGTTTATCCAGAACCGGATCAGGTAAACATTGCGTGCTATCACGGTCCGGTCGCTGGTGCTAAGTTGGACATCGATTGGAAGGTTGAGTCGGAGATGACGTCCGATTTCTTCAGTGAATACACATGTGCGATGTTGGGCGACATTCACAGGAAGCAATTCTTGTCAGAGAGAGAACAGGTTAGGATCGTCGATGGAAAGCGAGTGAATGTTGTTGTTCCAAACGTTGCGTATCCTGGTTCATTCATGCAGAATTCTTACGGTGAGTCGATCGAACACGGCTACCTGTTGTGGGACATCAAGGACAATTCAACGTACGATGTGTCATTCGTTGAATTGCCGAACGATCGTCCGTACGTCACCGTTCCGTGGCAGGGAAGCGCTGCCGCCACGATTGCGTATTCACAGGGAAAGTTTCCTGCAAAGAGCCGCGTGAGGATCTCAAGCCATGAATCATTGAGGCACAAGGAAGCCGTCAATGTCACTCATGAATTGAAGAATGCACTGGACGTTTCAGAGGTTACGTTCAAGTGCGACGACGTGCAGCGAAGTTCGGTCATTGCAATGGACACGATGGTCCTAAAGAAGGATGACCTACGAAGCGTTGACGTGTTGGTGAAGTTGCTGAAGGAATTTCACGCGAATGCTGACGTTAATGATGATGAGTGGGAGTCAACGTCAGCGATCATCAATGCAAATTTGGTTGCAGTCAACGACCAGGACGTGTTGAGGAATACATCGTGGTCATTGAAACGTTTGGAATTCGACAACACATTTGCGTATGGTGAAGGAAACTTCATCGAGTTTGATGCCCTACGAGGAATCGTCGGCGTGTTCGGTCCAAATAGGATAGGAAAATCGTCGTTGGTCGGTTCGTTGACGTATGCATTGTTCAATGGAACCGACCGTGGGTGCATGAAGAATGTTCACATCATAAACGCTAGAAAGCCATATTGCCTTGCTCGCTGCGTGTTGAACGTCGGCGGACAAGATTACGTGATTGAACGTCAGACGACGAAGACGGAATCAAAGAAGGGCGTCGTCTATTCGAACACCGCACTGAACGTCTTCAGGATCGTCAACGGAGAGTTAGTCGACCTCAACGGCGAGCAGAGGTATGACACAGAGAAGGTGATCAGGAAGTTGATTGGCACGTTCGACGACTTTGTGCTCACGTCATTGTCTGCACAGGACGACCTGAAGTTGTTCATAAATCATGGTTCAACAAAACGTCGTCAGATCGTGGTGAGATTTTTGGACCTTGACGTATTTCAGGCGCTCCACGGTCAATCGAAGGAAGAGATCAACATCGTCAAGGGATTATTGAAGGGCATTCCTGAACGTGATTGGAGCTCACTGGAGAAGAGCCTTCACGACAAGATTGTGATGTGCGATGACCTGATTGAGCAAAAGACGTTGGAACACGATTCTCTTCGTGATCAGATTGATTCTGTCAAGAGGTCGTTGGATCAATGCACAATCATTCCAGTTCGCTCAGAACAGGTGAAGTCGCAGCGCGCCACCGTGCGTTCGTTGGAGGAGCGAGAGGAGAAGGCTTCTTTGATCCTCGGTGCGATGAAAAATCAACATGAAACGATGGTGTCGTCGATCGACGTTCTTTCAGATGAGTTAAAATCGTACGACGTTGACGACTTGAAGAGACGTAGTTCTTTGTTGGTCAACGCACGTTCAACGATTGAAAAGTTACGACATGCGTGTGAAAAGGAACAATCCGTCCTACGAGGATACGAGAATTCAACCGCAGTGTTGGACACCGTTCCGTGCGGTGATGAATATCCGACGTGTAGGTTCATCAAGGATGCATACGCGATCAAGGGACGATTGGATGAACAGAGAAAATTGGCCGATGATGCACTCAACGCACTGAATGTTGCTTCAAATGCGCTTGAAGATTTGGAGGGAGATGAAGTTGATGTCAAGTTGGAGCGCGTTGAAACGTTGGGCAAGAAGGTTGCTAAGCTGCACATGGACGCGATGCAGCGTACAATCGACATTAATCGCCTCGAGACGGCGCTCGGGGAGACGAAATCGTCGTTGATCGTTGCGAGAGATGAGTTGAGTAGGCTCGAGCGGGCATTTGACAGCGCCGCGATAGAGCGAGTGAATTCGTTGAAGAACGATCTGGCGACATTGATTGCCTCAGCAAAGGAAGTCGATGACGCGAAGGTCGCCGCGGCGAAGGATGTTGGTCGCGCGAAGGCAGCGATTGATAAGTGTGTCTCAGACAAGAAGGCACATTCGGCATTGTTGCAGCGGATGAAGTGTCATGAGCTCATAGTTCAAGCATTTTCTAGGCACGGTGTTCCTGGTAGGATCATTGCCGCACAGCTTCCGATCATCAACGGTGAGATTGCGTCGATCCTGCAGGGAATCGTTGACTTCGTAATTGAACTTGAATCTGATGAGGAGAGCGATTCGCTTGACGTGTACATCAACTACGGTGACAGTCGTCGGATCATTGAGTTGGCATCAGGAATGGAAAAGATGATTGCGTCGATTGCGATCAGAGTGGCACTGATCAACGTGTCGACACTTCCAAAGACAGACTTCTTCATCATTGATGAAGGTTTCAGTGCGTTGGACGAGTCTGGCATCGAGGCCTGTAATCGCCTGTTGACGTCGTTGAAGAGGTACTTTAAGTCAATCATTGTCGTCACACACGTTGATGGAATCAAGGATGTCGCCGACACCGTGATTGAGATCTTTAAGAATGAAAAGGATGCGTCGGTGCAATATGGATGATAGTGACTGGAGGTCGTATGGGCATGGACGTGTGATCAGAAAGCACTCGAGTGGATTCTTTGTCATCAAGCCTGCTGAATTGACTGCACGCGCTCCGACGTACTGCGGAATGTGTGGCGTCGTGATGAGGACCGAGGATGACGAGGATTCATGGAAGAAGTTTGAGTGTTGTTCGCTGTGTGCACGAACGTGGGTGTATCCTCATAGGAAGGAGTGGAACGAAGGGTGGAGACCTGATCCGAGTGACGTACGTGCACTTGCGATCGTCAATGCGGTGATGACATTCGACGAACATCCTACTTAGTTGTGAGGATGTGTGATGTCCGACATTGACTATGCTGCCCTGAATCAATCGATCGATACAACGTGGGGAAGGTCGTCCACGCCAAGGACGTCATCGTATTCCGTGAAGTTCACGTTCGCCGGTGAGGATCGCCTATTGGTGTCCTACGCTGTGATCGTCAATTTTGGCACGGAACGTCAGATGATTGAGATGAAGCGAGCGTATGCCGATGAGGCCGGCGCCGTGATCGCTGATGCAATCAAGCGAATCAAGAGCGTGTACAAGGACCTGACAGGCAACACGTTGAGCATGAAGATTGACCAACGAACAATCAGTGATTCCGTTGAGATCATCAGCTTCAATGTTCACAACGCGAAGCGCACTGCTTACTTCAGGCGAAAGGCGTTCTTCGATGTCGGGTAATTGTCCCGCTAACCCACAATCATTCACGACAAATAAACAACGCGTTGATGAAATAATCCGCTGTGGCAAGGATCCGTCGTATTTCATCAACAGGTGGGCAAAGATCCAACACCCAGTCAGGGGTTTGATTCCGTTCGAGACGTTTGAATTTCAGGATGATTGTCTCAGGGCATTCGAGGAACATCGCTTCAACATCATCCTGAAGTCGAGGCAGATCGGTCTGTCGACCGTCAGCGCGGCGTACGCAACGTGGTTGGCGTCATTCTATAAGGATAAGACGATCCTCATCATTGCGACGAAGTTGTCAGTTGCCGTCAACTTCATCAAGAAGGTGAAGGTGATCTTGAAGAACTTGCCTCCGTGGTTGTTGCTTCCGAAGTTCGAGCCCACGAAGCAGGCCGTCGTGTTCAACAACGGTTCGACGATCACCGCAATTCCGACGTCAGAGGATGCAGGCCGTTCCGAAGGTCTGTCGCTTCTGATTGTTGACGAAGCGGCGTGGATCAAGAACTTCAAGGAAATCTGGACAGGAATCTATCCGACGATTTCAACAGGAGGTCGCGCGATCGTGCTGTCAACGCCGAACGGCGTGGGAGGACAATATCACAGCCTGTGGGTCGGTGCGGAGGCGGGCGTGAATGGGTTCAATCCCATCAAGCTTCCATGGCACGTGCACCCTGAACACGACATAGCGTGGTTTCAGAAGGAAACGATGGGCTTGCCCAAGCGTGAGCTTGGTCAAGAGTACGAGTGCAACTTTACGTCTTCCGGTGACACATTCCTCAATCCAGATGACCTTTATGATTTGAGGCTACGCATCAAGGCACCGATTGAAAAGTTGGGATGTGATAGGAACGTTTGGTTGTGGTCATACCCGATCGCGGGTCGTCAATACGTGATATCTGCAGACATTGCTCGAGGAGATGCACACGATTTTTCTGCATTTCACGTCATTGACACCGTCGACAACGAGGTTGCCGCTGAGTACATGGGCAAGTTACCTCCGGAGAAGTTGGCAGATCTGCTCATCGAGTGGGGGAAAAAATACAACAATGCGTTGTTGATCCCTGAGAATAACACGTTCGGTTACTTCGTCTGCACACGCATCAGGGACGCAGGATACAGGCGGCTCTACTACCACAAGCACAGGGGCGATCCATTCAACTATTCTCCGAACGATCCGACGGAGATTGCGGGATTTCCGACGAACCAGAAGACGCGCGAGCAAATACTGACGAAGCTTGAGGAAGTGATCAGGCTCAAGAAGCTGAGCGTTTACTCGGCACGATTGTGCGATCAGTTACAAACGTTCATCTGGATCAACGGGCGCGCCGCCGCCGGTCACGGAGGATTCGATGACCTCGTGATGAGCCTTGCGATCGGCTGTTGGATCTCTCACGGCGCGACTACCTCGAGTGCGTACGACGTTGAGATGTCGATGGCAATACTTGCGTCAACGACGAGGACGAGCAGGATGTTCGACGAGGCAATGCCAAGGGTGAATGATGCCAGGTATTCGATCGCCGGTACGAGCAATCCGTACAAGCCTCAGGAGCAGAAGGTGCCGCAGACGGGGACCGCGGAGTACGCAAAGTTTGTGCGTGATACGTCGTGGTTGATCTAAGACTTGACGATTTGTTCTAGTCGATCTCTGACGGTGTTCCTGACCCTATCGTTGGCGTCGTTCTTCATCATGGGAAGGTACTTTGGATCGATTCGTAGTGCAACCTGCATTCGCACCAGCGCGTCCTCGTCCTTCATCATGTGTGGAAGGTCCAACGTGTTCGTCCTGCCGGCGACGATGCTCCTGACGTAGTAGTCGTCGTCCTCGATCATGTCAATGAGATGCTCGGCGTCGATTCGTTCAGCGACAATCCTACGAACTTCCGCCGATTCATCGTCGATCATCTCAGGTAGGCGTTCGGGGTCGATTCGCCTTGCGACCTCAGCACGCACACCTGTTGACATGTCATCCATCATCTTGGGGAGCTCGAGGACGTCAATTCGGTGTGCAATTTCAAGACGCACCGGCACATTACGAATGTGCAGAAGATTAGGTAAAAATTCTGGATCGATTCGACGAACGACGATCTCTTGAACTGACAACGATGGGTCGTACATCATTCGAGGAAGGTGCGACGGGTCGATTCGCCTTGCGACCTCCTGTCGTACATCATTGTCACGATCCTTCATCATCTTGGGAAGGTACGACGGGTCGATTCTTGCTGCAACAATTTCACGAATGCGGCTCGAACTTACGCGTAACTTTGAGCGAGAATCAAAATTAATGTACCTCGCAAGCACCGATGATGGAGTTCGCGGTGAATTGAGGATCATGATCAGAATGTCTTCTTCGTCATCGTACAGTTCAAGTGCCTGTTCTATCTCTTCCTCAGTCGCCTTTCCTAGTTTGATCTTCGCCAACAGGCTCGTCTCCTGCTTTGGAGCGTCCTGTTCAACGATCCTCAAGAGACCGTTAAATTCACTGGGAATTTCGTCGAATTTTTCATCCTCCGCGTCCCAGCCTTCGACCTTTATGATCTTGTTGTTCTCGTCACGGTGCACTGCGAACGCAACCTTGTACAACGGATCCGTGTCGGGCAGCGTCTTCGATAGTGCAAAGTAGAACACAATGTTCGCACCAGTGTACTGTTCGAAGTGCGGCATACCGTTCATCGTGATGCACCATTGAGTGTTTGCACCGTACAACTGTGCTGCGGCTTTGCTCTTTATGTGGACGAGTTCGTAGCCGTTGTCCTCACCCATCTTCTTAGCACCTGACTCCTTTGCTTCCTTTCGCTCATGAGTCTTCGAAGGCGTGATTGAATTCAGTTCGTCCTTAAGATCACCAAGAGTCTTATATGCGTTGATGTCCCTGTTTTTGAATTGCGACGCATTCTGGTGGAATGACTCGATCGTTGAAATCAGTTCATTGACATCGGCACCTGCTGACAGCTGCTTTGCACTCCACATCAAGTACTTTTGTGAACCCGAGGGATCTGAGGACGCGAGTTCGTCGATCTCTGCCTCGAGTTCAGGGTACTTTTTCTTCGCGTCAGAAACGCGGTCCTCGAGGAGCAGGACCTCGTTGATCAGGCGGCGTAGTGTTCCGAGGACGATCTTCATGCTGCTAAATACATTATGATGCGCTGATTCTTTGACGTTCATATTTAGAAGTGTGCGAGGATTAAACATGAAGCGCGAAATTTCCTACGATAAGCTGTGCAAGATCATCAATGAAGAATTGTCGAACGTTGACCACGGCGGAATCAAGGACCTCGTGACGTCGGCAGAGAAGCTGATGAAGGCGCTGAAGCAGTTCAAGGAATATCAGGACTCAGCGCCAAAGCCCGTCAAGGACGCACTGTTGGACGACGTTGACAACCTCTGCACGAAGCTCGACAAGATGATGACGGAACCCTCGTCGTACGTTGTGTCTCCAGTGCTCAGGCAGAAGGTCGTGCGAAAGTTGGTCCAACAGGGCAAAGACGTCCTGAAGTGATTAGAATTGTTGTAGGATAGAGCCCAACTGGAAATAGTGAGGCACGCGAGTGGCAAAGAGCGAACGAGAACAGAGAAGTCTCTTTAAGAGGTTGACGCGGATCTTCAAGGCTGGCCCGATCGTCAGGAGGAAGGTCAGAGGTAGAGACACCGTGCTGGCGGTGCCGGACAAGTCGAAGACGTCCGGTGCGCTATTGTTCCAGAAGTCGCTGTCGCCGACGTATGCAACGATAACGTCGAACGCGTACAACCTTTCAGAGCGGTTGATGCGGTACCAAGACTTCTGCCTCGCAGGAGACACGTTGGTCGCAATGCCGTCTGAGGTCGGTGCACTATCGATCAAGGAGATCGTTGATGCATGGGAGGCGGGTGACGTCAACCAGTGGGTGTTTTCTTACGACACTGAGAAGCGCAGAATAGTTCCTGCGAAGGTCACCGGCGCGAGGTGCAACGGCGTCAGACAGGTCGTCACCGTCACGTTGGACGACGGGTCAGAGATAAAGTGCACGCCAGATCACAGGTTCATGCTTCGAGATGGTTCATACCTGCAGGCATGTGAATTGACGACTGACACTGCATTGATGCCGTTGAATCAACGAACATATGATTCGCCATACAGATACATTCATGATGGGAAACGTTGGCGTTCTGAGCACGTCATGGTCGTTGAATCAATCTTGGATCGTCAACTCATCGTCGGAGAGCACGTACATCATAAAAATTTCAAACATCGCGACAATAGAATAGAAAATTTGGAAGTTTTGTCGGTACACGATCACATGTCGTTGCACGCTAAGATCAACAATCAACGATTTGATGATCCTGCCGCAAGACAACACATGTCAACGGTGATGAAGAAGCGTTGGCAGAATGATGGCGATTTGAGGATCAATCTCGATAGAACTTCTCAAATGTTAAGCGACAGTCGTCGTCAACGGCGGATCGAGTACAACAAGACTGAAAAGCCTGGTCGGTTTAATGCTGGTAGGACTGATCAAAAACACTCGCAAAATGCAAATGCTGACAAGTCGTTGACATTTCAGATGATTTGTGACGCATATCAACCCGGAGATACGTTGAAGGGATTGGCGAGAAAAGTAAATTCTACGTGGTGCAAGGTCATAAATCGAATCAAATGGCAGGGTTATGAAAATTTTGTCGATTTCGTCGAGAGATATCAGAATCATAAGGTTGTCTCTGTCATCGATCACGGCGAAACAATGTTCGTCTATGACCTCGAAGTTGCCGGACATCACAATTTTGCTTTGGCGAAGTACGCAAAAGAAGGAATTAAGTCTTGCGATCATCAAGGAGTTAAATCTTGTGACGTTGGAATTAAATCTTGCAGTGTTGAATCAGCACAAAAGTATAGACTTATTACGCAAGGTACTGTAATTGTTCACAATTGCGAGATGGAGCTGACTCCGGAGATAAGCGCGGCATTAGATATTTATTCCGACGAAACAGTTGCCCAGGATGATAAGGGCCGCATCCTCCACATACACAGTGACAATCCTAAGATCAGGGAGACGCTCGAGGAGCTCTACTACAACGTCCTGAACGTTGAGTTCAACCTGCGCCCGTGGGTCAGAAACGTCGTGAAGTTTGGCGATGCGTTCCTGTACGTCAACGTCTCTCAGGAGCACGGCGTGGTGAATGCATTCCCGATTCCCGTCAACGAGATTGAACGTGAGGAAAACTACGACAGGAACGACCCATTCGCCGTACGCTTCAGGTGGGTCACTCTTGGCAACAGGACGCTCGAGAATTGGGAGGTGCTGCACTTTAGGATCCTCGGCAACGACCAATTCCTGCCCTACGGGTCATCAATCTTGGATCCGGCTAGGAGGATTTGGCGACAGCTGATCCTGATCGAGGACGCAATGCTCGTGTACCGCGTGATCCGAGCGCCGGAGCGAAGGGTCTTCTACATCGACGTGGGCAACGTTCCACCCGAGCACGTGCAGAACTACATTGAAGAGCAGAGGAAGCAGCTCAGGACCTCGCAGGTGATCGACCAAACGCAGGGACGGGTCGACCTGAGGTACAATGCTTTGTCGGTCGATGAGGACATTCTGGTCCCGGTGCGAGGCGCCGAGACAGGAACGAAGATCGACACTCTGCCGGGTGGACAAAATACAGCGGCCGTAGAAGATGTTTCGTACATACAGAAGAAATTATTTGCAGCCTTAAAGATACCAAGGGCATATCTCGGCTACGACGACATGCTGTGCTTGGCACCTGACACAGAGATTCCTCTGTTGGACGGTACTTCAAAGAGGATCGACGAACTCGCGCGTCTCTTTGAGGGTGCAGAAAAACCAATTCTGTGGACGTATTCATCTCTGGAAGATGGAACAATCGTTCCGTCGAGGATCCTGAATGCGTGGCAAACGAAGACGGTGGACGAGCTCTACAGAGTGACGTTGGATGACGGGTCTGTTCTAGAATGCACCGGAAATCATCCGTTCATGCTCAGGGACGGATCGTACCGCAGGGCCGACGAGCTCACTCCAGAGACCAGCCTGATGCCGTTGTACAGGAGATTGTCCGTCAACAAGAAGCGTGGTGGACTTGACCTGATCGATGGGTATGAGATGGTCCTGCAGAACAATGACGGCGAATGGTCATACACGCATAAGTTGGTGAACGAACATGTCACCGGTGGAAATCACAAGGTCAACAAGTGTCGAGTCATTCACCATGCTGACTTCAATAAGAAGAACAACCAACCAGAGAACCTCGTTGAGATGACGTGGGCAGAACACAGGAAGTTCCATTCTGACAACCTCGAGACAACGTGGTTTCGACCTGACGTCATTGAGCGCAGAGAGATAAACAAGATTGCAGCACTGAAGTCTCCTCATCATAGGCAGCTCAAGTCGGTGCAGATGAAGGCACAGCACGCTGATGAGAACTCTGCACTGAGTGCATGGGTGCACGGTGATGAGATCCACGAAAAGATGTCGAGCGTCATGCGTGACAACTGGAACGATCCCGAGTACCGCGCTGTCAAGTCACAACAGAACAGGGACCTGTGGAACGATCCAAAGTACCGTTCGAAGTACGTCGGCGATGGTCACTGGTCTCGTCGCAAGAAGGCTGAGTACACGATCGATTGGCTGATCAAGTTCTGCAAGGAGAACGAAGCGTACGAGTGGTCGTGTTGGAGCAGAAAGACGATTCCTGCAATCGCTTCGTTACCTATTGGATTTTCATACGTGCGTTCTCTGATCATGAGGTCAGGATTTGAGGACTGGTATGATTTTGCCGTCAAGGCATTGAACTATGTTCCTAAAAAACACATTCTCTGGGGTGTTAAACGTGCAAGACGAAATGCAGAATTGAACTTGACACCTGAGACGGCACGTGAAGCGTGTTTGAAGCATGGATTGCGTTCGTCAGATGATGTTGTTGCAGCGAGTAGATCTGGATTGATCAACTTTGGTTGTGCTGCCTTGAAAGGTATGTTGAGTGATCACGGAATGACTGCTTTTGAATTCTTCACGTCCGTCGGTCGCAATCATAAAATTGTTAACATTGAACTCATAAGAGTTAATTCCTCAGACTCAAGAGTTAACTCCTCTGTCCCTGTTTATGATCTCGAAATTGAAGGAACGCATAACTTCCCGATCATTTGTCGTTCACAATCTCCTTTGAATACCAATGATTGTGCATCTACGAGTGTACTAAGTGCAGTGTTCGTTCATAATAGTAGTCGTTCTACACTCGCCCAGGAGGATATACGTTTTTCCCGTACAATCACCTCCATCCAAAAGACAATCCTAGCCGAGCTCAACAAGCTCGCCGTCATCCACCTGTACGCGAATGGGTTCGACGGAGACGACCTCCAAAACTTCACGCTCCGCCTGTCCAACCCGTCCACGGTCGCTCAGCAACAGAAGCTTGAGCTGTGGCGTCAAAAGTTTGAGATCGCCGCCTCTCTGCCCGAGACGATGGGTTCGACGGAGTTTGTCATGAGCGAGGTCTGGGGGCTCAACGCCGCGCAGATCAAGGCGATCAAGCGCCAGCGCACCGAGGACAAACTGTTCGACGCTCAGCTCGAGGCGGCGGTCGCGGCCGGCGGTGGCGGAGGAGGCGAGGGTGATGACACGACCACTGAGGGCCTATTCGGTGCCGCCGGAGGCGGTGAAGAGGGTGGTACTGAGGCCCCCGCTGAGGAGCCCACGGAGCCTGCCCCTGAGAACGCGAGTGAGGAGCCTGAAGAAGAGGGTTCTCCTGAGCTTGAGCTCTTGACGTCTTCTGACAACGCTCAGGATGACCTCGAGATCGTCCAGGACAACGATCGCACTCCGGTGAAGCCGAACCCAACGCTTCACAAGTACCTCTACAATCGCTCCCGTCGTCGCATGAAGACGAACCGTCCTGACTTTGTCAAGATGACCGGTCCCAGTGCTTCGTCGCTGAGCGACCCGAACGACACTTCGTGGTTGAAGGATCCGTTCAAGGAGTCAGTTCCTGCTCGTCCTAGGATCGGATTGGGCCCAGACGTGCTGTCGATGTTGAGGAACGCGCAGTCCGCCGGCGCAATCTCCGCTCCACGCGAGCGAGTGTTGTCGGAGCAGCGCGACGTGCAGGACGAGGTCGACGGCATCGTCGAGCTTGATGACGACGACGATGATTTCACGGATCGCGATGATAGTTAACGTAGAAGAGCGATGGTTGACAATGCCGAAGCAACATTCAAAGAAGAGAAACGCACAGCTTTTGTGGGAGTTCCTGATCAGGAAGGTGACGTCGTCGCTGGTCTCAGGCGACAAGAGGACGGCAAACGCCGCGCTCAAGATCATCAGGCGACACTTCAAGCCAGGCACGGAGTTGTACCGAGAGTTTCGACTGATCAATTCGCTCGTGAAGACCACCGTGTCCACGCCCGCCGTGGCAGCGTCGATCATGAACGAGGCAAAGCGCGCCGCGAAGGCACACGATCCGGCACAGCTCGACAGGCAGAAGTCGCTGTTGATCCGTGACATCAACCACGTGATCAACGACCCGGCGTTCTATGACCAACACGTGTCTGAGTACAGGACGATCGCCACCATCCAGACGCTGCTCAACGATTGGCGCGCCGCGGAGCCCGACCTCTCCAGGATGGCGATGTACGAGGAGCGAGTGCACTCGTGGTTGGTCTCTGAGAAGCCTTCAGCACCCACCGGAGCTGTCGTTGAGGAATCTCCTGGGACGGCGAAGGCGCTCGTCAGAGTGATGATGCAGAAATTGAACGAAAAGTACAGTCGTGAATTGACCGACGACCAGCGCGCGCTCGTTAGGGCGTACGCATTCTCGACGGCGTCCGACGATGGTTCGTCGTTGTCCCAATTCTTGGTCGAGACGAAGGAACGCGTCGTGAGGCAGCTCGACTCGTACGCGTCCGAGGATGGAACTCCTGACGCGGTGCGAGAGAAGGCGGAGAGCGTCAAGGCGGAAATCCTCAAGGAGGACGTCGGGTCCGTGGACGACGATCGAGTGTCGAGGTTCCTCATGTACATGAAGCTCGCGTCTGAAATCACGACGCCGGACGGAGACAAAAATGTCTGAACTTAGACTCATCAGTTCGTTTCAACCGCTCGAGTACACGCCCGAGATGATCAAGGAATCGTACGAGAAGAACGACGGAAGGATCATCCTGCGCGGCCTGATGCAGAAGGCGGATGCTCTGAACCAGAACGGTAGAATTTACCCGAAGGCGATTCTCGAGCGTGAGATCAGAAACTACCAGAAATTCATCAATGAAAACAGGAGCTTGGGTGAATGCGTTCCACCTGAGACTGAAATTTACACGGTGAATGGTTGGAAGTCAATCAAGGACATTGCCAACGATGAAGTCATTGCGACATTGAACGTTGAGAACAATGAACTTGAATTTCAACGAATCGATAGGAAGATCGATCGTAGGTATCGTGGACCGATGCACAGAATTCGTGTTTCACGTGCACATGACGTGTGTCTGACGCCAAACCACAACATCTTGATCACTGACTTGTGCGGACGACCAAAAAAGATTAAGTCTAGTGCGTTGTTCGATGAAGTGAAGAACTCTTCGACGAGTTTTCAACTGTTCACAAGTGAACGTCTTCAGAGAGTTGCTCGTGAGAGCGTCGACGTCATCGACTACGATGGAAGGGTCTATTGTGTGACCGTCAAGAACGGAACGTGGCTAATGAAGCAGAATGGTCACGTCTGTTGGACGGGCAACTGCGATCATCCGGAGACGTCCGTCGTCAACCTCAAGAATGTCTCTCACATCGTGCGCGAGGTGAAGATGGAGGGAAATGAGGCCCGCGGCGCGATTGAGATCTTGGATAAGGTTCCGTCAGGTCAGATCCTGAAGGGCCTCGTCGAGTCAGGCGTCAAGCTCGGAATCTCCTCGCGGGGCGTTGGTTCGACGAAGCAACAAGGCGATTACTTCGTTGTTCAGGATGACTTTCAGTTGATCTGCTTCGACGTCGTTTCTGATCCATCGACGGCTCAGGCGTTCATGCTCCCAGAGGGAAGGGTCATCACGGCGGCGGAACTGAGTAGGGTGTTCAACCGCAGCGACAGGATCGATCGCATCATGAATGAGATTCTAAACGCTCGATGATCCTACATATGCCATGGGACTTAACACACCGATTCCCGGCTACAACCTAGCGTCAGAGCTCCAAGTGCCAGGCGTTCCCTGGGTGACGTCGTCGATCATGGGAGCAAACATCATCGACAGGTACGACTTTCCGTTCGTGTCAAAGACGCTCGTCGTCACAAATGTCTCTAGCTCCGGCGACCTGCGCATTGCGTTCAGCAGGAACGGACTGTTGACGAACTACTTTAGGTTGACGTCAGGCTCAACGTTGGATCAGGAACTGCGCATCACTCAATTGTTCGTCAGCGGCACAAATGCTGAGTACTCTGTGTTAGCGGGTCTTTCAGGTATTCCGGTGAAATATGCACCGATCCTGACGGGTTCTGACGGTTATTCTGGCATCGGTTGACGCGTGAGTTAGAATTCTTTTGTATGTCGTGTGCATACGTTGTTCCAGTCGTTGCATCGTTGAGGCGTGTCCCAGATCCGATATTGAGCACAACTTGCGTTCCGATTGTCGCGATTGACGATGGCGTTCGATTGTTGGTCGACGAAATGAATTCCATCGTCTGCTCAATGCACGGTGCAGGAATAGCCGCACCCCAGGTCGGTTCATCGTTGCGAGTGATCATCGTGTCGTACAGAAAGAACATCGTGATGATCAATCCGATCATCGTCGGTCGTTCTCGAGCGCGGTCAGTTCGTTCAGAAGGATGCTTGTCATTGCCCGGCAGACTGTACGACGTTGAACGTTGCGAGGCGTGCACCGTGAAGTATGTTCGTTTGGATGGAACGCCAACCACCGTCGTGTACGACGGAGTGGCGGCGAGGATCGTGCAGCACGAGGTGGATCACCTCGACGGTCTGACGATCGACGTGGTCGGAAAGTTTTTTGGAGGTTGTGATGAAACTGTCGCGGGATGACTTGAAGAAGATTGTGAAGGAGTGCTTGGTTGAGATCCTTGACGAGGGTTTGTCTGGAGCGTTGACGGAACACCGCCGTCCCCAGGTGAGCGAGTCACCCAAGCAACAGAGAACTATTGGCATGAGGCAGCAGAGGCCCACCGGACCGTCACCAGAGGTCGCAGAGGCCATCAAGCGTAACGCTGGTGGTAACCCACTCATGGAGGCGATTCTTGCTGACACTGCGGCAACGACGCTGCCCGAGATGATCAAGGGAGATTCTTCTGGCATCGCCGGCGCCGGCCTTGAGCACTTTGACGGAACTCCTGAGGAGGTGTTTGGAGATGGTTCGTCTCGTTGGGCAGACCTAGCGTTTGCCACACCACAGAAAAAGCTTTTGGGCACATGACGCTCACGTTGCCGCCTTGATGGCGTTTGACAACGTAAGTGATGATTAGTCGATACTTACCTGACGAGTAGGTACACTATGAAGTCTGTGAAGCTGACGAATGAGATGTTGAAGCGACTCGTGATGGAAGAAGCGGCGAAGTTTGGCGCAGAGAAGAGCACTGAGGATGCTGCCTCCGACACTGAAGAGGTCGACGCCGATGAGTATGCCGATGCTCTTGAGAAGAAGATCGACATGTACAAGGCGTTGAAGATCGAAGAACGTAAGGTCGCTAAGAGATTGGCGACACTACGCGAGCAGAAGCGCCTGTTGCTGAAGAAGTTGGCGTCAAAGAAGGTTTGATTGGGAGGAAGACATGCCCGGCAAAGGAAAATACACGCAGTACGCAGCTCCACAGGATGATAAACGAATCTTCCTGGGAAAGTTGTTCAAGGGTCATCCGACGGCGGGCATGACAGAGCAACAGGCGATGAAGCAGACGGTCAACATGGGCAATGCCCTGTTGATTCCTGATCTACAACAGGGAGATCTGAAGTCGGTCGGCGAGGTCAAGTTGGACTTTTCTGACGCTCCAGAAATGAAGGACGTTAAGTGGACGAAGGAGAATGATCCGGCGAACGCATACGTTCCTGACATCAGGTCTCCTGGGCCGAATGACGATGGAAAGCTCGATGATCCGGACATCAAACCTGAGGACATCAAGCCGAACTACGTTGTTGGCACGAATGGAACGAAGTTTCCGCTCGAGACGAGCTCGAAGGTGGACGCACACGTCGTTCTCGGCAAAGACATGGTCAAGGGTGATTCGGGCGCGAACGTCTGACGAGCACCGCATACTTAGTGATCACGGAGAAACGAATGTCGAAACAACTATACGACGAAGCGCTGGCTGACGTGAGGAAAGTCAAGGAGCTCGCCGAGGCGAACGCACAGAGGGCAATCCTGGACGTCGTCACGCCGAGGATCCGTGAGCTGATTGAGAGCCAACTGATGGGCGAGGAAGAGAAAGAAGACTCTGACCTCGATGATGAGCTCGACGGCAAGGAACTGTTGACGGACGAACTGGCATCAGCGAAGGATAGTGAAGAGAGCGAAAAGGAGCAACCGGGTGGAATGGCCTCGTTGCTTGATGATGCTCCAGGCGTAGACGTTGAGCCGGAGACTGACGATGAGTACGAGCTCACTTCTTCTTCCGCTGAGAAGTTGGCGCCGCTCGCCCGTGCACCTCGTGTTGAGGCACTCGTGAGGAATGCGCAGTATGAGGTTGACCGCCTGAGCGGCGACGTTGCGGCGGGTCGAATTAGGTTCGTCGAAGCGAACAAACAAATCGAACGATTAGTTGCACACGTAGAGGATACTTACGAGCAAGTGCAGGCACTCAAGATCGTTCGTGAATCAAAGGGTGCGCTGGAGAAAAGGTTGGAATCGTGTTTTAGCGCTCTGAATGAGCTGCAGGAGTCAATGAAAATGAAGAAGCCGGTGAAAGAAGCAAAGACAATTACTCTCGAATTGACTGGTCTTCCGGACGACCTCGACCTCGACGGCATCGGCGCCAACCTCGTCTCTGACGAGGAAGGTGAAGAGGGTGACGTTGCTGTTGAGCCCAGTCCTGATGCTGAGGGCGATGAGGGCGGTGAAGAGCTCGACTTTGACGTGACTCCTGATGAGGCTCCTGAAGGTGGCGCCGCTGGTGAGGACGAAGAGGAACCTGAGAAGTTCGAGTCCAAGCGCCTCGGCGACGATGTGATCGTTGAGATTGATGAGCGAATGCTCGCCCGTGAGGTCGCCCGCATGCGAACTCGCAGGATCAACGAAGAGGCAAAGCCAGGAATTGTCAAGCCAGCAAAGACCGGTGATGCCAAGAAGGGCGTCAAGGACTTCGGCGGTGGCAAGAAGTGCGGTGCCGAGGGCATCTGTGAAGAGGACGACGAGGGTGAAGAGGAACTCGTCGGCGAGGCCGAGGAAGGTCTCGACGAGTTGCAGAATCGTCGCAAGGGCGAAGAGCAGGGAACTGACGTGGCTGATGGTCATTCGTCGATGAAGGAAGGCATTCGTCGTCGCATGAAGGCAGTTCGCCACGCAGCGATGGAAGCCGCTCGCTCCGGTGACACGCGAAAGCAATCATTCCTACGTGAGCGCTACAACAGGCTCCGTGACCGTCTGCTTGGGCAGACAAACAGGTCCCCCATGAATGAGGGACGACCGCGACAGGCGGAGAACGTCGCGCTACAAGACCTCCGCAGTAGGTTGGCAGACACGAATCTGGTCAACGCAAGGCTGACGTATGCAAATAAGGTCCTCCAAACTGAAGGACTCTCGCAGCGTCAGAAGTCTCAGGTCGTCAAGCGGCTCGAAGCCTCAAAGACGATCCGCGAGGCGAAGGCCGTCTACGCAAGGGCCATGGAGGTCGCTGCCGAGGACGGGGGCAATCGAGTCAACGAGTCGAACGAGCGAAGAGTGCTCGGTTCTTCTTCGCGAGTCGAGCGCCAGGGGTCAGCACCCATGACGGAGTGTTCTGACATCGAGCGTTGGGGAAAGCTCGCCGGACTGACGAAGTGAAGGCGGGAAGAAAAGGTTCAAGTCTCTCATCTGATAAAGAAAGATTCAAATCATGAAACACATTACACACGAATTTTTGACGTCCGGGCTCAAGGACCGGAACATCGGTGCCGAGCGCAGCCGACTCATCGAGAAGTGGAGCAGGACAGGATTGCTCCGCGGACTCGACGGCTTCAAGCGCGAGACGATGGCACAGCTGCTCGAGAACCAGGCGGCCCAGTGCCTCCGCGAGTCGAATGCAATCTCGACCGGCGGCGGAACTGTGACCTCCAGCGGGCAGATCCAGGGCTTCTCGAACGTTGCCTTCCCGATCGTCCGCAAGGTGTTCGGTGGACTGGTCGCGAATGAGCTGGTTTCCATTCAGCCCATGTCGCTCCCATCCGGACTGATCTTCTATCTCGACTATACCTACGGTAGCAACGTCGGCGGCGACGCTGGCTCTTCGCTGTCCAATTCTGCAACGTATGAGACCTATCAGCGTGGGCAGAGCATCTATGCCAACCCAACGGCAAAGGGCATCCAATCGGGCTCTCTCGCCACGGGCGGCATGTATGACCTCGTCGGCAGCGGCTACAGCAAGGTTCACTCCGGAACTCTGTCGTTGTCCGGCTCTGGCCTGGACATCGGCGCTTGGACCGGTGCGGCTGACGCTTGGGCGGCCTCCGGAATCATCAAGGCTTCCACTGACCTGACGGGAACGAACATCAGGCAGCTGCAGTACGATCCCGACGTTGAGAACGCGGTGACCAACAATGACCTGGACGTGACGTTCGTCCACTTCACCGTTGCTGCACTACAATCGGTGCTCCCGAAGATTGACCTCACGGCAATCGACCAGATCGCGCTGTTTGGTTTCCAGGGTGACGTTGGCGCGGTTGCGTGGGGACAGTCCTACCAATCCGGCTACGGCGCGTTCAACCTTCGCAGGCTGAATCGTCGTGGTAACTGGTCCTCGTCCACGGGCGTGTTCACTCCCGATGCCATGAACGGAACTCACGTGCAGATGGTCATCAAGCTGTCGAACGGCGGCTCGATTCCCACCATGACGACCGCGACCCAGAAGGCCTCATGTGCAATCAACGCTGGACTGTCAGTTGACACCTCCACTGGTGCCACCGTCACCGTGCCTTCGTTCGAGTCGGACTTCGGTGCCTCACCGACGCCGGCGATTCCTGAGATTGACATCAAGATCGAGTCGATCGCCATCACCGCAACGACCCGCAAGCTGCGCGCTCGTTGGTCACCGGAACTCGCACAGGACCTCAATGCATACCACTCGCTGGATGCCGAGGTCGAGCTGACGTCCATCCTGTCCGAGCAGATCGCCCTCGAGATCGACCGCGAGATCTTGAACGATCTGGTCACTCAGGCGAACGGCGCCAACTACTTCTGGTCGCGCGCTCCTGGTAGGTTCGTGAACAAGACGACCGGTCAGCCTCAGACGCTGTCGACGTCCCTGTCCATCGGACCGCAGTTCACCGGCACCGTGCGCGAGTGGTACGAGACCCTCATCGAGACCGTGATCGATGTGGCCAACACCATTCACCGCAAGACCCTCCGCGGAAGCGCGAACTTCATGGTCACCGGACCCGACGTTTGCACGATCCTGGAGAGCTCGGTGCTCTACAAGCCGAAGTACACGATGGACGGTGAGGGACAGGTCGGAAGTCCATTCACCATCGGTGCCGAGGCGATCGGTACGGTGTCGAACCGCTTCACTGTCTACAAGGATCCATACTTCCCGAAGAACAAGATTCTCGTCGGCTACAAGGGTGGTTCTTACCTCGAGTGCGGTTATGTGTACTCTCCGTACGTCCCGATGATAGTCACGCCGACGATCTTCGCTCCTGAAGACTTCACGCCGCGAAAGGGCGTGATGACGCGGTACGGGAAGAAGATGGTTCGTTCGGACTTCTACGGTACCGTGACCGTGCTGGACATGAACATCATCTGATTAGTTTCAACTAGTTAGGTGGCAGCAGAAGGGTCCTGGAAAACCGGGACCCTTTTTGCATTTGCGTTCAGAAGATGGTTCATTGTGTTGTTGACGTTATTTCGAGTTCAACGTCTCAAGACTTAATACCTTGAACTCAAGACTTAGTTCCTCAAATTGTGAGATTTAACTCCTAAAAGCTTCAAGATTTAGCTCCTTGAACAAAGATTTAATTCCTACTTGTTCTGACGCTTGAACGGGAACACAGGTCATTGTATGTTCATTTCATGTTCAAGTGTCCTTGGTGTGATCAACAATTTGCGTCAGAGTCTTCTGTCGTTCGACACTCGGGTCGAATTCACAAGCACGGTCGTCGTGACTATGATGTCCTCATGAAGTACAACGGCATCATTCCAACATGTGAATGTGGATGTGGCGAAGAAGTCAGTTGGCATAAATTGACTAAGTCATTCAGGCGATTCATAAGAGGTCACGCGAACCGTGTTCCCGAAATTCGTGCTCAGATGATCGCTGCTGGCACCGCCGCGGCTCATGATCCCGAAAAGCGTCAGAAGAACAGTGAAGCGCTCAAGAGATATTGGGACAACGCTGGCGACGAGAAGAAAAAAGAACGTGGTGAGATGTTCACTGCTGCTCGTCGAGCGGCGGGCGTCTATGAGTCTGAGCACTTCCGGAAAGCAGTCTCTGATGCAGCCAAGGAGCGTTGGCAAGTGAAGGGTGATCAGTACCGCGAGACGATGCGTTCTCAAGAATTCAGGGACAAAGTCTCCGTCGCGACGAAGGCTGCTCTCGACAACGACGAGTCCCGTGAAATGTTGTCGATCCGTGCCTCACGTAACCAAGCACTCGGCATCATCGCGCCCAATCGTACCAAGCGCTCCTGGATGTTCAATCCCTTCACTGGCGTCGACGAACACCTTGACAGCGGATGGGAAAGGATTGTCCTCGAGGAGGCGATCCGTCGCAACATTCCTATCACCAGAAACAAGACGATCTTCATTCCGTACGATGACTTTGAAGGCAAGCACCATCGCTACGTTCCGGACTTCGTCACACTCTCGGGTAAGACAGTGATCGAGGTGAAGGGAATGATGACGCCGATCGACGCGGTGAAATTTTCCTTTGCGCAGGTCCACTGTTCAAACCTCGGCGCTTCATTCGTCGTCCTAGATTCGACGAATGCGTGTGTCTCCGACAGCACCTGGTTCTCAATCGTCTAGCAATATCACCACAATGTGTTAAGATAAGAAGAAATCACATGGGAATTGAAGTCACCAACGATCCACAGGTTTGCCTCGAGTGCAATAAGACGTGCAAGAACCGGCGCTCGCTCGGCAACCACGTCAACCGCGTACACCGTGACCTCGGCGGACTACGTGGCTACACGCTCAAGCACCTACTGTGCGGACGAGTTCCGACCTGTGCCTGTGGGTGTGGCAAGGAGGTGTCGTGGCACGTGGTCCACTATCGCTTCAATGACTACGTGAACGGTCACAATTCTTCACGCATGCCTGTGCCGAATCTCGTGAAGGAGTTCGTTCCGTCGTTCGCACCGCCAGAGTCCGACCGCGATGCCTCGCCTGACTCGATGATCGCTGCGCTCGCAAAGTCGTTTCCTGACGTCGTCAGAGCAATGTGGATCAACTGTTCTAGTCCGTGGTGCGCCGACGCGTGGATTCCATCCTGTTCTGCGATCGTCGAGTACGATGGATCATACTGGCACGGTCTCGACAGGTCAAACTCATTCACTCTCGACCAGATCACGAGCCTCGCCGGTGACCTAGAGAAGGCGCGCCTCGTCGTCGACGAACGTCTCACCCTTGTTAGGATCAAGGAGGGAACTGACGTGTCCACGGCACGTTCGTTGAATGACCTCATCGCGGCGTCATACTTTGCGATCGTCGGAGGGAAGGTCGTGAAGGGTTCAGCGTTCGCGATTGATGAGGAAATGCCCATCCACTCCAGGGAACAGCTCCTCACCGGTCCAGGTCCAGAGTGGAGGACGAAGGAGCTCCTTCCTGCCATTCAGAGGCTGTTCCGTGCTCACGTGTCCTTCCATGGGTGGTTCTATCCATCCTGGGATTCCGAGGCTCTCAGGACCATCCTGAAGGGAAATGAGAGTGATCGCAGTTCATCGATTTGGCTCAAGTCGTTCGTCAGGTCATTCTGGGACGTCGATCACGGACCGGCACAGGCGTTTGAGGACGACAAGGTCCTGATGCGTGTGTTGATGTATCGCCTCGGCCTGAACAACAGCAAGCCCTACACGTACGTGCTTTCGTCAGGTGAGAGCATCACGACGAGGGAGACGTTTGACATCAACTTGAAGAACGTCAGGCGAGGGTTCGTCGTCCAGCGTAACGCGGTGTCGTGGTTCAAGCCCAGCATTGCTCGCGAGGTGTATGAAAAGCACCTGAAGGGGATCGAGCGTCCGGTCGTCTGGGATCCGTCGATTGGGTTCTCCGCGCGTTTGCTAGGATTTGCGATGGCATTTCCGACGGGAACTTACGTTGGGACAGATCCTGCAGTGCCGATGTACGATGATGCAGGTAGGCTGAGCGAGCTGTTGGCACCGTTGCTCCCAGAATTCAGGACGCAGTTGCACAACACTGGTTCTGAGAAGTTCCTCCCTGAAAAGGAATCCCTTGACTTCGTCTTCACGTCTCCTCCTTACTTTGACCTCGAGCAATACTTCGATGAGCCGGGCCAGTGTTGGCGCGACTACTCAACGCTCGAGGCATGGACGCACTCGTACTTGACGAAGACGTTTGAGAATGCGTTCCACGGGTTGAAGTGTGGTGCAAAGATGGTGATCAACATCTCGACGACGCTCGACGAGGTTGCGATCGCGGTGGCGCGGAGCGTTGGGTTCGAGCTGACGGAGAACGTCCTCGTTGAGAATAGGCACGATCACTTCGCAAGGAAGGCATCGAAGAAGGCACCGACCACAGACTCGTACCTGACGTTCACGAAGGCGGTGTGATCCACGAATGATGTCGTGTCGCTATATTTAGCGCCATGAAGATCGTTCTCGGAACGCTGCGACGTGTCATCCGTGAAGTCCTGCTGCTTGAGGACCGCGTCTCCGACGTGAAGACAAAGTACCCTGATCTTGAGAAGGAGATCGATGAACTCGCATCCTCAGATCCATCTGGCTCACAAAAGTACCTGTTGTGGGGAGTGAAGCAGTTATCGTCCGGCGTGAGCGTCAATGACTTGATTCCAACGATTGAGCTATTTCACAAGAGCACATCGCGGGTCAAGAACAAGGACATCAACTCGTATAAATCTCTGAAGGAACTTGAGAATGAGTTGAAGTCGATCGCACCGACAAAGACACAGGAGCGTAAGGCGACGAAGGTCGCCGGTGCGGAGAAAATCATTGATGATGATGAATATGAACTCATCTACATCAAGGACAAGAAGGCAGCACAGTTGTACGGTGCCGGAACGAAGTGGTGTATCACGATGGCGAATGCGTCGTACTTCGAGCAGTACACCGGTGCAAACGTGGTGTTCTACTTCGCACTATCAAAAACGTTGCCAAAGACTGACTCATTTTACAAGTTAGCGTTTGCCGTGCAACGTGATTTGATCAACAACGTCATAGAGTTAGAGATCTACGATGCCGCCGATTATAATTTGGGTGGCGTTCCTGAGGAACTTGAGAAACTTGCCGACATCGTCACCGACGATGCTCCGGAACGTGAGAAGAGTGTGCTGGCAAAGATCAAGTTGGGTGAGGCCTCGCGAGAGGAGATCGTCTCATCGGTTGAATTGTACAAGGATGATTCAATCACGTTGAAAGCAATTTTCGAAAAGATTGATGCCGACATCATTGAACAATTTGTGAAGCACAAGAGCGTCAAGGTGAGGCAAGTTGTCTCAAAGTACGTTGACAAACTTTTCCTTCAGTTAATGATGAAGGACAGAGACGCCACCGTTCGATATCACGTTGCTAAACGCATCGATCAAGAATACCTGCCTGAGATGCTTGAGAGAGAAAAAGCACACGACGTTCGACTTCTAATCCTTTCGAGGATTCACCCGTCATACTTGGTCAACTTCATCCACGATGATGACGTGGAAATGCGACTTGCAGCCGCAGATTCCGTCGATCTGGAACACCTGTCTAAGATGATGCATGATGAGAGTTGGAAGGTAAGGTATTCAGTCGCAGAACGAATTAACGATGATTATCTACCTGAGATGATGCACGATAGTGACGTTGCCGTTCGTCGTGCGGTTGCGCATAGGATTGATAAGTCACATCTGTCTGAGATGATGAACGACGATCACTATAGCGTTCGACTCGCGGTCGCTAGACGCATTGATCCATCGTACCTTCCTGGGATGATGGATGATGAAAGCTACGACGTTCGAATTGAAGTTGCAAAGAAAATTGACGTAAAATTTCTCGATCAGATGTTGGAAAAGCTTGATCAAAAGCGGTCAACGAACGTTCTTGCTCGCCATGAACACAATGAAATTTCATCAATTAGGATGATGAGATTGAGCAAGTGATTGTCTGATCATCTTCAATTTGGAGGTACTGCAATGGACGTTCTGGCGAAGGTCCTCGAGATCATATTTTGGATTGTCATCTGCTTCGTGTTCGTGTTTGCAATTTCGAAGGAAGACGGCGTTGAGTGAAGGTGAGTCGTCAACTTCAGGTTCGCATCGATACTTAGACATTGAGGTGTGAGCTATGGCTAAGATTGATTCAAGGGGTTTGGTTGATGACGGTTCGCAGAACCTGTCGGTTGGTAATGCTTTGACTGTTGCTGGCGCTGTGACGGTCGCTGGAGCAATGTCCGTCGTTGGAACTGTCACAATGGGTACTGTTGCCGTCACTCCAGTTGCTGCAACCGCCAGTGGTTCTGTGACGTTGTCAGCACCGGGGTATTACACCGTTGCTGCTAGCGGAAGTGGTGGTGCAGGGTACTTTACTGGAAGCGTTCCTTCAGCGAAGACGTGGCCGGGTTCGACGTTGGTGGTGACCGACACTGCTGGGATCTATGACTGGCAGTTGACGGGTTCTTCGTTCTCAACGTTGGGCGGCGTGTTCGTGATGCCTGTGTGGGCATCTGGTACCATGCAACGCGTTGGCACGAAGTTGTCGATGCCTGCTAGCGGTTCAGTTGCGATGATTTCTGACGGTTATCGTTGGCTTCTCATGGCAAACACCGGTTCGATCACGTTGTCTGGGCTGCCCACCTGAGTGATATCGAATTGATCTTACGCTTGAACGTTTGAGACTCCATAGCATACGATTCTGTTGTCGGCCACGTCGGTCGAATCCAAAAGGTAGGAATCGTATGCAGAGCAAGAATAAGTCGGCAAGGATCGTTCACAAGCACGGGAACAATTGTAGTAGGACGAGCACCGCCCGTCGTGATGACAACGATACGTACTTTGAGGCCGTGACGGATCGTCGATCGAATTCGACGAGGTTGTCGATCCAATCGGGCGATGACGTGGGCTTCGGCATGACATTGACGGGTCATCAGGCGCGTACGTTGTACCTACTTCTCTACAAACACTACCTTGAGACGGGACTTTCTGTCTGAACGTAGGCAGTGAACGGTGTAGTGGGGTTGTCTTCTATTGTACATAGCGAGGAAGAATCATGAAGTTGACAGAACGTGATGTGATTGACATTGTTCATGTGTTGATGCAGAGCAAGACGCTCTTTGAAGAAGAACGTCCGGGCATTGATGAACTTGTCATGAAGGTTCTTGATGTCGTTGTTGAAGCTGAAGAGCATCGCAAGTCGTGCTCCGAGTTCTGCGATTGTCATGATGGTCCCAGCGTTGATTGGGACGATGGTGAAGAACCTGAGTGCGATGAAGAGCCTGGGTGTGGAGACGATGACGATTCTGAAGATGAGACGCCTGAGTTCTCGCTCGACAAGTGTTCTGAGTTCATCGACAAGAGCGTATTGCTTGTGCTTTCATCGGTGAAGATTGATGACGAACAAGAATACGGTGAGTTCAGCGCGTCCGCCGATCATTGTAGGCTCAGCTTCGAATTGGGACCTGATGTGGTATGTGACGTCAAGAGAATCATGCGTTCAGGACGGTGGTTCACTCTCTGGGATTCTGAGGACACCTCCTATACCTACTACGTGAGTCGTTATCCACCAGGGTGGACGAAGGCTCTGAAGTTGAACGTCACGTACGGCGTTACGTGATGAAGGGTGAAGGCACTAAATTCAGTGCCTTTTGTCGTTTCAAGTGTTCGTTGGTTCTTGGGCGGCGTAGGATTGATGTCGGAGGAATATGTCATTCAAGATCAAGTTCACACCTGACGAATTGCTCGCACTTTACGATGAGCTCAAATATCTCTCCAAGGGCGATGGGTTGGATCACGTTGCCGAACAGGACAAGTACATCATCATTGACGCTCTGACAGAACAGTCGAAGGCCGCGTCAGCCCCCCTCGCACAGAAGTGGCTTCGTGACGCTGAAGCCACGATCAATGGCATCACGTCATCATCCGAGTGCGAACCGATTCTCGAACACGTCGAGCAGCCTGATGATGCGATCGGACCTCCTGAACCGAGGTTCCCGGCGATCGGCAAGAAGGCGAAGTTCCGCCGTCGGCGACGGTGAACGATCGACGGCCTGTGTGATATGATCATGTTAGGAGTGCAAAATGCAAAACGTGATCGCTGATCATTACAGGTTGAAGCAACTTGCTCGTCGAACGTCTGATCGTCTCGCTGGTACGATGTTGGACGTTGCGTTTAAGAGGTTGAAGTCTGACGGCCTACGCCTTCGGATCGCATCGCTTGATGGCATTCGTCGTAACATGGTGAACGACTATGATCCACTACGAGTGAACGTCGTCGTCGTTAATTCGGTCGTGCGTCGTTCGTGGGTCGGCTAGCGTTGTCCACTGGGCCAGTTGATGATCGCACTGATGTAGTCGGAGTAGAGCGATCTGCTCGTTGTGCCTGCGGACTTCTGGATCTTTGCGCCATATCCCGTTGACCTTCCGACGCCGATCGGCATGCTGGATGAGATCGTTGCCACGAGTGAGTCGTTCACGTAGAACGTTGCCACAGTGCTTCCAGAGTTCGTGTAGATCGTGAACCTGTCGAACGATGAACCCGCCGTCACCGGTGCTGAAGTCGTGACCTTCGTTCGAGATGAGTTGGTCGCTGTGCAACACCTCCAGAAGTCACCTGCCGTGAGTCGATCGTACTCGAAGTATGCGCCATCAACGTGGTCACCGGCCGCGAAGTTGTCCATCCAACCGAACGTTGCAACGTATTCTTGCGTCGCAGTCGATAGCGCCTGAAGTGACATGCGCCACTCCATGACCGTTGATTGTGCAAAATCCAAACGAACTGCACTGGCGTATGAACCCACCGCCGCGCGGCCTGAGGAATTCGTTCCTGTCTTTAGTTCCAACACGCCACAACACTGTGCAATTGGAACGGTGTCAATTCCAACCGTTGACGGTGCCACTGCTGAGCCGTTTCCGTTCAACGTCGTCAACAGGTCGAGCCTACCGACGGATGAATTTGAACAGAAGTCATCCTCAAAGAATGATGCTCCGCGTAGTGCCCTAACGCCGACCTGAATCGTGTTCGTTGTCTGAGTTACGTTCAGTGTACCGCCGAGCGTTCCGGTGAGTGCTTCGAGCGTCCTGAATTCGAGCGTTCCACCAGACAGACGTGACTTGAACACCTCTGTGAAGCCTCCTACGTTGCTTCCGGTCGATTGTTCACCGGTGATCGTGATCGTGGTCGATCCTGATGACAGTGACACGCCACCTGAGCCCGTGAGCGCCTTGAACCTGATGTCAACGCCAGACTTCGATGCGTATAGACCGAAGTCGGGCACCAAGTTGGACGCTGTGTTGGCCTCTCCTGCCGCCGAGGCGTCAATGGTGATGGAGTCTGACCCTGACTGAAGGGTGATGTTCGTGCCGGCAACGAGTGACCGGAACCGCAGGTCTATGCCCGACTTGCTGTTGTACACTCCTTCGCCAGCACCTAGGTTCGATGCCGTGTTAGCCTCTCCGGCAGCAGATGCATCGATCGTGATCGTGTTCGAGGCTGACGCTAACGTGATGTTCGTGCCGGCAACGAGTGACCGGAACCGCAAGTCAACACCCGACTTGCTGTTGTACACTCCTTCGCCAGCACCTAAGTTCGACGCTGTGTTGGCCTCTCCTGCTGCCGAAGCATCGATTGTGATCGTGTTTGATGCCGACGACAACGTGATGTTCGTTCCTGCGACGAGTGCCTTGAACTGCAACGCTTGGCCGGATTTTCCTGCATACACACTGAAATCTTGCGCCAATGATGAGCCTGACTCAATGACTTCGTTCGACCATGTAGTGTAATCGTAGGCCCTGGGTACTATTACGCCACTACGTCGGTCACCGTTAAGTCCGCCGCGACAGCTCTGCCGATCGCGGGGGACAACATCCGATTCGGCATGAACGACGTGGCAAACGTGCTCACCGGAGTCACATGCTCGCTCACTGCGGGAGACCTCACACGCGATGCAGGCGCGACATATATGTCAACTTCGTTGCTGCTCGAGGCACAATAGCCAATTCGATTGTCGAACGATCGTACGTTGAAGTACGTAGCCGTTGAACCTGACGTAACGCACGTTCCGATTTCACATCCTCTGATCGTTACATTTTGAACCCTTGGAGTTTCAATGTAGGCACAAATTCCCGTGTTAATATTGACGCCAACGTTTGCTGAACCTGTGCCCATTCCGACGACTGTCAAATTTTCTAACCGCGTTCGCACACCGTTCAAATTGACGACAGACGACGCGACAGACGATGCAGAAATCTTCGTCGTACCTGGTCCCAATCCATAGATTGATGAGTAAGGAGGAACGTTGATCTCTGACTCAATGAAGGTTCCTGCACCGACAAGAATTCCCCATGTATTGTCTATCGTCGGTGTGCTTGCGCTTGCCACGGCACACGCTTTGGTGATCGTTGCATATGGTGTAGTTATGCTTCCATTTCCAATCACGTCATTTCCACCGATTTCAACGTGTAGGACGTTGTGAGATTGTGGAACGCTCAGCGAACCGCTGATCGTCGTTGTTCCAACGAACGTTGAGTCAACGTCGACGTGCAGTGAATTTGTTCCACCACGTTCTGAAATGAAGCCATTCTTGTTGATGATGTTGTGCATGTTGTCCTCGTTCAATCACATTATCTTGAATGCTTCAAAGTGCATTCCGTCGCAGTTCTGTGTCTTCCATCCGAGCCAGTAGAATCCGTGATCGTACGCAATTTGAACGAGTTCTCTGACGCAACCTTTGTGTCCCTTCAACGCCGGCCTACGACCGATCATGTTCCACTGTGCATTGATGTCGAATGCTGTTCCCCATGAATGATTCGACAGGACTGAACGTGATCCTCTGACGAACCTGGGCACCCATGAGCCGTCCCACGTCAGCAATCGACCTGTCAATTCTGCGGATTCCCATGCCGCGAAGAGGTCGAGCGTTTGCTTTGCGATCACCTTGTGGATGAAGATTGTGCCTGCCTTTGACGCATTCTTCACGCCGACGAGTTGAGGAACGTCGATCGTCATGATGTTGTGCCTTGCCCAATCGTTCACAATCGACACTGCTTCAGGATTCCCCGGAATGGCAGCTGGAACGTACTTGATGACGCCGAATAGGTGTTCCCTATCGTAGTAGGAGATGGGCCAACAATCAGGCTTCGGGGGCCAATTGGGACCGTTCTCGTCGCCGCTGTCATCACGTGTTGGGTCAAAGCCAAGTGACATTGCCGTGGCGAACGTCAATGGTCCGACGACGCCGTCTGGCTTTAATCCATGTGCACTCTGGAACGCGATCGTCTCAATCAACGTTGCGTCGTTGAACATGCCGTCGACGATCATCTCGCTGTTAGGAACGCTACCCCTCAAGAAGAGCTGCCACGACTTGACTTCTGCCCCTGTTGCTCCTTTTCTAAGTGTCTGCACGCTCTAAATAGGAAGCGTGTTCTGGACACGTCACATTGAACTGATCAACGCTTGGACGGCCGTGATCACACGTGATCGTATTTCGTCTGGAAGTGCCGACAAGAGCACGTAGGTCTCTGCACGCTCAGTCGATCCGATCGTTCCTCCAATCGTGTAATCGACGTTCGGTATCACGATTGCACGGATCGTGAGAGGCGGCGGTCCGGCACGGTCAGCTGCGATTGGTTGATATAGGTTCACTCTTTGTGTCATGTCATCCTTTCAAGACGTTTATGTTTTCGCTGAGAACACGGTTGAACGTCTTCAGGCACTTTTCCAACGTGTTACGCTGTCCCTCTAGTGCTCTGATGAGTTCAATTTTTCCTTCGGCACGCGCTTCGTTGATCTCAACGTTCAAGCGGTCAATGTCCTCAATGATCTTTTCAATTGTCGCGGTCATGTGATCATCGTATACCATCCTGCGCGCGGCGCATACTTAGTGTCATGCCGACATTCGTACAGACGCCGAATCCAACGCCGTTCTCATTCTTTGATGACGACGCCACATTCCAGGTTGAGGCCGACGGCATGGTGACGTACGTGAAAAGGAAGCTCGGCGACGACGTCCTGAGCGTTGAGTGTACCAAGAAGCAGATTTGGGCGTGCTTTGAGGAAGCTGTCTGTGAATACAGTCGCTTGATTCATGAGCTTAAGATTCAATCCGAACTCGTCAACGTGCTTGGACTTCCGACAGGATCGACGAACCTAACCAACGTCTATCCACGTCAATCATTAGAGTACCTGATCAGGCAGGCAGAGCCTTACGCGGGCGAGGCGTTCGTCGGAGGTCAGTACGACGCTCAGATGGGTTACATCGACCTCGTCGCTGGACAACAAGATTACAACATCTATGCAGACGTCAAGCATCTAGTGAGTGGAACCAACCTTTGGCAGACAGTTCCATCGGGCTCGCGCAGTGCAATGCGAATCATGGAGGTGTTTCACTTTGAGCCGCTCGCGGCACAGCACTTTCTCTTGAATGCTTCAAACATCACAAACTTCCTTGCGACTAACTTCAACTATGAGAGCTACGTCAACAGCACGGTCTTCTATGTGCTACCTGTGTTTGAGGACATCCTTCGAAGAGGAATGTTGGAGACTGCATTCAGAGTGCGTAGGTCGAACTATAGCTATGGCATATTCGGCAGCAACTTGAAGATTTTTCCCGTTCCTTCGACTGCAATTCAGTTGGGAAAGTTGTTCCTGCGGGTGCGAACGTCCCCGACAAATCCGGTTGATCCCACGGCGATCGGCGGAGGATTGATGTCAGGATCGGCTGCCGACTCAACGTTGTACGGCATTTCAGGACCGAACAATTTTCCAGTGTCGAACATTCCGTTCTCGTCAATCACGCAGCCTGGTCGACAGTGGATCAGGCAATATTGTCTTGCTTTGTGTAAGGAACTATTGGGACTCGTGCGTTCAAAGTACCAATCAATTCCAATTCCAAATTCAGAATTGACGTTGAACGGTGATGCGCTGAGGTCGGAAGGAAGAGAAGATCAAACGCGCCTACGTGATCAGATCAAGGAGTGGTTGCAAAAGTTGACGCACAATGCGTTGATGGAACAGCAGGCAACGTTGGCCGAGAACATGCAGAAGCAACTTCGTTATGTTCCATTCCCGAAGGCGCTCATCATCGGGTGACATCGTGTCGTCTGTATCATACTTAGTTTCAACACGATGTCACGACTGTTTGTCACTCCACGAGACCTAAATTTCATCAGCGATGTCACGAAGGAACTCGTGAAGGACGTCGGCGGGTTCTTCATCACGTACTATCCGATCTCAGAGTTGAAGACTCGAGTTCACGGCGTGTACAATGAAGCGATGGAACACGTGTACGACAATCCGATTGTCCTTGATTGCATCGTTGATTCGCACTTTCAGGATGAGACAAAGACGCAGGCATTTGGTCCTGATGCGAGGTTCAAGATTGAGGTATTCGTTCAGTACCGTGACATGGTCGACAAGGGAATTAAGGCGTGCATCGGTGATTTCTTTTCGTTCAGCGACATCTTCTATGAGGTGACTGACCTCGTGTACGTTGGAAACATCTTCGGCCTTCCTGAACATCGACGCGGTGTGAAGTTGACAGGAATGAAGGCACGTGACAGTCAATTTAAGGCACAATTGAAGGGTCCAACCGACATCAAGTACACAGATGATGATGCGGTGCAGAAGAAGTTTGAACAACAGAGAGGACTTGCGAGCAATTCGTCAGGTCCTACCGGCGACGTCCGTGACCTGATAAAGGAGAACGTGTTGGATGCACCATTGACTGGTCAACGTGAAGTGTCAGAAAAGGGCACTGGTGAAGATAACTCAACAGCAAGTCCCGGCTTCTACGATGAGTGAGGGTGCGAATGGCGACACGATTTAATTCGAGAAGCAGTTCAAGGTTCAACGTTCCTGGGTTGTCTTCTGGATACGACGGCATCAGTGCAGGTAACTTGACAGTTCCGTGCATCGGTCTTGAGGACGTTGACGAGGCACTGTTCAATTTATTCGACAAGGAAATCAGGCCACAGGTTGGAGGCGACGGAAAGTCGAATGTGAACGTTCCCGTGATGTTTGCGTGTGGCGAACGTTGGTCGATGATCAAGAACAACAGGGCACTGCGTGATAGGAATGGTTCACTGATCCTTCCGTTGATCACGATGATAAGGACGTCTGTCGTTCAGGATCCCGTGCAGGACATTGCAGGTAGAGGAATCAATCAACAGACCGGAGAGTTTGTAATCAGGAGACGATTGTCATCGAGCGATCGAACGTATCAAAATTTGATCAACAGGACGTTGATTCCTCATCAATCGAACTTGGCAGTCTCTGAGGGTGAGGGCGATCAATCTCAATTGACGACGTCTCGTACAATAGGAGATCTATCAGAAGATCCGACGGTTGAGGACGGCGGATTGTTGTTGCTCGATCGTAGAAGAAACGTGTATGAGACGATCTCAATTCCAACACCACAATTTTACACGGCAACGTATGAGGTGACCGTGTGGACGCAAAAATTGCTGCACATGAATCAGGTGATCGAGCAGTTAATTTCATCATTCCTCCCACAAGGTAATTCGTGGAGGTTAGACACCAAGAAGGGATATTGGTTCATAGCGAGCGTTGAGGATAATTCGTTCAATGCAGAGAACAACGCAGACGACATGTCAACGGACGAACGAACGATCATGACAAAATTTGTCGTGAAAGTTCCATCGTACATACTTGCAACGTCAGTGCCCGGTGCGCCTGTTCCGTTGAAGCGAAGCGTTTCGGCTCCGTTCATCACGTTTGACATTTCAACCGGCGACACCGGAGAGGGAAAGATCGATGGGTATGTGGAGGAACCATTCATAGGTTCTGACGATCCGACGCTTCCAGTTGCCGGTTCAACGTTACGTCGTGATGGACGAAGCGTTGGAGAGACTCAATTGTATCCGTCTCGAGGTGTTGTTGCTCAACACGATCCTGCGAGGGCAAACGTTCCTCGAGGACACAGTCTTAAGCGATACAAGAAGATCGTCAGGACAGATTCGTCAGGAAAAAAGACGACGAAGTACATACGTATTGCGTCGATGAATTCATACGTCGGAGAGACTGTGTATTCGTCTGATGTTGATTTGGGTGATCTGCAACTTCTGACCGTCGAAGACGATGCTGAAGTGTGACTCACGCACGCCATACTTATGCTGACTAGCGCAGTTGTAGGAGCATAAAATGGCACAAGAGCAAACATTTCGTTCACCAAATTTTTACGATCGTGAAGTTGATCTGTCGGCACCGGTTGCCGTAGTGCCATCCGGAATTCCGGCTGGCGTTATCGGTACGTCAAGGAAGGGTCCAGCATTTGTGCCGGTGACGTTGGCAAATTACGATGAATTCGTCAGCATATTCGGCGGCCTAGACACGAAGATGTTTGGACCGTACGCTGTCAATGAATTCTTGAAGAATCGTTCTGCACTGACGTACATGCGTGTGTTGGGTGCTGGTGGAAATGTCACGGTCACTGACATGTCAACGACATCGTTGAAGGGAACGGTGACAAATGCAGGATTTTCGATGATCGGTGCGCTCGCGACACATGACTCTCGTGGACGTCACGACGGTGCCGTGCAGTTCATCGTTGCAAAGCACACGCTTCAGACGTCAGAGGCGTACGGCATGCCGATGTTCACCGACAATACGTCGTACGGCGCAACGACTGCACAGCTCGTCAGGGGCATCGTCATGGTCGCCACGGGCGCTAGGTTGATGGTTTTGGACGGAAATGAGTCGGCTGTCGGTGCGTTCACTGCAGACGGTCCGGACGACGGTGCAACGCTCGTCGGTGGAAAGTTCAAACTAGTCATCTCGTCAACGCTCGGTAACGCCTACTACAATACTGACAACAATCCTGGAATTAGGATCATGACGGCATCGCTTGATCCGACCAGTGCTGACTACATCGGTAAGGTGCTGAAAAGAGATCCTGATCGATTCGTTCAGGACATGCACTATCTGCACGCTGACTTTGCGGTTGATGATGAGTTGGCGACTCCGACAGTCGTCGGCGTGTTGTCAGGTTCTGCGTCAACGTCGAGTGTGTCAGGCGACACAACGTTGCCTTTCAGGAAAGTGTTCGGCGCCTATAACACTCGATACACGACGCCTGCTTCGCCGATGTTCATCTCACAACCTTTCGGCACAACTGAGTACGAACTGTTCAAATTTGAGGCGCTCGACGATGGCGAGTACGCCAACAAGTTGTACAAGATCGCGATCAAGAACCTCAAGGCGTCGCTTGATGATTCATACCCGTACGGCACGTTCACAGTCCAGATCAGGGACTGGAATGACAATGACCTCAATCCTACGCCGCTCGAGGAGTTTCACAATTGTTCGTTGGATCCGAATTCTGACACGTACATCGCAAAATTGATCGGTGATCGTAAGGTCACGTTCAACTTTGATGCCGTCGATGAAAATGAACGTCGCATCGTCATGAGTGGAAAGTACAAGAACATGTCGAAGCTTGTCCGCGTGCTGCCCACGACCGCGGTCGAAAAGGCAACGATTCCTGCCAGGTCATTGCCTTTCGGCTTCAAGGGAATTGAAACGATCAAGACGAACGATTCGCTGAATGACACAGTCCCAACGACCGCCGCACTCTCTCGCTTCGGTGGTTGCCTGGGCGTTGATACGCAGTTGACGTTGTCTGGAGCGATCGTTCCTCCGATTCCATTCCGTTACAAGATCACGAAGGGAGCGATTCCGTCGTCGACGACTTGGGACGGTCAACCGGGCCAAAATGAAATGGCGAGCAGCCAGTTCTATTGGGGCGTCAAGTTCGAGCGTTGCACTACTCCTCTCAACACGAACATTGAATCAGAGAAGAATGCAATCGTTGACGCGTACACGAAGTTCGTCGGCATCAAGAAGCTCGATGCTCTCGTCACCGGTTCAGGTGCTGACACGTTCAACAACAACAAGTTTTCTCTGTCGAAGGTTGCTCTGTCGGCGGTCTCTCTCACGTCGCTGACAGGAACGTTGAAGGAACACATGCGTGAGGCGGCGTACATCCGCGACGGTGTCGTCGACGGAACGAACTACACGATCACCGACGCTCTCGGAAAGCGCGTCACGTTTGCAACGATCCTCGCGAATGATACGGCGGCAAATTTTAACAAGTTTGCGCAATACGCAAAGTTCGTCACGTTCATGGGAGGTGGATTCGACGGATTGAACTTCCTCGATCTCAATGCTCGGCGCATGAACGACAAGTCAACGTCATTCGACACTGGCGGCGGTGCTGAGGCGAATTACGTATCTCCGGGAATGTTGTCGAACATGAACGGTGCGGGACAGGCGAACTCGAACGTCATCTCCTACAAGACGGCGATCGACATCATGACCGACGGAATGATCGTCAATCACAATGTCATTCTGATTCCTGGAATCAGGGAGACGTTCCTGACCGACTATGCGATGAGCAAGACAAAGGACTACGGCTTGGCGTACTACATCATGGACATTCCATCGTACGACGATGATTCAGGTCGACTGTACGATGATTCAACCGCCAGGCCGAACGTTGATCAGACCGCTGCACAGTTGGACACACGAGCGATTGACAACAATTACGCCGGCACGTACTTCCCGAGCGTCTACATTGACGACCTGACAAACAAACGCAGGGTGAAGGTGCCGGCGTCCATTGCGGCGATCGGTGCCATTGGATTCAACGATCGCGTCAAGTACCCGTGGTACGCTCCGGCAGGATTCAACCGCGCGTCGCTTGACTTTGTCACGAACGTTGACGTGAGACTGAACGTCAGTGACCGTGACAGGTTGTACGACAGTCGAATCAACCCGATTGCAACGTTCCCACGTCTCAAGTACGTCATCTACGGACAGAAGACGTTGCAGATTGCGAAGTCATCGCTCGACCGCGTCAACGTTCGTCGCCTCATGCTTGAGGTGAAGAGGATCGTTGTTGACATCGTCAGAAAGGAGATGTTCGACAACATCACGCCGGCGCTACGAAATAAGTTTGTTGCCGACGTCGTCATTCAACTGGCACTGATCCAGAGCCAACAGGGAATCGAGAGGTGCAAGGTCATCTGCAATGAGACGAACAACACGGCCGAGGACGTGCAGTTGAACAGGATGAACGGTAGGATCGTTGTCATTCCGACGAAGACGATTGAGAACATCGCCGTAGATTTCATCATCACCAACAACAACGTCATGTTCGTCTGATCGACGATCATACGATAAAAGTCGGCGCGGTGCCAAGTGGTGCTGCGCCGATGTGCATTTCACGCTGCGTGTTCACCATGACAACGATACTTACACGTCAGAGGTTAAACAATGGCGCAGATGAAATTTGGTTCGCCGGGCGTGACAGCGCGTGAGATTGACATCTCCGGTCCGGTAGTTCAGGAACCGGTAGGCGTTCCGGCGGGCGTCATCGGTACGTCGTTACAGGGACCGGCATTCGTTCCGATCACCGTCGGCATCGTCGACGATTTTTACTCGAAGTTTGGGCTGTCGGATGGAAAGAAGTTCGGACCGTTGGCCGTCAGAGAGTGGCTACGCAATGCTGGTGCCGCAACATTCATCAGAGTGCTCGGCGTCGGAAATGGCCTCAAGCGCAACGCAGATGGCAGCGTCACGAGCGCCGGCTTCACCGTCGGTGAGGATCAACCTCGTGCGAGCGATGGAGCGTTGTTCGGCAATGAGTACGCAAACTCAGGCAGCAACAGCGTTCTCGGTCGGACGTACTTTCTCTGTGCACTGATGTCTGAATCTTTGGGTTCAACGATCTTTAGTGATGCAGGATTACAGGGTGCCGGGGGCATCACGCCTGGAATCACATCGTCTATTCCGATCGTTCGTGGCGTATTGATGGCACCGTCAGGCGTCATCCTCACGTTGTCGAACTCTCGTGAGGGCGACAACACTCCTCCTCCGTCGACACTCATTGCAACCACCACCACAGCCCACGGTGCGGTCGAGGGTGCGGTCGTGTTGTTGGACGGTACCGTCGCCAAGGAGGAGTTTGTGATGCTCCTGAATGGCCATCAGGGCCTCGACTCGTTGTATCCGAACGTGCTCACTGCATCGTTTGACTACACTTCGCCGAACTACTTTGCGAACGTATTCAACACCGATCCGTTGCTCTGTCAGAAGGCCGGACACTACCTGTACGCTCACTGGGACATTCACCCGACGACGGCGGTCGTGACCGGAACAGGAATTGTTGATAACCTCAGCGGTGCAGGTGCATCGACGGCGTTCAAGTCAGGAGCTGAAGCCGCTGCGTTCATCACAACTGGTTCGTGTGCTCGCAATGTTGGAACTGCATACGTTCCTAACTACGAGACGTTCGTTGATCGCTTTTCGCACGCTCGATCGCCGTGGTTCATTTCACAGAAATTCGGTGGAAATCCGGTCAACCTGTTTAGGGTCCATGCTCTCGATGCTGGTTCCGGAATCTCTACGAACTATAAGTTGTCGATCGAGAACCTCGCGCCTTCGTCTGACGATACGTACAAGTACGGAACGTTTGATCTGATCGTTCGAGATTGGAACGATAACGACGTCAATCAAGTTGCGCTCGAAAAGTGGAGAGGTCTTAGCCTCGATCCTTCGTCAGATCGCTACATCTCAAAGATCATCGGCGACGTTCACGCATTCTATGACTTCGATCGCACGGAGTCTGCACAGAAGCTCGTGGTCGAGGGAAACTACGAGAATAAGTCAAACCTCATTCGCATCGAGGTCGACTCCGGAATTGAGAATGAGACCGTCGATCCCACCGCACTTCCTGTTGGATTCCGAGGTCCCTATCACATTGTGACGTCTGGTTCGCTTCCAATGACGAGCTTCGTTCCCGTCAGTGGTTCGACGACGCAACAATTGATCGTTCCGACTGCGTACAAGCGTGCAGTCGAGCCGCCCGTTCCATTCCGCGAGAATATCACACAGGGATCAGGCGTGAAGGTGCTCGTCAATCCTCTCCTATATTGGGGAACGCAGTTTGAGCACGTCACGTCGTTGACGACAAAGAACGCCAGCACTCTCAAGAATGAGTCGCTCGAATCGTACGCAAAGTACTTCCCTGAATTTGCGGTCACCAACATGGGATTTGCGGCCGGTGACAACGCCGGGACAGCCGAGTCTGCGGAGAATGGAATCATTGATTCTGACAAGTTCTGTCGCAACATGTTCACCCTCGAGAACCTGTCCGTGGTCACCTCATCGACGACGCTCGCCGATCCTCAGGAATGGGATCAGGCAACGTACGTCCGGAACGGCGTCATCTCGGCTGACGAGACGGCAAAGTCAAGAAGGTTCTCGGTCGATGACATCACTCAAGCGAACAGGCGATTCGTTAAGTTCACGGCGTTCATGCAGGGTGGATTTGACGGAACGAACCTCTTCAATGAGGATGAAACAAACATCAATGACAACGCAGTCGTTGCTGACATGAACGATGCAGATCGCCTGTACAACAACGGTCCAAACGTCAGGGCGTACCTGAAGGCAATCGAGGTGATGAAGAACGTCGTGAACGTTGACATTCAGCTGCTCGCGATTCCTGGCATTAGGCATCCGATCGTGACAGACGCTGCAATCGATGCCGTCGAGGAGAGGTTTGATGCCATGTACGTCATGGACATCGAACAGGTCGATAACGATGAGGAGAATGTCACCGCTGATTCACAGTTCCCAGCCGTCCAATTGACGGCAACGAAACTGACTGATCGTTCGCTCGATACGTCATTCGCGGCTGCATACTTCCCTGACGTCAGCATCACCGATCCAAACACGGACACCAACCTGTTCGTTCCTCCGTCGGTCGTTGTCCTCGGAGCACTGGCCTTGAATGATGCGGTTGGATATCCTTGGTTTGCACCTGCCGGTTTCACTCGAGGTGCTCTGTCGACGACCCTCGAAGCTCGGGTGCAACTTTCCAAGAACAACATGGACGTGTTGTACGACGCAAACATCAATCCGCTTATTGCATTCCCTGGCGCTCCGTCGTCTGGAACTGCGCCGAAGGGTGGCGTGATGGTGTGGGGGCAGAAGACGCTCCAGGCTGCCGCTTCGTCGCTCGACCGCGTCAACGTCAGGCGACTCATGATCGACATTCGTCGACAGGTCAGAGAGATCGCAGACACGATCATGTTCGAGCAGAATAGGGAAACGACACTGGCGAAGTTCTCCGCGGCCGTCACACCGAGGTTGCAGAGGGTTCAGGCGTTGTCGGGGCTCGAGAGGTACAAGATCATGATCGATTCTTCGACGACGACTCAGGCTGACGTTGAGAACAACACGATCCGTGGAAAGATCTTTGTGAAGCCGCTCAAGGCACTTGAGTACGCATCGCTGGACTTCGTGGTTGGTAATTCAGCGACCTCCTTGTGATGTTTTGACGGTGATTGAGTGATTGAGCGGCACGTTTTAACGTGCCGTTTGATTATTTAGCGACATGCGATATGTTATAAATCGTGACGAGTAGTGATTCGTTTCCACCTCCTAACGCTGCACCCGTGGATGAAGTAGAGACCTCTTGTGCCCGCTTCGTCTCTAGTACACAGCGATGAGTCGTACCTGGAATCGTAGTCTGTCCACCATGAGCGGTGTGTTGTCTCGTTCGTCGGAGAGAACCCTGCAGAGCGAAGTGCTGAGTTCGTGCTGCCGAGCCTCTCGTCGACGATGATCGAGTTGACGTTTGGTCGCTGTTTCAATAGTTCAACGAGGCCACCCGGGACATTCGTTCCCAGCGCCGGGCAGCACCTCAGGACTTCACCGTTCGTCGTTGCAATGGCGTAGACCAACTCTTCATTGTTGAAGAGCGCGATCGTTGACTGTCCTGACACGTCGCTCTTTCCGTCTAGGTGACATTCGTCGAAGAATGAGTCGGATGTGTTCCTGTCGATCGTTCTCACAGTGCATGATCCGACGTCAATGCGTTTGTCGGGAACGTTCAGTCGATTCTTGATGATTGACTCGACGATCTTCCTCTTGTACACCCACTCATCTTCAAACACGTGCATCAGTGACAGGCCGATCGCCTCACACCGAGACGACTTTTCCTCGTGGTACGTCGAACTCTTGAACCTCTCGCTGTGTAAGTAGAGGTCGTTGTACTCGATTGCAAACAAGTGTTCGGGGAGGAAAATATCAAGTTCCTTGTTTCCGATGATTCCTCTGACGTTGTTTCCGACAGTGAAGCCGAGCGATTCGACGAACTTCGACAGCTCAGTCTGACCACGTGAACCACGAGCACATGAGGTAGTCCTACGCTTGCTGATTGTGGACAATTTTGCTCGTCGTGCAATGCGTTTGTCAGTTTCTTTCGTCAATCCCTTTGCCCAACTTTGCTTGCCACGTAGTGCCGCGCGCCTTCTTTCGCTGATGGCGGTTGCTTTGTTGTGGTCGTAGAACGAGTAGATGTTACCGTTGTGACCGCAGATCGAGGTGCTGAATCCCTTCCTCCAACCGTGCCACGTCGTCGCGCCGCCACACCCACACGCACACTGTCGTCGTCCGTGCAGCTTGACGTATTCGTCAACGAGCGTCGTGCCGTGCGCTTCGAACATGTGTCGTTCAACGTTAGTTTCACGCTTTGATGAGTACTCACCACAGATCGGACACGTGATGATCGAGATCGTTGATCCTGTGATTCCATCCATTGTCTGTGAGAACATAATCATTCAGCGAGAGATTGTTCGCCACGACTTGTACTTAAGTTCGTGCGGAACTGAGCGTCCGCAGGAGGATGAAGAAATGGCCGAGACACTAGACGTTACATCGATGCTGAATGTTGCTTTCGAACCAAAGCGAAAGAACAGGTGGGTCTTAATGATTGAGGGAATTGACGCGTACATCGTCAAGACCGCGAAGCGACCGCAGATGACGATCGAAGAGGTGCCGATCCCGTTCATGAACTCGCACCGCTACGTTGCCGGCAAGCCACAGTTCTCGACCGTGGCGATCACGCTGCACGATCCGATTGCACCGTCGGGAGCGCAACAGGTCATGGAGTGGATTCGACTGCACTACGAGAGTGTGTCCGGCCGAGCGGGTTACGCTGACTTCTACAAGCGCGACGCGGACCTTAAGCTCGTAGATCCCATCGGCACAATAATAGAGATGTGGCGCGGAAAAGGTGTTATGATAACGGATTGCGATTTTGGGGAGTTAACTTATGAAGATCATGGGTTGGTCGAAATCGCATTAACACTACGTGGAGATAATTGGATCCTTGATTATTAAAATCTAGGAATTAAATCTTGGATAAGACCACTTCGTTCTAACACATCCAAAAATCTTTTTGTCGTGTTTCGACAAATAATTTTCGTCGAGTGGTTCTAATCTTGATTTGTTGTTGGTGATCCATGATCTAGGTGTTTGTTCAGCACCTATCTGTGTCCAACAAGGTGAAAATTGTTTCACATCATCAATGCGTTCATCGATGAATATCGTCAATCGATCGATTCCATACGTTTGTTGAGACCAATTTAGTGACGCCTCTGACAAACGTTCTACCCAATCAAAGACATGACAATTCATCGATGAACAAGCTCTGGCAATTTCGACAGATGCATTGATTTCTTTGTGAAATAGTCTTTTCAATGACATCGCAGCAACTATTTCACCATCAATTGTTTGTAGAGCAAATGTGATAGTTGTTGGGACGTAGCATTCGAGATGATTTTCGTCAAAGAACGATTTTGCGTCGTTAGTGTTCAAAATGACAACGTTCAGTTCTTTAGCACTGAAAGTTCTCCTGTAGATGTGAAGTCTAGTGGCGATGAGTGATTCAATGATTTCTTGATGATGTTCCCACTCATCTTCAAATACGTTTAACAAGTCAATTCCAACTTTTTTGCATGTATTCAATTTTTTCTGCATTCTAAATTCATCATTCAGAGGTGGTCGACTGTGCCAATAGAGCCCATTAAATTCAATGGCGAATGATGAAGATGGGACATACACGTCTAACTCTAACGGTGAAATTGTTTTTCTGTCATTTAGAATCGTGTTGAATCCAAGTGATTCGACAAACTCAAAAATTTCAATTTGTGCAATTGACGCTTTTGGCATGCACTCAAAGCACCTCGGCGTATTGTTCAATTTTACAAGTGTCTTGAATTGTGTTGCTCCACAATTTTTGCACTTGAATTCAAGGATCGTTCGTTTACTACTTCTATATAACAATGGATCTGTGATCAGTTCGAATTTGTCAGAGTGTGCAGCAATCTGTGCATCAAATTCTTCTATACTGAAACGTTGCTTTATTTCACGACGATCGTAACTCTTTGAAATATTTCTACCAATCTTCATCAAAGCAACGCTTGTTTCCTTCGTGAGACCCTTATTCCACGAACCAGATAGTTCGCCAGAAGCAAATTGTGCACGTTTTGTGAGCGATGATTTGTGTGCAGCCTCAGCCCCCTTGTCTGGATCTGATATACGCCAATTGATGAGTGAACCCGTTACATAACGTTCATGTAGCGTAACACCAGCTTTCTTAGACGCAGATGCAACTTTCTCGTTGGTTTCCTTCGTGAGACCTTTGTTCCATGAAGTAAACCTTCCTTCTTCTATCGCCTTTCGTCTTGATTCGGCGAGTTTATCACGATAAGAAGGATCCGCATATACGTTGTACACTCGTGCATTGTGCCCTCGAATGTACTTCGATGTGAATCCTTTTTTCCAACTACACCACGACAGACGTTCTTTGCAGTCGTCACAGCAGGAACATGTTGGGTGTATTCCGTTGTGAAATGTGTTGACATAAAATTCAAGGACGTCATCAATTTCATGAACGATTTTTAGGTGTTCAATGAATCGTTTTTCCTGTCCAAATGACGCTTCACATCGAGGACACGTAATTCTGGCAATAGACGACACATAAAAAACTACACCTCACCATGTTGTACGTTCAATCCATGATCACTCCCGAACAATCGTCGAAGGTCAAACGTTGTAGGAACTGCAAGCACTGCATCACCAAGACAGAGCGCGTCTTCGACAAGTGTCGTCGGACAGACTGGTGTTCGATCACGGACAATAAAATTGACCCCCACAGGGGCGCAGCTGAATCGTGCATGTGCTATGATGAACGACGCTCGTCCGGTGATAGAGTGTTGTTATGTTCGTTGAAAGTTACTTCACCGGTGCGCTAGGAGACATCGAGGTTGAACAGCCGATCATTGCCGGATCGATCGTGCACGTCAATAGGTCGTGCGGTGTCGTCGTCTCAATTCAGGACGAGCGCATGACGATCGTGTGGGCGACGAATCCCTTTGACTACAGACAACCACTCATTGACGAACTTACACGCCAACTTGCAGAAGAGATCGATCGTGACATCTTGAGGGCGCTTAAGAACCAGGGATACGCATGATCATCAAAAGTTACACGCATGATGACCTTCGTTGGAACGGCATTGAGGTCGACGGCAATTTTGTGCCCGGTGCAATTGCACGTTGTTTAGGAGGCGTTGGCACCGTCGTTTCTGTGTTCGACGAAGGAGGACAGTCGATCATCACGATCGTGTGGGCAAATGAACACGCGTTGTGGCGAACAGTGGGTCGACTTCTTTCAGCATCGTACCTGAAGGGTGTGATCGACGTCCAACCGATGCCCATCCCGTCGTCGCTGATCTTTTACAGTGACGCTCCCGTCATTTGAATCGAACGTTTCTCGCTTAGAGAGTTGTTGATCAACATATTTGTCTACGAGGCAAGATGAAAATTTCGAACAACGATCTCAAACGGATCATCAAGGAAGAGCTCGAGGCGGTAAATGAGTACGTTGAGGACATGAACATTGCCGACTCAGCTGCTGAGGCGTTCGAGGACATCATCGCTGCTCTGAAGAAGGCGAGTGCATTTGATCCACTACGTAAGCAGGTGAGCATTGTCACGCATGCATTGGTCGGTGAGAGGTCCCCGGGAGCCGTGCGTCAGTCGGAGAGCGTGAAGCTGTCGGCGACTGACCTACGAGTGATCGTTGAACAGGAGCTAAGACGAGCCAAGAAGTGAACCTCTCGTGAGCGTCAGACGGTGGCAGGAGGGGCATTCGTCGGCCGAGTGAGGGGTTCTATGGTTCTTGGCCGAGCGGTGCTCGTGACAATCGTGGAGCAATTCATGTCAACGTTTTGACGCTCGACCATACATTTCATCGTCCGTGGTTTACAATCGACAATTGACGCGGAGAATTGAACACAATGGACGAACGTGAGCAGAAGAACAAGGTGTTTGCAACTGATTCGACGGAAGACGTGCCCGTGCCCCGACAGGTCGTCGTGCAGCCTCAACCACAACCACAGAGGCACGAGCTCAGCCTTGAGATTCCGACTGAAATTGTGCCTCTGCCTTCGAACGGCGTTGCGTACGCACCGCCCCACCCGTTCCATCGCCAGGACATGGTCGAGATCAAGGCAATGACGGCAAAGGAGGAGGACATCCTGACGTCTCGTGCTCTCTTGAAGAAGGGCACGGTGATCACTGAGCTCATCAAGTCGTGCCTCGTCAACAGGAACGTTGAACCGACAACGTTGCTCGCCGGCGACAGGAATGCCCTGATGATTGCGATCCGGATCACGGGATACGGTGCAGAGTACGACGCTGAGATCGAATGTCCTGAGTGCGAGGCGAAGTCGAAACACGTGTTCGACCTCACTGCACTTCCCGTGAAGCGATTGGAACTCGAACCGACGTCCGTCGGCGTGAATGAGTTCATGTTCCTGCTTCCGTACACGAAGAAGCGCGTTGCGTTCAAGTTCATGACCGGTGCCGATGAAGAAGAGATCATGGTCATGAAGGATCGACAGAAGAAGCTCGGCATGAGGAACGATGCCGTGGTGACCACGCAATTGCTTCATAGCATCATATCGATCGACGGCATCAATGATCGGTCCAAGATCGCAACGTTCGTGAAGTCAATGCCTGCCCGTGATTCGTTGGCACTGCGTAACTACATCAAGGACAACGAGCCAGGAATCATGATGACGCAGGAGTGTGCGTGTGAATCGTGTGGCCACGTTGAAGAGGTGTCGATGCCGATCGGCGTATCCTTTCTTTGGCCTAACGTCGGCAGATAAAGAGAAGCTGATCCTCGAACCCAGCTTCATCCTTATTTATTATGGAGGATTTACCTGGAAGGAAACGTATGAGTTGCCAGTTGAGTACAAGAGGTGGTTCATCTCCCGTATTTCAAAGGAACTCAGCAGGAATTCCGACAAGGACAATGAGTCGCACTCAAGGGCACTACACCAGAATTCTCCTGAGGTGCGAGCGATGTTGGGAAATACGAGGACAGACTCACCGTCAAGATTGCGCAGGTTCAGTTGAATGATTGAGCGGCACGTTTTAACGTGCCGTTTGATTATTTAGTGGCATGAAGATCGTCCTCGGAACGTTGCGCCGCCTGATCAGTGAGGTCCTGCTGCTTGAGGACCGCGTTTCTGATGCGAAGAAAAAGTACCCTGAACTCGAAAAAGAGATTGATGAGCTGGCTTCTTCAGATCCTTCAGGTTCTCAGAAGTACTTGATGTGGAGTGCAAAGCAATTATCGTTGGGTGTAAGCGTCAACGATTTGATTCCGACCGTTGAGTTCTTCCATAAGAATGGTCCTAAGTTTAAGAACAGGGACATCAACGCGTACAAGACGTTGAAGGAACTTGAAGATGAATTGAAGTCAATTTCGCCGACGAAGACTCAGGAACGAAAGGCGACAAAGGAATCCGGCGTTGAGAAGATGGGTGAGGATGATGATTACGAGCTCGTCCACGTGAAGAACAAAGGTGCATCGCAGTTGTACGGTTCAGGCACCAAGTGGTGTATCACGATGAAGGATCACACATACTTTGAACAGTACACGAGCGCAAATGTTGTGTTCTATTTTGCGCTTTCTAAAACACTACCCGACACGAATCCGCTCTACAAGGTGGCGTTTGCGGCAAAGAGAGATGTAAAGAATGAAGTCCAAGGAGTTGACATCTTTGACGCGACCGACAAATTACTTGAAAAAGTTCCCATTAAATTGAGAAATTTGTTGAAAATTGTTGAGCAGGACGCTCCGAAGCGAGAGATGAGCCTGTTGGCGAAGATCAAATTGGGAAAAGCGACTGAAGAAGAGATCGAACAAGCGTTAAAATTGTACGATGATGACGCCGCAATGCTTAGACTAATTGTGCAGAACGCTGGTAACACAATGAAAAAAATTGCGCCACGTTACATTCAACATCATAATGCTGATATTCGTGTCTTAATCGCTAGAGTGATCGATCAAAAATATCTGCCAGAGATGATGAATGATGAAAATGGTGGAGTACGTGCCGCCGTTGCTTGGCGCGTTGATCCATCATATCTTCCAAGAATGATGAAAAGTATTTATCCCGACGTGCGTACTGCGGTCGCAAGATGTATCGAACCATCATATCTGATCAAGATGATGAATGACGTGGATGGACGAGTACGATTAATAGTCGCAGAACGTATTGATGTACAACATCTTTCACAAATGATGAGTGATGATAGCATTAATGTACGTGACATGGTTGCAAGAAGAATTGAACCCAAGTATCTTCAACAAATGATGAATAATGAGTCTTTCCGAGACGATAAGTCTTCTCGTGTTATTGAAACCGCAAAAAGAAGAATCAGAATGGGTACTTGAACCCAAACGTTCGTTCGAACTCTTTTGCGACGGCACATTTCCTCGACAATAGTTCGTTGATCTTGACCAACGATGCATCATCGCCATTGACTTCAAGGTGTAGTGCGCGTGAGGCTTCAGCAACCTCACCCACGATCCTTACCTCATCCAGCGTTCCTCTTACTTTCAGTGGCATCTTTCCCTCTGTGATCCACGACCTGATTGCCCGTAGCATCATCACCTGAGAGAGGTTCATCTTCTGCGTCGACATGATCATACGTAGGAGGCATCGTCCTCGCCCACCGCCGCTATTTACGTCGTGGCCTCGAAAGCAAAAGATTTGACGATGCAGATCGAGTTGACGTCGAAGTTGAACACTCTGACGGATCAGATGCTCGCGATGCAGAAGGGACTTGAGAAGTCGTTCGACGTTCAGTCGGGTTCGCTCAAGGAACTCGTGAAGTCGGTCGATGAGTTGATGTCAAAGAAGCTCGGAAACATTGACACGTCAAAGTTGAAGGAACTGCAACAGGAGGCAGGCAAGTCGACGGTCAGCGCCAAGGCACTGTCGAACAGGATGACGGAGTTATCGGCAACGACGCTGAAGAAGGTCCATCCAGCGTTCATCGTTGCGACGGCTGCAATGAACGGCTTCAGGCAGGGTCTGCGAAACGTCACTGCACTCGGAAAGGGATTCGTCGGCTTCACCGCACAGGCCGCGAAGTCGATCTTCAACATCGGCGCCGCGATCCTGGCGGCTCCACTTCACATGCTCAAGAAGCTCGTCGGCATCGCAGCTCAATCAGGCGGCGGAATGAACGAGCTCGCTCAGGCGATTGAGGACGTGAGAAAGTCGTTCGGTAACCTACGCACCGCGGGTGCAAAGGCGATCCTCGATACATCGAAATCGTTCAAGGGATTCGAGGCGACCGGCCTCAGCACGTTCAGAGTGTTTGGATTCATGCACGATCGCATCAAGGCGGTGCGTGAGACCGCCGAGGGAATGGGCGCCACATTCAGCGTCCTGAAGAATGAGTTCGTTGAGAATGGCGGCGCACTCATGGGGTTCCAGAAGGGCCTCGGCGTCACCAATGAGCAGATGGGTGCGATCGGCCAACGTGCGTTGACGATGGGTCAGCCGATGAACAAGGTGTTCCTCGACATGACGAAGCAGACGCTCGAGCTCGGCAAGGCGTTTGACATTGACCAGAAGTTGATCGGAAAGGACATGGCGAAGGCGTTGCAGAACGTCGCTCACTTCGGCCAGCTCACGGTCAAAGAGATTGCTCAGGCGTCTGTGTACGCGCGTAAGTTGGGCCTCGAGCTCGATAAGATCGTCGGCACATTGTCGGCGTTCGAGACGTTCGATTCCGCCGCTGAGAACGCCGCGAAGTTGTCACAAACGTTCGGCGTGCAGATCGACGCGTTCAAGATGATGGAGGCACAGAACCCCGCCGAGCAGATCGAAGCACTACGAAAGTCGTTCCGCGCCGCCGGCGTTGACGCATCAAAGTTCAGCAGGCAGCAGCTGGCGCTCGTGGCGCAGACGACGGGATTGGATGCCGCCACGGCGAAGCAGGCGTTCTCGATGCAGAATGCCGGTGCATCGTATGATTCGATCAAGAGAAAGAGCGAAGCGGCCGCAAAGAAGCAGATGACGCAGGAAGAGGCGATGAGCAAGCTCGCCGACAGCATCGAGCGATTGGTGATGTCGGGTGGAGGTCAGCTCGGCAGTTTCTGGGACATGTTCGTGAAGGGGTTCTTTGGTGGCATCCAGTCGTCGAAGGAGTTCATGACGCTCATGTTCAGCATCAAGCAGGCGTTGAGCATGGTCTACATGCAGGGCATCAGGCTCGGCAAGGCGTTTGCTAACATGCCTTCCATCAAGTCGTTCTTCGGCGGGTTGGCAGAATTTTTCAATCCTAAGAAGATGCAGGAAATGGTTGGAGGATGCGTCACTATTCTTTCTGACGGTAAGAAGTCAGTTGCCGAAAAGATGGAAGGTATGCGTGGTGAGTTTTCCAAGTACTTCAATAAACAAAAGGGTGCATTTGACAACATCGTGAATGGCGCAAAGGAGTTCGGCCTGCAATTCAGCAAGGCACTCAGTGGAATCATCAGGTGGGTGTCAGACAAGGTCGCCGATGGACTTCAGGCGATCGCTGACTTGGTCACTGGCAAGAAGAAGTTGGCGGTGGGTGGTGCGGCGTCCGGTGCGCTTGGGTTCCTCGAGCAGTTCTTTGGTCCGCTCATCGACTCTTTGAAGTACGCGTGGAACAGGTTGAAGGGTCCGCTTGAGGAACTTGCACGTAAGATTTGGGACAAGTTCGTTGAGTTTATCAAATCACCAAGAGTCAGTAAGTTGTTGAAGAAAATACTTCCTTGGGCTGTGGGTATTCTGTTTGGACCTGCGGCAATTCAGGCAGCCATAGGCGCAATTATTACAGCGGGACCACTGATTATTAACGCTATAACGGGTTTGTTTACTGGTGGTGGTGCTGTTGGTGCATTCTCTAAAGCGGCATCATTGTTTGGCAAAATTCTAGGTAGTTCGCTCGGTAAAGGCGTTGGTATTGCAGGCGCCGTCATTGCGTTGTCAACAAACATTGACACTGTCTTTGATAAGTTTGAATCTAGCGTGAAAACGAGGTGTGGCGAAACAGAGGGCACGATTGGCTTATCAGTCGGAGGCGTTGCTAACGCTTTGACATTAGGATTGCTTCCTGACAGCACAATTGAATCAATATCAATTGCTTCGGCTGAGTTTGCGGGAAAAGTTTTGAAAAAACTTGAGAAATGCTTTGGACCCGGATTCAGCGAATCATTCGGTACGTATTTACGTGAAGAGCTCAACCTTTTGCGAGAAGTTGGAAATGCAATAAAAGCTATTTTTACTGGTGATACAGCCGAAATTTCTGATTCCGTTGTCGCAGTGGGTGAAAAAATCATTGATGTGCTTGTTTCCGCGATTGTTTTTACGATCAAAGGCATACCACGTGTGATTACGAAGGCTGTCGAGCTTGGGTTGTTGTTCACCGAAAAGTTTTATGAAGTCATGTCAAAAGTTTGTGAGAAATTAGGCGACATACCAATTTTAGGTTATTTGTTCAAGCTTATTGGACTGATCTACAAAGGCGCAATGTATGCGTTTAGAGGGATCAAGATCTTTGTAAGAATGTTAGGATTAGCATTTTCTGAAGCTGTTGATTGGTTATCAGAAAAGTTAGGACCAACTATTGAAGAATTTAAAATAGCATTTAGCAAAATTAATGAAAAATTAGCACAAGGTGCTCAAGAAATTGCAGATGCATTCATGGCAGCCGGTAGAGCAATAGGAAGAGCTTTTACTGCATGTTATGAAGCGGCTGTACAAGCTTGGTCGTGGATCAAAGATGTGTTCTCTTCTGTGTGTAAGTGGTTTGATGATTACGTTGTCACGCCAATTGGAAATGCATTTGAGACAGTATGGGAAACTATAAAAAAGATCTTTTCATGGGAAAATATTAAGAAATTCTTTAAAGGAGTCGTCAATAACGTTATAGCTCCATTTGAAGAGGTGTTGCCTGGCGTGAGAGAAAAAATGTTAGCGGCCGCAGCAGAGTCGAAAGAAGCAATGAGTCAAGAATATGAAGTACAAAGTCCTTCAAAATGGTCACAACGCATTGGTTCAAGAATCGTTGAAGGACTGGGTCTAGGCATAAAAGACATGCCAGATGTCATGAAAGACAGTACGGCAGACACGACGTCAATGTTTGAATCGATCTTAGGAATTGATAGTGCGTCATCAGCGATATCAAATTTGGAAAATTTGGAAAATTTGAATAACGTATCTAGCCAACTTTCTGGCATGTCTGATGCTGTGACGTCTATTGCAGCGTCTTCTGCACAACTCATAGGTAATATTAATTCTGGCGCGTTGAAGGAGGCAATGAACGCAGTGAAACAGATGGTGAAGGTCGTCAACGAAATGGACGATGCATTGTCTGACGACACGCTCAACAAGTTCAACGTCAAGGCGAAGCTCGAGAAGGTTGCAACGTCGTTGGGCCTGGGTGCCAAGGCGGAGTATACAATCAAGAACAAGGCCGTGAACATCAAGTTGAACCTCAACATCACGATGGACGCCGGTCAGGTCGAGAAGGTCATGATCATGAGGTCGTCGTCGATCATCAGGCAGAGGTTGAACTTTGCGACGACCGGCGACACCGCAGGACAACGAGGAGAGCCGGCACTTCCAGGTGCGTACCAGTCGTCAGTTGCCGACATCACGAAGTCGAGTTCATGAGGTGAAGCGTGCTATCGAATGAAGAACTGCTGAAGAAATTGCGTGACAATCCTATCTTTCAACGAGCTCTGTCGTTGGCGAAGGACGATGACGAGAGGAAGAGGATCACCTCTGCGGCGTCAACGTTCGTCGTTGAATTTGCGGCATCGCTTGGCAGAGTGACGTCTGTCGTTAGGCCGAACGCGACCGCGAGTGAGCACACAACGAAACACAGTGAGTAGTTAGAATCATGGCAAAGCCCGACGGCACCAACACAAATGCAAACGCGATGGGCACGAATGAAACGTCCACCGCGGCAAAGATCTCGGGTCGTGTTGGTGCAGGAATCGACACCGGCATCGGTGGCTTTGAGATAGACGGAAAGACGTATGCGCTCGACGTCATCTCAGAAAATGAACAACCCGTTGATCCCGTTGAGACCGACCACGGCGACATGTCGCAGCCGGCACCAAAGAAGGACGTCAGCAAGCAAACGCGTGAGACGCTCGGTAGGTACCTTTCGACATCAACACACGGTGGGCACGGCTACGCAAAGGGAACGCCAAACTATTATTTTGTCGATTACAAGACGTCCGAAACCAGCGTGTCCGACGAGAAGGGCTATCCCATTCCTCCATCACCTCAGAACGAAAATGGTTTTGCAGGAGGAGAATATCAACGAATTGACCAGACGTACTCTCGTGATTATCCGACGATAGCCAATCAACTCAACAAAGGAAAGAAGTTGTCACCGCCCGGCGCGGCGAACGGCAACAACCTATTGATTGGAGACGTTGATCAACCACGCGTCATTGCCAAAAAGTACGCGTCCGCCGTGCTGTCGCACAATCGATTCTCTGCCGAGGAACCGATAATCGATCCTGCGTTGTCGTCAAATCCTCCAGCAGACTTCGACACGACTGTCAAAATTCCTGGGTTCGAGAAACCAGTGTCGTTCATGAAGATGGCGCAGGTCGGTGCTGCACTCTCGCTACGTGCATCAGGTGAAGTGTTGTCGGGTGAGGATGGGTTCAATCCAAACTCTTCCGCGGCCCTAGAAGCATCATTCTTGCCATCTCCCAATCAAATGGGCATCACAAAGGTGGACAACCAGCTGTTGAGCGCAAGGGACGTTCTGGAACGGCTCTCGAGCGACGAGTACCCCACCGACGCGTTGGTTGAGATCGCGCCGTTCGGAGGTCAGTCGTGGGGCGCCGTGAACAACGTGAACGAGCCGTTCGTGGGTGCACTGAACGTTGGACAGATAGCACTATCGTTGGCGCTCACCGCCGGCGTCTTGGTCGTCTTTGAGGTCGTTGGTACGCTGATCTCGATCGGATCAGAGACGACACCGGCATTGAAGAAGCGCGATGACATGTACAAGTTGGGCAGTTCAACGTACGATTCGTTGACCGATCCGAATGACACTAGCTTTCCACCCAATATGATGGCGCTGCTCGGCCTGCACGGAACCGTCTATCCATTCGGCACGGCGCTTCAGACGGGTGCCGCTGCGTTCTTTCTAGGAGCGAAGGCGGCAATGGGCGGCGTGGGCTCGCAGGTGATCGGTGCACTTTCGTCTGCAATGACCGGCGTTCTAGACGACACCACGTCTGCAGGATTCAACATTAACGTTGCCAGGACGATCGTTCGTTCAGGACAGATCATTGCCGAAGCCATCAACAAGATTGCCGACGCATTCGCTAGGAATCCGATCGCAGGCGTCCAAGGCGCCGTGGGCATCCTTCGCGTGATCAAGAGTTCAAAGATCATTGCCGCAATGAACGTGTTCACAACGCTCGGAGATGCCGTCCTGGCGACCGTCGCATCAAAGAGTGACGAGAACGTGAGTCACCTCGACGTCAACAGGCTGCCAAACGACGTTCCACACGCAAACGTCAAGAAGAGTAGGTTGAAAGATTCGAGCGGAAATACTTGTGCTAAGCTCGCTTGGGCATCTTCCCGCGCACCGTCGTTGTACCTGATCCCTGACTCAACGATGACGATGCAATTGCTCGACGACAAGTTGGGTGGATTCCGCGGACCGCTCGGTCTGACTGACACAAATTCAAGGACGTTCTTTGCGGCAACGACGAACGACGGTACAAAGAGGATTCCACGTACGTCGAAGGCGATGGACGAGCCGACCGTCAAGAAGATGGAGTCGATGCTCGAGGCTGAGTACGTTCCGTTTTACTTTCACGACTTGAGGACGAATGAGATCGTTGGATTTCATGCGTTCTTGTCGTCGCTCGGTGAAAATTACGTCGCAAATTATGAGTCGCCTGAAGGATTTGGTCGCGTTGATCCGGTGAAGATCTACAAGAGCACCGCGAGGAAGATCGACCTCAGTTTCTACGTCGTCGCGACGAGCAAGCAGGACTTCGACGACATGTGGATGAAGATCAACAAGCTCGTCACCCTCATCTATCCGCAATACACGCGAGGTCGATCGATCGTTGCCGACGATGGAACGACGTTCATCCAACCGTTCAGCCAGCTGATCGGTTCTTCGCCTCTCATTCGCCTGCGCGTTGGAGACCTCATCAGGTCGAACTATTCACGATTTGCTCTGGCGCGCCTGTTTGGTGCTGACTCAGATGTGATGTCGATTGGAGGAAATAATGGAGGAAATAAGATAGAATTCAGAGGCTACGCACAGTACAAGGATAGGATCAAGACGGTCATCGATTCAATTTGGTCGTCGCCGTCCGGAAAGACGTTCCACGTTGATTCTGATGGCTTTCCAGCGGCTCCCAACGCTGTGTCTGCACCTGGTTCATCACCTCCCGTTCAAGTATTTGATCTCGGAGGAAGCCTTGCTGATCTCGATTATTTCATATTTCTCGGAAAAGGACTGAAGGTGAATGCACTTAATCAATACTTGTCAGTGTTGGCCACATGTGAATTGATCACCGCTGATGAATTGATTCAAGCTGGTTATGCTAGTGCTGAAGCGAATAGGATCATTGGTGAATTGAGTAAGAAATATGTAAAGTTCATCGGTCTTGATTTCATCATTAATCACAATATATTAAAGCCTTCAAGGAAGGCGATGCACGAGGCGTTGGCGACGATCGGAATCAGCGGCGCTGAGGACGTTGATGCGTTGTCAAACTTCTTGAGTGAAAAGACGAACGCCATCACGCGATCCTTCAGAACAACACGAGGAAAGGGTCTCGCCGGCGTGATTGAGTCGATGGGCTTTGAGTGGTTCGATTCACTGTGGGAGACTGAGACGCCTGGTAGGATAGCTCCGATGTCGTGCAAGGTGACGTTGGCGTTCTCACCGATCCACGACGTATCTCCTGGCATCGACCATCACGGGTACAATCGCGCTCCAATTTATCCAGTCGGTGCCGCGATGAAGCACGGATTCGACCTTGAGAGTGAGGACTGACAATGGCATTCAGTAGGTACGCACGTTCGCCGAAGTTGAGCCTCGGCACACAGTTTGGAACATCGATTGCCATTCAGACGATCAGGTCGGCCATGGCCGCTGGGACGTTGTCGTATACGATCGACGTCTTACGAGGTGCAGAGAGATTGGACACCGTCGCAGGATCGGTGTACGGCGATGGACGTTATTGGTGGGTGATTGCCGCCGCCAGTGAGATAGGATGGGGAATGCAGGTTCCGGCAGGAACGGAGCTAAGAATTCCTGACATCGCCGCGGTCGCAAAGTTGTTGGGTTGAAATGTCTGACATACAGAACACGCTCGAAGGAATCTACAGGATGGTGACGCCGACGACGTTGCTCGGTGCGCGCCGCCTCGTGTCATCGTCTGACGTGAATAGCGTGTCAATCGCGAAGGAAGTGCTTGACACGATATACGGAGTGAACGGCGTCCTAAGCATTGACGACCTCGCAAAGAAGTTGAACGAATTGTTGCAGGGGACGTCTGGAAAGCAGATTCCTGACGAACTACGCAAAACGTTCAACGATGTGATCAGGCTGTACGCATCGAGCGACGTGACGACAAATAAAGAATTTGCGAAGATGAACAATTTGTCAGTGCGTTCAGACGGATCGACAGAGAACGTGACGTTTGAACAGATCGTCGGAACGAAGCTCGAAAAACGGATGGGAATCATCCTGTGCACGTCTCCATTCCTGAGTCCATCGTGTAGGAACGCAGAACGGTGTGAGCAGTTCTTAAACTACGTGCCATCGATGATTGCGTCCCGCATGTCGCCTGTGTTGGACGTTGAGTTCGTGTTTAATCGAATCGATTCAACTGACAACCTCCAGTCACCGGGGCTCGTCAAGTTCTTGGTCGGCTTTGACAACGCACCGAACGTTCCCGGGACCGGAACGCATGCATTGATATCGGGCAGAGAAAAGTCAGTCAAGTCGGTATACTCGACGAATGATTCAACCGAAGCGTACGACACCGTCGTGACGTCGATGGGAATGGAGGCCTTCACCGCGCCACAAACGTTGTTGAACCTCGACCAGAAGGCACAGGGTTCACGGTACGTTGACGTCATCGATCCCATGCGACCTCTCATGTCGATTGAGAGCTTCAACATATCCGTCGCGCCGACAGCAGGCCTTTTTTCATACAAGAAGGGAACGTTGGTCATCAAGCTGCACGATCGCTCGAGGTTGTGCGACATCAGTGACCTGATCAGGCCAAACGTCTATCAGAGCGCTGAGTCAGCTCCGACGGTGTGGATCACGTACGGGTGGCACTATCCTGAAGATTCCACGACTTCCGTCGTCGGTTCGTCAACGTACGCTGACTTCATAAACAAGAACATGCTCGTGCGCGAGGCATACGGCATAGCAAACACGCAGTTTTCGTTCGATGCATTTGGCCAGGTGACGATCACGCTGGAACTGTGGACGAAGGGAATGCCGACGATGCGTACGTTGAACGTTGCGAGCGACAACTTCAGCAGCAACGCAACGATCATGAAGCTGCGTGCCGCAGCAAAACGAGTCGCGGCCGCGGCCAACGTCGTCTATTCCGGATATTCGTTCGGTTCAAGCAAGGACGCTCGTGGCGTGATGTTGCTAGAATCGGCCGTGAACGAGACGTTTCCGGCGCTCAAACAAGGTGAAATTGACCAAGCAATAAAGGACCTCGAGGCAGGATACGCTGCGGCAACAAGGACGAAGGGAAAGACTCCGAGCGTTTCGCAGAAAAATTTCAAGAAGCTTACCGATGCGTTAAGGGACTACTATTCGAGGCCGAAGGGGTACAACGCACAGACGTTCAAAGAACAGGTGAAGGACGCCACAATCTCGATTGTTAATGAGAGATTTAGAAAGGCATTCAATGGCGACGATCCATTCAGGTGTTCAGCAAAGAAGCAAGCAAAGAGTCCGGTCACGTACCAGGCACCCCCGACCCAGTTTGAGACGATGTGCGATGCAATTGACGCATATCTAGCAGAACCGGAGTCGGTGACCGTGAAAGGAACGACAGAAGAATTAGCTGCCAAGAGTGCCGCCCAGAAGCGCCCCGGCGGCATGCCGGATTCCATCAGTTTGACGGTCGGGAATTTTTCTCGCAATGAGACTGGGTTCAGGCGCCGCGTGACGACATTCGGCAAGTTGACGGCGGTGTTCTTGGGCTCTATTCTAGACTCGTTGGACGGAATCGATGAACTGCAACTATTCTTCTACCAGTTCAACGCTCAAGCCGGTGCCGCAGGAGGTTCAAACATCGCAGAATTTCCGATTGACACGTCGATGTTCTTTGACCAGTACCGTGAGTACGTCACCGCGAAGGGTTCAGGCAACATAACGATCGAGGAGTTCTTTAGGCTGGTCGTCGACGCTCAGTTGGGCGACATGCGTGGGATCGGGTACGGGTTCAGATCATTCTTCATGCCATACGATCCCTTCAACAAGGACGCAAAGATCAAGAAGGTGATGAACTTCAACGCCGAACAGGCGTACGAGAATGCGCTGTCTGGCATGTTTTCATCGAGGGGTCCCTTCAGCATGCCGGTCATTGAGTTCTACATCGAGACGACGTACGTTCGTGCGGACGGCACGCTGTGTGATTCGTTGGAGTTCTATTCGAGCATTGATCCGACGACGGGCACGTTCTCTGATGGAACGATGTACAAGCGCGTCATGCGATTGCACGTGTTCGATAGGGTGAATGATCCATACAAGAGCGAGAAGATGCTTCTGCGTTCCGAGGATGATGCATCAGGTCACTACGTTGAGGTCAATTCGTCGGACGTTGAGAAGGCAAAGAATTCAGCGACAGGCTTGAACATCGATCAGCTGCAGAAGTTGATTCCTCAGATGCAGAAGGACGGAACGTTGAGCTACGGTGACGCGAATGCGACGACGAACCAAGGAATCAAGGATTACGTGTCGAAGATGGTTCCGAGCATCATCTACGGAATGAACTCGTCGACCGTCACGAACATGACGCTTGCATCAAAGCAGGACGCGCTGATGACTGTCGCTCAGATGCAGACGGTCGCAAAGAAGTCGGGTCCTCCGAAGGTCGCGCAGCCGAACGGATCAGGAGTCCGTGGATTACCCCTCAGGATCATTCCGGCGACGATGACGATCACGTCCTTGGGGTGTCCGCTGTTGACGTTCGGCCAAATGTTCTTCGTCGACCTGAACACCGGCACGACCGTCGACAACATCTACGGCCTGACGGGCGTGACACACACTCTGACGCCAGGAAAATTTGAGACGCAGATGACGCTCACGTTTTCGGATGCCTATGGACAATACGAGGGAGCGCCGACGTTGGCTGAGTTCGTTCAATCGCTGAAGGTTTGATGGTGAACGCTTGAATGTCCGTGTCGTATGTTGACGTGCAGTGGACCTGATTTGCATTGATTCGTCTCTGCTCGGCACCGGCAAGCACCTTGCCACGCTGAACGGAACGTATTCGTTCGTTGACGAACGTCCTCCCAATTCGTGGTACATGACCGGCACAGTGAAATACTGTGACGATCACTGCCTCGATACGTTGGCGAGGTTGGGTGGAATTGAGCTCAACGTCCTACCACCGAAGCAATTCGTTGCGTCAGTCGCACATGCATTCAAGAATGGATCACCGACGACAATTCCGTGGCACAAGGTATTGCCCACGAGGGTTCACAGAACCTTCGTGGAGGGCCTCCTATCACAGGCCAATGATACCCTGTCCAAGGGCCCAAGGACGTATCTGGAGAGGACCTGGGTGAACGGAAATGCCGTCTTGCGTTCCCTCCAACCTTCCACGATCAATGTACCTCGGTTAAGGTCGATCTTGGCGTCCGGTGAGGGGAACGTTCCGGCGTTACAATCGTTCGTTCCTATCAATGGGTCACGTGCAAGGTCAATCACGTACAATCGTTTTGGCACGTGCACCGGAAGGTTGAGCGTCGAGTCGGGTCCGAGCATCCTGACGCTCAAGCACGAGCACAGGTCGATCATCGCTCCATCACGCGTCGGTGGGAACATAGTGATGTATGACTTTCACGCGTTGGAACCGAGCGTCCTACTATACGAGGCAGGCAAGCGGATAGACGGCGACGTGTACGAGCACATTGCACGTGAGGTCGGAGGTGCTCCTCGCGCGGCAGTAAAGCAAGCCGTCCTCGCTAGGATCTATGGGCAATCGAGGGAGGCGCTGAGGGAAAAGTTGTTCGGCGTGATAGACGACGTCGATGGGTTCATTGAAAAGGTCGCGGCGTTCTTTGACGTTGATAAATTGTTGAAACGAATCAAGACACAGTTCCTGAAGAGCGGCCGAATCCTGAATCGCTACGGTAGACCGATCGTCGTTTCTGATCCACTTGATCGCATCTTCATCAACTACTATGCACAATCTTCGGCCGCAGACGTCGTCATGCACGGGTACAAGAACGTGCTTGACATGATGGCAATCGTTGCGCCGAACTCAAACCCCATCTTCTTGCTTCACGATGCATTGTTCGTCGACTGTGCGCCTGGCGAGCTGCAAAAGCTTCAGGAAATTTCTAGAATAAAGGTTCCAGGTTACGTGCAGAAATTTACGGTTAGGTGCGATGTCCTGTGTTGAATTTTGGTGTATGGTGTAACCATGATAGAGTTCACAGCGGAAAAGATCGAAGAGAATTACAACAAGTTTAGAGCACAGTGCGAAAAGCTCGGCGAAAGGAGCCCGGCGGCAGTTCAATTCGTTGACATCCTCGGAGAGAGGTTGGCACTCGCTCCTGCTTCCGCAAGAGTGGAATATCACCTTGCAACGCCGGGTGGCCTCGTCGATCATTCATTGCGCGTGTTGAGGAACGCCGTCAACATCAGCAAGGCGTGCTCGTGGAACGTGTCGTTGGAATCTCTGATCGTCAGTGCACTGTTCCACGACATCGGAAAGTGCGTTCACGTCGTCGGAGGAGAGTTCGTTGACGTGTACGTTCCGCAGGACAGTTCCTGGCACCGTGAAAAGTGCGGCGAGATGTACAAGCACAACGAGAAAGTTCCCTACATGCCAGTCGCACAGAGGAGCCTGTGGTTGATGCAGAAGTACGGAATTCCTCTGTCTTACGAGGAGTGGGTCACGATCTGCATTCACGACGGATTCGTCTTGAACGAGAACAAACCGTACTGCATGAAGGAACCCGTCCTAGCACACGTGGTCATGACGGCCGATTATTCTGCAACAATCCAAGAGAAGGAATGGGAGAGGCGTGAAGGGTGAGCAACACGGCAACTGGAGTTGGAATCACTGAGTGGACGCGGGATCACGTTGTGATGCTCGAGGGTCGGACCGCGACGGTCGAGCAGAAGATTGTTGAGCTCGAAAAACAGGTTAGTGATCTCAAGAAGTTCATTGAACAGATGACACCGAGCTTGAAGCCCTGGGTGGATGTGACAGTGACGACGGCACCCGAGTGTGGCGGACCTTACAGGATTAAAGCAAGGAACGTTGATGACATTCCAAGCGTAGATTCTTCGTCGTTGCCAACTGGAACTGTGGTTTCTGATAGATCTGGGAAGTGATGGACGATATATTCAAACGTTTTTACGCTCTCAACGGCAAATCGATGGTCCTGTGGCAACGGGATCACAAGATTGATAAGGATGCTGAATGGCTCGATGATGCAATCATTCAACACGAATTTTTGTATCACACCGTCGGTTGCCTGTTGATCGGGAACAGTCGTCTCTATCGTAGCGATGATGGTGAACCACAGGCTGACTACGAGAGAGACGATCCGGCGGTCGTCGTCGTCGGAGAACACACGAGCAAGGACATCCTGCTCCCTGTCGTCAAGTACCGCGCGTGTGAGGGTGATCTCGTGGTGCTCATTCGACATAACTTCTACGACTATTGTGCGACGTTTGTCAGCAAGAGACCATTGACGTTCGATTGGGACGGCAAGGTTGACTACGGATTTGAGGGGTTTAACAGGAATTGGGTTCTTCCGACGTACGAGAAGGGTTGCACGCAGTTTTCGGCGTCCGTGTCAGATAAATTTTACTTCTGGACGTTGTGTTTCCTCGTGCAGGACAGCGTCAGGCGGTCGCGGGTGACTACTTAACCTCATGAAGATCAGTTTGCGTGAGCTGAGGAAAGTGATCGAAGAAGCGATCGACGAGGTAGTGCTCGAGGACGAGGAGGAGGATCAACTGGACGAATTCTCAACGACGGCATGCATCGTTGGTTACACCGCGCCGCTCGGAGCCGGCAAACGTGACGATAAAGGAATGAAGAAGGCATCAAAGCCTTACAAGAAGAACCCGAAATGAGTAGATTTTCTTTTGAACAGTTGTTTGATGGTTGCCAGCGGATGTGTCGTTTGGCAATTGAGGCAGCGAATTCAGGCCGTCTAGGCGTTGCGAAGGGTTGCATCATCGCCGCCATTGCCTACCTCGATGAGACTGAAATTAGGTTCGGAGTGATTGAAGCGTTCAACCTGTTGAGCGAGGATGATGTCACTGAGGCACTCGCTCGCCAGTTTCACATCAATTGCAAAGACGTCATAACGCTTGCTTACGCTGACGACGATCGTGGACTCGCAGAACGTGTGGCCGGAGTTCATCCCTCATGGAAACGCACCTGGTGCCCTTGAAGACTTGAGGAACTTCTCGTCGATTGATGTTAATCGAAGTGATCGTGGAGGGCACTCGTCATGTCCTGAGGTGTTGTTGTGATGAGTGTGGAATAGAATTCACCGAGAAACGCTACGCAAAGAGATTGAAAAAATTTCACTTCTGTTCAAGGAAGTGTTCGAATGCATCTCAGGCGTCAGGGGTGTTGTTGGCACAAGTCATCGAGACGAATCGACGCATCAGAGGGTGCGATTTTCCGACGCAATCGCAGGATGTCATTGACAAACAGAAGGCGACGAACGTTGAACGTCATGGTGTGCCGTGCCTGTTGCAGGACGGATTGAGTAGATTTCTTGCCGAGAATCACGTTGATAATTCATCGCAGTTGCCAGGCCATCGCGATAAAGTCATGATGACGTCTCTCGAACGCTATGGCGTTGATCATCCGTCGAAGGATGCCAGCGTCAGGGAAAAGAATCGTGCAGCACACGTTGAACGTGAGGAAGCACTGCGAAAGTGTGCGTTGACGAACGTCGATAGGTTCGGTGTCGATTGGTTTCCGCAATCATCACAATTTCATCATGTTGTTGATTGGACGGCTGCTGCAAAGAAGCGCCATGAGACGATGAAGCGTGATGGAACGTATGCACATTCTCGTGCTGAAGATGGGTTTTATGATGCCCTTTGTACAATCTTTGGGAGTGAAAATATTGAACGAAATGTGGTGGTTGATTCACACAGCATCGATATTTATGTTCGACACATTGACACGTACGTTCAATTCGACGGCGTTTACTGGCACGGTCTAGACCGCCCAATCGAAGTGATCGAACGTTCAACGTGCCCTCGAGACAGAGTGATCCTGGGCACCATTAAACGCGATGAAAAACAACGGAATACGTTTGAACAACTAGGGTTTAGGTTGATCAGAGTCACAGACAAGCAGTTCAAGGCAATGACGCTCGATGAACTGCGAGAGAGCGTTGTGGGTTCAAACAATCAGGAAAGGAAAATAATATGAACTTTTGGCATTGTTCTGGATGAATTGATCATCTTTTAGAATGTGAAAACCAAGCAATCTTAAGGATCGATCATTCACAACAAGGAACAAATGCCACAGAAAATTTGTGTCGCCCCGGGACACGAGGAGACAGAAAACGCCCGTGGAGATGGTGTAAGACAAGTGTGAGTTTGCAAGAACTCATGTGAGCAATTGTCGATGAAGCAGGAAGTCACATAAGTGACATGTCAGAGGAAAACGGTCAGAGGAAAGAGGAGATAGGAAAACAAAATGGCACTCAATCTTGATGCAATTCGTAAGCGCGTGGCAGAACTCTCAGGACAGCGGAAGAATTCGAACGTTCAGTTTTGGAAGCCGGGACCCGGAACGTACAAAGTACGTGGCATTCCGTGGAAGAATGCTCCTGAGGGTCAACCCTTCATTGAACGGTGGTTTTATTACATCGGCGAGGAAAGAGGGATTCTGACGCCAAATCAGTTCGGCAAGCCCGATCCCATCCAGAATTTGATCCGCAAGCTGTTCAACACGCGTGATCCGAATGACAAGGCTCTCGCAAAGAAGTTGCTTCCGAAGATGCGAGCATACATGGCAGTACTCGTCAGAGGACACGAGGATGATGGCATTCAGGTGTTCTCGTTCGGAAAGTTGATCTATCAGAAGCTGTTGGGCTACTACCTCAACGAGGAGGTCGGTGACATCATGGATCCAATCGATGGATTCGACATCGAGGTCACCATTACGCAACAGCCAGGAAAGCAGTTCTTGGACACGAGCGTTGAGGCGGCCCGGCGTCCTCGCAAGTTGTCGGATGATCCTGAGCAGATCAAGAAGTGGCTCGACGCGGTGCCAAACCTGGATGACGTCTTCCGCCTGAAGGAGCCCGCTGAGATTGAGGCGATCCTCAATTCGTGGCTCGAGGGTGGCGTGCCAGATACTTCCACTGACGGTACGTCGAGAGGCGGCGACACGAAGGCAGACGATGAGTTTGAGAAGTTTGCTGACCTTGCAAAGAAGCCTGTAGAGAAGGTCGCTGAAGCACCCGTTGCAGAGAAGCCCGTCGCTGAAAAACCGAAGAAGTCGAAGAAGGTCTCCGGAAGCGACGATGACGCAGTCGTTCCCAACACGAACCTCGACGCTGCATTCGCCGACCTCATGAACGAGTGACGTAGGCATTCGGAGTTCACGCTCCGAAGAGGTGATCGAATTGATGATATTCGACTTCCTCTTCGTGGCTTGAGCTTTGTTCACAGGAGCGCAAATGTCAAAAAAAGCAAAAAATTCAGATACTGAACAATCGCCAAAGAATGAGACCGTGCTTGATGATTTCACGTCTCAGTTGATCAAGGACATCAACAAGGAGATGGGCGAGAGGTGCTGCTATAATCTCAGCGAGATGACGGCCCCTACGATCGTCAAGAGGTGGCTCGACACAGGGTCGATTGCACTGAACTACGCGATCAGGAATGCGTTCGGTGGTGGCTATCCTGAAGGTCGAATTATTGAAATCACCGGTCAACCATCGTCTGGAAAGTCTCACTTGGGATATCACGCCGCGGCCATCGTCCAAAAGATGGGTGGAATTGTCGTTCTCATTGATTCGGAGAATGCAACGCCGCTTGACAAGTTGCACGCAATGGGAATAAATGTCAGGCATCGTTTTGTGTATGTTGATTGTCACGTCGTCGAGGATGTGTTCAAGGTCATCGAGTCGGTGATCACGAAGGTGAAGAACGTTCCGACTACGAAGGACGTTCCCATTCTCATCATCTGGGATTCTGTCGCTGCTACGTCGCCGAAAGCTGAGATCGAAGGAGAGTATGACGACAAGTCGGTTGGACTAAAGGCACGCGTGATCTCTCAGGCGATGCGCAAGATCACTGGAGTCATCGGTAAGAACAACGTCACGTTTTTGATCATCAATCAATTGCGCGAAATGATCGGCGTAATGCACGGCGATCCGTTGGTGGCACCTGGCGGAAAAAGCGTACCATTTCATTCTACTATACGCATTCGCCTCTCTGGAGGCTGTCAGGTGAAGGATTCGTCAGGAAATGTGATCGGCATTCACGTGATCGTGACGATCAAGAAGAACAAGGTCGCCCCTCCATTCAGAAAGTGTGAGTTTGACATCATCTTTGGAAAGGGCATTGATGAGAGTGAGTTCCTGTTCGACACAGTGCGTTCTTACTGTACAGATCACGAGGTCATCAGGGACGGTCACCAGGTCAGCGTCACCGGAACGGGTGCGTGGAAGGAGTTGCAGGTCACTGACACCAAGACGGGTGAAGTGTTGATCGAGAAGAAGTTCTACAAGTCGGAGTTTGGCACGCTCATGAAGGATAAACAGTATGCACCGTTCTTGTTGGAGGCGTTGGATGAAGCGTTGACAATAAAATCAGGTGAAATGGGAACAAGCGAAGGTGACGAACACGACAGTGGCGAGGAAGAGCCTTCAGATGAGTGATATCACGGTGAAGTGTCGATTGGAAGGTGCTGCCGAGGCACCAAAGTACGCAACGACTGGTGCCGCAGGGTGCGACGTTTGTTCAGGCGTTGACATCGTCCTGCCACCAAGGGACCATCGGCTCGTCCGCACGGGTCTCTTCTTGGAGGTACCTGATGGATTCGAGGGCCGCTTGGTGCCCAGGTCAGGCCTGGCAATGAAGCACGGCATCACGCTCATGAACTGTGTCGGCATCATAGACAGCGATTACAGGGGTGAGGTCGGTGCGTTGTTGTGGAATACGTCAGACGTTGCGTATGAGGTCAAGAAGGGCGATCGAATTGCACAGTTGATCATTGCTCCGGTCGTCCGTGCACACTTTGAGGTCGTCGATGAACTGACCGACACATCACGTGGTTCGGGTGGCTTTGGTTCAACGGGTCGGTGACGTTGTCCATGGGCAGCACCATGGCGTAGAATTGGGCCATGAATGAACGACCGATACTGATCGTCGACTGTTTGAATGTGTTCGTCAGGGCATATTGCGCATTTCCGCAGATGAACGTTGACGGCGAGCAGATGGGTGGGTACGTTGGTTTTCTCAAGATGATGCAACGTGTCGTCTCGATGGTGCAACCACGTGCGGTGTACGCAGCATGGGAGAGCGGTGGTTCACAGAGACGAAGGAGTCTCGATCCAGAATATAAGAAAGGTCGACGTCCTGAGAAGTTGAATCGCTTCTATGAGGATGACATTCCTGACACCGACGAGAACAGAAAGAGACAGATGATGGCACTGCTCTCGGCATTGAAGAACGTGCCCATCTGTCAGTTATACGTACAGGATTGTGAAGGGGATGACTTGATCGCTCACCTGTGCATGGGACCTCTGCGCGAGGACAAAAAGACGATCATGTCGTCAGACAAGGACATGTTTCAACTTCTCGACGAACGAACGAACGCGTACAACATGCACAAGAAGACGTTCGTGGGTCCCGCAGAGGTCCTTGAAGAGTTTCGAGTCACGTCAAAGAACTTTGCACTCGCGAAGGCACTGTGTGGCGATGTGTCTGACAACGTCAAGGGAATCAAGGGGATCGGATTCAAGACGTGCGCGAAGAAGTTTCCGATGCTCGGCACGGATGATGAACTAGTTTTGCAGGACGTGATCGATTACGCCGCCGCGCATTCCGACGAGTCACCGATCTATCGACGTGTTGTCGATGAGCAGGACACAGTCAGAAAGAACTGGCGACTGGTCTACTTAGACGGAAGCATGCTGTCGAACTCTCAGGCGATGAACGTGAATCAGGTGATGGCCGACTTTAAGCCGAAGGTCGATAGGATGGGACTGATGAAGTGCCTGATGAAGGAAGGAATCAACGACTTCGACGTTGCAGGATTCTTTCAGTCGCTCAATTGCATTGAAGTCGGTTGACATTAAACGGAGAGTGATTTGATTCCAGAGTCAACTTTTGGACAATACGGTCGTGCCTTTCAAGAGAAGGTGCTACAGGCGATGTTGGCTGACAAACAGTACGCCGAACAGATGGTTGAGGTGTTCAATCCTCTATACTTTGATCTGAAGTACCTACAGTTCTTGGCGACGAGGTACTTTGACTACGCAAAGAAGTACAAGGTATTTCCGACGTTGCCCCTCCTCGTCACGATCATTAGGGACGAATTGAAGATCGGCACGGACGTGATCCTACGGGATCAGATAATTGACTTTCTTCAACGCATCAAGACGTCACCTGACCTCGGCGACCTACCCTTTGTCAAGGAGAGGTCACTTGATTTCGCGAGAAAGCAGGCACTGAAGAAGGCACTTGAAGAGGCCGTCGATCAGATGCAGGCCGAGAAGTACGAGCAGATCGTCGACAGCATAAAACGTGCCGTCTGCGTCGGCACCGCCCCTGCGCTTGGTCACGAATTCTTCGTCGACTACGAGTCTAGGTTCGCGGAGCTTCAACGCCAGTGCATCCAGACGGGCCTGCCTGAGCTCGACAAGAAGGGAATCTTCAATGGTGGCATCGCGGGAGGAGAGTTGGCGATCGTCATCGGTGCGACGGGGGCGGGCAAATGTGTAGAGCGTAATACGTATATACGTGTCAGATACAATAAAATCATCATTGATGGACGAGAATATGATCCTTGGGAACAAGTTACAACAAAACGAGGAACTATCTACGCAAGAGACATCGTTGAATCAGATGAAATTCTTTGAGAAGTGTTTACATTGTGAACGTATTTTTTGCAATCGTTCATCATTTGTGACTCATTTACGTCGAGTGCACAAACAACTGATTAGTGAATACAAAGAACAATTTGGGATTAATAAGCTTGAACAACAAAAACGTGAATCAAAAAAAGAAGCACTTTGTATTGCGAATCATGAATTGAAGTTGGTGCTAGCTAAAGAAAGTGACTTGCAACTGTTGACTTGTAAATTGTGCGGATTTGAATCGGTGTATTCAATTATTTCTCACATTACGTGTAAGCATAATATGTCAACAGATGAATATCGTTCTCAATTTCCCGAAGATATCTTACAACAGATATCTCAAGAACAGCGTGTTCAATGCTCTGAACGAGCTAAACTGATCTTGAGTGATCCAGTAGTTCGTCAAAAGTTACTTGATAAACGTTCATTCCCATCAGAATGTAAACACTGGATCAGAAAAGGATTTTCTTTAGAAGAAGCAAAAGTAAAAGTTGCTGAATTTCAACGAACTCAATCTCTTAAAGGTAATAATGATAAGACTCGAGCGCTTCGACATGCAAAATCTGCGGGCGATAATAACCCAATGTCGATTAAATCAATCGCCGAGAGACACGGTGTTTCACTAGATGAAGCAAAATCATTAACACCTTGTTACGGACGTTCCGGTGAAAAACATCCAATGTTTGGAAAAAAACATTCAAAAGATGCAATTAGAAAAATAGGCGAAGCTGTTAATCATTCACGACGTTCTACAGTTGAGCATGAATTAACGGATGAATTAGTTCGTAGATATACAGGCGAAAAAAATTCCTACGTAATAGGGTGGTGTTGTGATTACGTAAATCACGACGTCAAATTAGTAGTTGAATTTTTTGGTGATTTTTGGCATCATAATCCAAACATGTATTCAATTGATTGGATTAACCCCTTTACGAAGCGATCAAGCACACTTGTGTGGGAACGTGATGCTCGTAAAATACAAGAGCTTCAAGATGACGGATACGAGGTTGTTGTTGTGTGGGAACGTGATTGGAAGAATGATCATGCTTCAATTTTGAAGGAGATTGATGATGCCTACAATCGAGCGTCGAACCATTGAAAAATGTGTAAAAATAGGCGATTTGTTTGAACAGTTAAATTTTCATGTAGAATCGCCATCAGATGAAACAGGCGATAGCTGCGTGTCTTGTTCAGACGATATAGAAATTTTAGGCGAAGGAGGTTATCATAAGATTGAAGCACTGCGATGGACAAAATTTGAACGAATTGTAAAATTGTCGTGTTCAATTTGCGATAATCAACTTTTAGAAATGTTGTGTTCACCTGAACACATAGTTCGTTTGAGTTCAGGTGAATGGGTACAAATTCAACAATTGAAGTGTAATGATTTAATAGTTGTACGAACTGGTGTTGCTAAAGTTGTTTCTATTCAACAAATAGAAGGCTTACAAAGATTATGTGACATACAAGTTGCAGATGTTCATTGTTATTATTCTAATGATGTGTTGTCACATAATTCTCACTGGTTGGCGATGATCGGTGCCAATGCCATGAAGCAGAACATCAACGTTCTTCACTATACGTTGGAGTTGTCAGAAGCGATTGTCGGTCGTAGGTATGATTCATACTTGTGTGGCGTTGACTTTGATGATATCATGTCGTCAAAGCAAGCGGTTCTCGATCACTACAAGGAAAACAAGTACGGTCGGTTGATCATCAAAGAATTTCCGACAGGTTCCGCATCAATTTACACGATGCGTGCTCACGTTGAACGCCTTGAACTGAAGGGATTCACTCCTGGTCTGATCATCATAGACTACGCGGACATCATGCGCTCAACGCGTAAGTTTGACTCACTGAGGCACGAGCTCAAGTTGGTGTACGAGGAACTCAGAGGTTGGGCAGGCGAGAGAAAGGTTCCTATCTGGAGCGCGAGCCAGAGCAATAAGGAAGGCGCAAATTCCGACATCATCGATCTCAGCAACATGTCAGAGGCGTACGGAAAGGCATTCGTTGCTGACGTGATCGTCTCAGTCTCCAGGCGTGCGCACGAGAAGGCGTCCGGCTTCGGGAGGTTGTACATTGCAAAGAGCCGCGTTGGCCGTGACGGATTGGTGTTTCCCATTCGCATTGACACCGCACAGAGTAGATTTGAGGTGTCAGGCGAGGCGGGAACGCTGCAGGAAGCGACGAAGGAAAATGAGAGCGATTTGAAGAAGGCGCTCAAGGCAAAGCTCAAGGAACTACAGGATGATCCGACGTTGGCCATCGGAAAGAAGGGCGGCGACCGCGAACCTTGATGCTGATACCTACAAGGACATGACACTTTTTCCTCTGTTGGACGATGAATTGGTGAGTGAGAGATTATGACGTACGCACACGACGAGGCGCTTCGAGCATCTTTGGCGTATTTTGACGGTGATGAACTTGCGGCGGCAACGTTCATAAACAAGTACGCGTTACGTGACGATAAAGGTGAACTGCTCGAGCTGTCGCCGGAGGACATGCACCACAGGTTGGCGAAGGAGTTTGCGAGGATTGAGTCGAAGTACGATTGTGCGATGTCAGAGTCTGAGATCTTTCTGTTGTTCGATCACTTTCACTACGTCGTGCCGCAGGGCTCTCCGATGTCGGCGATCGGAAATCCGTACAAGGTACAATCACTATCGAACTGCTTCGTGATTGCGCCCCCCGCCGACTCGTACGGGTCGATTGCACGTGCTGACGAAGAGATCCTTCAGATCCAAAAACGTAGGGGAGGCGTCGGTATTGACATCAGTTCACTACGTCCACGAGGTTTGCCGGTGAAGAATGCTGCCGGTTCGAGCGACGGAATAGGCATCTTCATGGAACGTTTCTCAAACACGACGAGGGAGGTCGCGCAGGGTGGCCGCCGCGGTGCGTTGATGGAGACGATCGACGTTCGACACGTTGACATTGAGACGTTCATCGACATCAAGCGCGACCCAAAAAGGGTCACCGGTGCGAATACGTCGATCAAGTGCACGGATGAATTCATGCGCGCGGTCGAGGACGATTCTGAATTTACGCTGCGATGGCCCGTCGATAAGTCAATCGAAGACGCTCGTCTCACGAAGGTCGTCAAGGCTCGAGACCTCTGGAACAAGATCGTTGACGCGGCATGGTCGAACGCCGAGCCCGGCGTCCTGTTTTGGGACAATGTCCTGAAGTACTCGATGGCCGACGAATTTGCCGACAAAGGATTTAGCACCATCTGTACTAACCCATGTGGTGAATTACCACTGAGCGAGTATTCAAGTTGCATCCTTCTCCTATTGAATGCGTTGTCATACGTTGTCGATCCATTCACGCCGCAGGCACGTTTCGATTACTTCAAATTTGCGCAGCACACGTGGAGGGCGCAGAGGCTGATTGATGACCTTGTCGACCTTGAGATTGAGGCAATCGAACGAATCATCGAGAAGGTGATGAACGATCCTGAAGGCGATGACGAAAAGCACCGAGAACTATCAATGTGGCAGAAGATACTTCAAACGTGTAGGTGTGGTCGACGCACTGGTACCGGCATCACGGCGGTCGGTGATACGTTGGCAGCTCTTGGGATCACGTACGGTTCACAGGAATCATTCGACGTTGTTGAACAGATCTACAAGACGCACGAGGTCTCAACGCACTCATCGAGCGTCCAGATGGCAAAGGAACGTGGAGCGTTTCCTGCGTGGGAACCTGGTCGCTACACAGACAATGAATTCGCGAAGCGACTTGCAAGCGTTTGTCCCGCGGACGTCAACGATGATTTTGCGAAGTTCGGTCGCAGAAACATCAGCCTGACGACGACACCTCCCGCAGGTACTGTCTCAATTGAAACGCAGACGACGAGTGGAATCGAGGCGGTGACGTTCCTCGAGGGCATTAGGCGGTGCAAGACGACGCCTGACGATCCGAACGTCAGTTTCGTTGATGAACTGGGAGACTCCTGGAAGGAATACAAATTCGTGCACCACGGGCTGACGTCGTGGATGAAGGCGTCCGGAAAGAGCGACGTGTCAGAATCGCCATATCACAACGCGACGATGAATGACGTCGACTGGGTTGCATCGATTGATGTGATGGCTCGCGCTCAAAAGTGGTGTGAACACGCAATCTCAAAGACAGTCAACCTGCCGAAGAACGTTTCAAAACAGGTGGTGTCAGACGTCTACATGAAGGCGTGGAAGCTTGGCATCAAGGGCGTGACCGTGTACCGCGATGGGTGTAGGTCCGGAGTGATTGTGTCCGACGAACACGACGATCAACCGAAGACGATCGTCGAGAGCCATGCGCCGAAGCGTCCGAAGGAAGTGCCGTGCGACATTCACCGCGTGACCGTGAAGGGGGAATCGTACCTCGTGCTCGTCGGCTTGTTTGAAAAGCAACCATACGAGGTGTTCGCTGGGCTTCAGCAACGAGTTGAGGTTCCGAAGAAGATCAAGGTGGGAATGCTCATCAAGAATGGAAAGAAGGACGGGATCGTCACCTACAACCTCCTCATTCCAGTCGGTGACGATGATGAGTTCGTCTTCAGGGACATCGTTTCGCTGTTCGACAATCCTGACTACGGTGCGCTGACCAGAATGGCGTCGTTGTCGCTTCGACACGGGGTCCCAGTTCACTACCTGTGCGAGCAGCTCAAGAAGGACAGGCACTCTGACCTGCAGAGCTTCTCGAGCGTTTTGGCACGAGTGTTGAAGACTTACATCAAAGATGGCACGGCGACCGCGGAAAAGGTTTGTCCTGAGTGCGGTGCGAAGCTGACATATTTACAAGGATGTGTGACGTGTTCTGCTTGTGGTTGGTCGAAGTGCTGATTGATTGAACGACGATGCATTCTGGTGTAGGATCATCGTTTAAGGGAAGGACTCATGGCATTTTCATCAAAGGTCATTCTGGACAGCATCTCGACCAACGGAGTGCGGCTTACGACGATGGAGGTCACGTTTCCTCGGATCATCCTGGCGGAGTTCAACACCCACCGGACGTTCTCGCGGAACAGTGCCTCAAGCCGAGCGATTCCCGTTGAGAGGAGGATTGCATCGTTGGAGGCCGACCCGTTCATTCCTGAATCGTTCGGCAAGAACATGAAGGGAATGCAGGCACACGAGCAGCTGGACGATGAGGCGTCCGCAAAGGCACGTGCGACGTGGATCAACGCAACGAATGACGCCATCAGGTCGGCAAAGTACCTCGCAAAGCTAGGCGTGCACAAGCAATTGGCGAACAGGTTGATTGAACCTTTCTGCTGGCATACCGTCATCTGCACTGCCACTGACTGGAGCAACTTCTTTGCGTTGAGGACGGATGCCGACGCTCAACCTGAGATCAGGACGATTGCGACGATGATGCGTGCCTCGTACGAGACGAGCCGCCCACAGTTCCTCATGAGAGGAGAGTGGCACACGCCGTACGTCACAGATAAGCAACAACTACGCGCCGCTGGGCACTCGTTGTCAAACGTGCTCTCAATTTCTGCTGGGAGGTGTGCGAGAGTGAGCTACCTAACGCACGATGGAAAGCGTGATCCTACGGCCGACATCGAGTTGGCTGACATGCTACGCGTGAAGGGTCACCTCAGTCCATTTGAACACGTTGCTTGTCCGCTTGAGACTAAAGAGAGGTGCGGAAATCTACGTGGGTGGAAGCAGTTGAGGAAGTTCATCATCAACGAGGACGATTTTTCGAAGCACGGTGCAGCCTGAGCATCCTTGACTTTGCTATTTTTTGAACCGTTTGGGATTCGTCGTTTGACATTTCCTGAAGGTACTTTGGATCGATACGTTTTGCAATATTTTTGCGAACGTGTTCGCTTTCGTCGTTCATCATCTCAGGCAAATAAGATGGATCAATATGAAAAGTAACGTGTTGACGAACGTACTCGTCTTCGTCGTTCATCATCTCAGGAAGATATGACGGATTGATCCGGATTGCAACTGTCTCACGGATCATAGAATTTTCGTCGTTCATCATCTCAGGAAGATATGTTGGATTGATCCGGGTTGCAACGTTCCTACGAACGCCCCAAAATTCGTCGTTCATCATCTTCGGAAGGTGTTTGAAATTGATTCTTCTGGCGACTGTCGCCCTGACGAATTGATTGTCATCGTTTATCAATTGAGGCAGGTAAGACACTTGAATTGAATGTGCGACTGATGCTCGAACGATTCCATCCTTGTGATCAATGTAACGAGTTAAAAATTGTGCCGCGTACTTCTGTTGAAGAATGTAGGCAAGTACGTCTGCATTGTCTTTGTACAATTCGAGAGCTTGTTCAATCTCTTCTGATGATGCATTGCCGTCCTTGATTTTGGTGAGGATGCTCACTTCACGTTTCGGAGCGTCCTGTTCGGCGGTCTTCAATAGATCAGTCAATTCATCAGGAACTCTGTCGAGAAGTTTGTCGGTTGCGTCAAAGATGTGAACATAGCGGACGGCACCATTAGAATCTCGTTGTATTGCAAATGCAACCTTGTAGAGAGGATTTGTTTCTGGCAATGTGCTCGATAGCGCATAGTAGAACACATTGTTGGCGCCCACGTAGTGTTCGTAGTGTTTTCCGTCCTTCATTGCGATGCACCATTTGGTGCCTGAACCGTAGAGTTGCGCTGCACTCTTGTTCTTCACGTAGATGAGTTCGTAGCCATTGTCGTTGCCCATCCTCTCGATGCCTGTTTTCTTCGTGACCTTGCGTTCCTGCGATTTCGATGGCGTGATTGACTTTGCTTCGTCTTCGAGCTCCTTCAGTGACACGTACGAGTTGATGTCCTTGCTCTTGAACTGTGATGCATTCTTGTGAAATAGTTCGATCGTTGGAATCAAGTCTACGATGCTGGCACCTCGCGATAATTGCTTCGCTCCCCAAGCCAAGTACTTCTGTGAACCTGAGGGATCTGAGGACGCGAGTTCATCGATTTCTTTTTCAAGTTCAGGATACTTCACCTTCGCATCTGAGACACGATCTTCAAGAAGCAAGACTTCACGAATTAGACGACGAAGTGTTCCAACAACAATCTTCATGTTGCTAAGTAATGTTGATGACGTACGTTGACGTGTGATGATGTGTTAGTGAACGAGTTAGGACGGGCGGTTCATCATCAACGAGGACGATTTTTCGAAGCACGGGTCCTGAGTCGTTTTTTCACGGCATCTTGAACCAATTCTGAGGTATCATTTGACATTGCTCGAAGGTGCTTAAGATTGATACGTTTTGCAATTTCCCATCGATTAAGTGCGTTTTCATCATCCATCATCTCAGGCAAATAAGATGGATCAATAAGTTTTATGACGTGCCATCGTACAGTTGCCTCACTGTCATTCATCATTCGTGGAAGGTATGATTGATCGATTCGACATGCGACAAATTCACGGACTCTATAGAATTCATCATCCATCATTTCTGGCAGGTACGATTGTTGTATTAATCTTGCAACTTCGATTCGAATAAATCCATCCTCATGGTGCATATAGCGTGGAAGGAACGGCACCGCTAACTTAGAATTCAGAATGAACTTAAGCGTATCACTATCATCGTCATATAATTTTAACGCTTGTTCTATTTCTTCAAGTGTTGCTTTTCTGTTCTTGATCTTTGCAAGTAGACTTATCTCTCGCTTCGGAGCATCCTGTTCAATGATCCTCAAGAAATTTTCTAGTTCATTAGGAACTTTGTCGAGCAGTTTATCCTCTGCGTCAAAGATGTCAATTTTTTGAACTACGTTCTTCACATTTCGTTGTGCAGCGAATGCAACTTTGTAGAGAGGATTTGTCTTCGGCAATGTCTTTGAGAGTGCAAAATAAAACATCACGTTCGCACCATTGTACTGTTCAAAGTACGAGCGTTCCTTCATCGTGATGCACCACTTGGTACCTGAACCGTACAACTGTGATGCACCCTTGTTCTTCACGTGGATGAGTTCGTACCCACCGGTCTCGCCCATCTTCTCAACACCTGTCTCCTTCACTGCCTTTCGTTCCTGAGTCTTAGTGGGTGAAATTGACTTCAATTCATCCTCTAACTCCTTCAACGTCTTATAGGCGTTGATATCCCTATTCTTGAATTTAGGTGTATTTCTATGGAAGAACTCAACGGTCGGAATCAAATCGTTGATACTTGCGCCCAACGACAACTGCTTTACGCTCCATGCTAGGTACTTCTGAGAACCAGATGGATCTGAAGAAGCCAATTCATCGATCTCTGCATCGAATTCAGGGTACTTTTTCTTCGCGTCAGAAACACGATCCTCAAACAATAAGGCCTCGTTGATCAGGTGGCGCAGTGTTCCGAGGATGATCTTCATGTCGCTAAATAACACGTCATGCTTCTTCCTTGTTCATCACGTTCCAATCCTGTCAGATTCTTGACATGAGTGAACGAGTCAGGACGGGTGGTTTATTTTTGTCAGAAGTGAGGTTGTAGAATGACAAAGATCATTGCGATTGAGGGGGCTGATCGGGTCGGAAAGCACACGCAAGCAAAGAAGTTAGTTCACGCCATAGAAGAACATGGGTGTCGAGTTGCGCTGCACGAGGTTCCAGTTAGGATGCCGCTCGTTCATTCGTTGATCTATCGAATGCTGAGGACGGGTTCCGCAGGTCGATATCCGAACGTATTTCAGTTCATCCAGTTTACGAACAAGTTCATTGCACAATTCACGACAATCCTATGGAGCGTGTTGACGTGCAAATACGTTGTGCTCGATCGTTGGTCGGCATCGCAGGTCGTGTACGGCAATGCATCAGGTGCAAATGCGTTGTTCACAAGATTTCTAACGGCGTTGTTGTTCAGGCCTACATTTACGTTGATCATCGACGGTGCAACGTATAAGCGCATTGAATCACCTGACACGTATGAGAGTGACAACGAACTGCAATCGAGCGTCAAGAGGGGCTACATTTCGTACGCAAATCGCAACTGCACCGACACGATCGTCGTGACGAACAGAGGAAACATCGAAGAAACGCACGAGAACATCATGAACATCATCAAGGAGGTGCAGTGATGGGTGCAGTGACATTTGACGTAATCGTCGTCGATCCTCCGTGGTCGTTCAGCGACGGTCTCAAGGCGATGAAGAAGCCCGTGAGGCGTGGTGCGGCGTCGCAGTATAGCACGCTGTCATTTTCTGAGCTGGCACAGCTCGACGTAAAGGAACTTGCCGATCCATCGGGTAGCGTTCTCGCGCTCTGGGTACCGTCGACGTTGTTGAGCACCGGTCTTGACCTCATGCACATGTGGGGGTTTACGTTCAAGCAGACGTTCGTCTGGGTCAAGACGAAGCAATCAAAACCGGGTGCTGTCGTCACCAACGTGAATGACGTCTTGGCGTTCGGAATGGGTCGGTTGTTCAGGCAGTCACACGAGATTGTCTTGATTGGCACGATGGGAAAGGACGTCTACAAGAAGTTGAACGACCACTCGCAACGTTCTGTCTCCCTCGACGAGAGGACGAGGCACTCAACGAAGCCAGAGTCACTGCAGGACAAGCTCGAGAAGATGTTTCCGAATGCGAACAAGTTAGAGATGTTTGCAAGGAGGCAGCGTCCTGGATGGACGTGCGTTGGTGATGCAATTGACGGAAATGACATTTACCTTGCACTACGGGAGTTGATCGATGGTCCAAGTGTTGTAGAATACGACGAGGAGAAATTTGAAGATGATGAAATTAAGTGACAACGTTTTGCGTAGATTCGTTCAGATCTTTCAGGAGTCGCTGTTGCTCGGCCTCGACGGTGCAGACCTCATGCGAATGGTGAGGCTCCACGATCCGAACGGTGACGGGAACCTCGAGCTCACGAGCGAATATTCGGCTCACGTTGCCGAGTGGCACAAGAAGCTCGAGGCGAAGGCCGAAAAGTTACAGAAGGAACGCGAGGCTCGCGAGAAGAATCCTCTCATCATGGTTGACTGACATGGACGAAGATCGCCTAAAGACACTGTGGGACCAGCAACGAGAGTTCGTCAAGTTGTTGCAGAAGGAGCGAAATTTTCCCACTGATCCTGTCGACATCAAGTCGAAGAGCGGTCAACAATTCCTCGAGTCGCTCACGTTTCACATCATGAAGGAATTGTTCGAGGCGAACCAACACCTCAAGAACGTCAAGATGCACCGCGTGACTGAGATCAACGACGTCGACAGGGACGCATACCTCGAGGAGATGGTCGACGTGCTGCACCTCTACTTTGAGTCGTTGATGTTCGCCGGTATCACGCTCGATGAGCTCGTCGACGTCTACCTCGAGAAGGGTCGCACGAACGTCGAGCGCATCACGTCCGGATATTGACGGTGATTCGTCGACACGGCCGTGGTCTGATCAGATCATGGTTGTGCCAATCATTGTCGATCCGAACGATTATGACAAGTCATCAGCGCTCGATGTTGCGATGAAATACGTTGATGAGTTCCTCATTCATAATGAACTTGAGGACTACTCCGATCTCATCACTCACGCCGAAGGCACGTGCGATGAGAACTGGACGGGCAGGGGCTTCTATGACTCGGGAACGAGACAGATCTACGTCAACCTGAAGGCATCGCTTCCACCCGTCAAGACGCCTGGATTCAGCTGGTCGTTCACAGGCTACAAGGCTGACCTGACGGCACCTGGCGTCCTTGCACACGAGGTCGGTCACCACGTGCAGAATATGTTGGAGCTCGGACGAGTGGGCCGTGTTGAGATCGTGAGGCTCATGAACGACGTCAGGAAGCACGAGCCTCAGGTGTCATCGTACGAACCCAACATCGACGAATCGTTTGCGGAGGCAATGAAGCTGTTCATCCTCAATCCAGAACTGTTGCGAGTCGGTAGGCCAAAGCGTTGGTCGGTCCTGACGAACGTGTTGGGTCTCAAGCCGCTGCATGACGAGGATTGGCGGTGCATTCTGCAACATGCGCACGTCAGGCTCATCGCGGCGGCAGAGAATTGGATCGCTCGTTCGCGGTGATGAAAAAAGTGTGTCGGCCAGTTTTCGAGCGCCAAAAGTGATTTATATCAGTCAGCGAAGGAGTTGAGAGATACATGAGCGGAAATACGTTTGGTTGGAATGGGTGGAATGGTTCGGGTTGGACTTGTATTCGCGAAGAGATCAAGCGTGACAATAGAAGAGTGCTTGAACTTGAAGAATGGAGTGAGCGACTTCGACAACACCGTCAATTGACTCCGTCTGAACCGGAAACTGTTATTGAGTGTTATCTTGATGAGAAGGACGATCTCTTGTACAAGTTGGAACTTCCAGGCGTGAAGAAGCAGGACATCATCGTGAAGTCGGCCGCACACTTGATCAATGTTTCGTGGAAGAAAAAGGGTGTTGATAAACACTGTCAGTTCCAACCACGCGATGGCTACGACGCTTCATCGCTCAGAGCAAAGCACGAGGATGGCGTGCTGACGATCACCATTTCGCTTAGTGAAGACTACAAGCCACGGGCACACCTCGTTGAGTGATTTCAAAACGAAAAATGAAAGTGATCGGGTGAGTGTGACAGCTTACCTTGAACTCAGGTGAGGAAACGAGGAAGAAGCAAATGACGAAGTTGTGTCAAATTATCGCCGTCGAGAAGGCAATCAAGAACAAGGCCCACGTCGGCATCACTGAAGCTTATCGGAAAATGCAGAAGGGTGCACTGACGACCGGCATCTCTCGTGCATATCGACCCAACGATGAGATGGGTGAGCAGCTTCCGGCTGAGACGTCGAAGGTTCAGCTCAACGTCAGTGACCTGATCAAGGACGTGACGAAGGTCATGGTCGACCTGTTCGACGTCACAGCGACGAAGGATTGGGGTAACTGTGTTGCCTCAGCGGACGTCGTCGTCGGCGATGTCACGATCGCGAAGGCGGTTCCTGTCACGTACCTGCTCTTCCTCGAGAAGAAGCTCGTTGACATTCACACGTTCGTCTCAAAGCTTCCCGTCCTCGATCCGTCGGAGGAGTGGACCTACGAGCCAAACGTTGGCTCCTACGTGTCAAAGCCGAACGATACCGTCAGGACGAAGAAGGTGTTTACGCCTCTCGTCCTTGCTCCGGCGACCGACAAGCACGCAGCTCAGGTCAAGGAGGGCTTTGAGGACAAGCCGGTCGGCACGTGGAGGACTGTGAAGTTTTCTGGTGCGCTCCCGGCGACGGTGATCACTCAGATGCTCGACCGTGTCGAGCAGCTCCAACGTGCGGTGAAGTTTGCACGTGAGGAATGTAATTCACGGACCGTGGAACCGATGAAGGTCGGCGCCCAGGTCTTCAGATTCTTGTTCGGGTGACCGAGCAAGTTGCACAGGTTGAACGATTCAACTTGATGCTCACAACACCACCGAAAGGTTCAGGTTCGAATCCTGATTCCCCCACCGAACTATGGGGGAGTAGCCCAACTGGCAGAGGCACGGTGGCAGTTAACCTGAGGCTATTGCAACAGGTTTATTAAGTCGAAATGAGGTACTGATCGAGTTCCAGAGGACTGAAATATTGTGCGTCAATGTGGGTTCAATTCCCTCCTGGGTCGCCACCGCGAAAGCTGGTTTGATAGAATGACCCGGTAGTTCAAAGGTAGAGCGGACGCATCTAAGGGCTGATCTTCTGGATTAAAAGTGCAGTGCCCTTCTCAAGAATCGGCGGTTCAACCGTTAAAAAGTTGAAAAAAGACATGGGTCCCAGGCAGGCTACGCTTGGGATCCTTTTTGTTTTATTGACATCACTTTGCGTTCCGATGCATTCAGTGAACTGTGCGCACACATGGTTGACAATCAACACATGATCAAGGATAAGAAGCGTGTGCTCGTTGACTGTGATGGGATCCTCGCCGACTTCATGACGCCGTGCATCGACTTCATCAATGAACGCACGGGAATGTCACACACAGTCGACGAAGTCAGAGGTTGGAACGCATTTGAGTGCCTGAAGTACGAGTACCTCGAGGCACAGTTCTTTGACCTCGTCACCAGGGGCGGATGGTGTAGTGGCATGATACCGTACTCGGGGGCTCAGGATGGCCTCAGGAGGCTCTCGTTGGAGGCTGAGGTAGTTATCGTCACCTCACCGATGCAGTCACTTCCGTGGGCCCTTGAGAGGACGCAGTGGCTCAAGAGGTACTTCAATGTTCCTCACGAGCGCATCGTCATGACGAGGACGAAGCGATACGTCAGCGGAGATTTCATCATCGACGACCTCGCGGAGAACTGTGCAGACTGGCTCAGTGGAAATTTAAGCGGGACGGCGTTGTTGTGGACGAGGCCTTGGAATGAGGACAACGAATTCGCAATGACTGTCGGAACGAAGCGAGTGAGCGACTGGGATCAGATCATTCAAGAGGTGACAACGTGAAAAAGAAACCTTGTGTGGTCTTACAGGAAGACCTCCACAAAGCACGAAGCAACTATCTCAAGGTAAGTGGGTGGATCCTCGTCAAGGAGGGACTCGCGGAGTCTAATCTTCTTGACGATGAAGAGTACTGGAAGTCTCCTCATGATGGACGCAACTACAATGAGTGCTTTGCTGTCACAGTCCAAACGAGGATGGAAGAGAACATTGCGAGGCAGAAAGCGCATGATGAAAGGAGTTCATCAAAGAAGTCAAAGATGAAGTTCCTCTTCCACGTCGCGGTCGGTGCCGGAGGATTTGGACACGAGAAGAACGAGAAATTTCTCATCCGTGCCAACAAGCCCTACGAGGACGTCATGCGAGCGTACGAGGTCGCGACGAAGAAGATTGGATTTGACTTCGTCAAGACGATCGCGCGTGAATACAGAGAAAAGAAGATCACGAAGAAGCAGTACGATGCGCTCGTTGCCGGCGGCGTGAAGTTTGACGAGGACTGGAACTGGGACATGCCGGACGACGATGGAAACGTCGTCGACTACGTTGACCTAGAGCCTTGGTCGTACGTTGAGACTTGGATCGACATTGTTGAGAGCGGTGACAAAGAGCTCGTGATTGAGGCTGATAATGAAATAGGATTGGTTAACATTGGGGGCTATGGCCTCTTTGACTAGGAGACGAACGTGAACGACTACATCTGGCTGACGGACCTGCACTTCAACTTCATCGACAACAATGAGTTCATTGCGTTTGCAGAACGAGTTCGTGACGCTCGTTCTTCCGGCGTGATCATCACAGGCGACATCGCGACCTCGAACGTTCTGGTGTACTACATTTCCGCGCTGGAGAAGATCATCGAAAAGCCGATCTACTACGTGCTCGGCAACCATGATTTCTGGGGCTCATCGGTCGAGGACGTTCACAAGGCAATGCGAGAGCTTGACGGAATGTCGCAGTACGCTCGCTACCTGCCGAACACTCCATACGTCCAGCTATCGTCCACAACGTCGCTCGTCGGTCACGACGGGTGGTACGACGTCCTGAACGGCAACGTCAACAGTGACATGACGCTCAACGATTGGACGTCAATCGGTGAGTACACTGTAAAACGTCGAGGAATGTTTCCCGATCGTTCAACGATCCAAGAGGTGTCAAGGACGCTCGCTGCTCAGGCCGCGGCACACGTCGTCAACGGAATCAAGGCATGTGCCAGGTACAGCAAGGAGGTGATCGTTGCAACACACGTTCCACCGTTCCCTGAGGCACACGTCTATAACGGCAGCCAGGGTGACGCTGAGGCCATGCCGTTCTTTACGTCGAGGACGATGGGAAATGTGCTGCTCGAGGCATCCCGTACGTATCCCAGAATTGCGTTCCGCGTGCTGTGCGGTCACACTCACGGTGCGTGGTCGGGAAACATCACGAAGAATCTACGCGTTGACGTGGGCGGTGCTGAATACGGCGCTCCGGCGTTTGCCGGGATCGTGGGTGTGAAGTGATGTTAGTCGAACAACAGTTTGACTTTGATTCAATCACGTTTCGTGACGATAATCCCAGTCGTCATAAAACTACGTTGAACACAGCGATGACTCGTACCGTCTTGAAGAACGTGTTCGATCGAGGAGGGTTCGTTGCCGGAGGGTTTGCCAGACACCTCGCGCGCCACGTATTTTTCGGAGAGTCATTCGATGATCATTTCGATGGTGATGTCGACATTTACTTCAAGAATGAACTGGACCTCGATGATTTCAAGCGTTGGCTCAGTTCAAATTCAATGCGTGTGTCGGAGTCAATCACGAACTCCGCGTTCAACGTTTACATCAATCGCCAAGCGCAGGTGATCACTGCGTTTCGTGGTTCGGTCGCCGAGGTGCTCGACACGTTCGACTTCGTGAACGTCAAGGCGGCGTTCGACGACAAACGATTGTACGTTGATGATAGGTGGCAGTCATATGAGCAGGAGAATGAACTGCACGTTGACGATTGGAATTCAGTGTGGTTGTTCACGAGGATTCACAAGTACACTGAAAGACGTGAACTAAAGCAATCACCTGAAATGAAGGAGAAGTTGGCCGATGAGGTCATCAAGAGGTTTGTGTTGATGAGGTCGTACGTTGACGGAAGCGTTGACTTTCCTGACAGCATCCGGGCGTTCTTTCACATGGATCCTAAGTTCTTTTATGAAAAGCACGCTCAACTCATACACAAGATTGCTCCGGCGCTCACGAATGAGCAATTGCTGCAGATTGCGCCCTATATCGACACGAAGTTGATCGGCGATAAGAACCCGATGATGTACGAACTTTTTTTACGCCAAAAGAAGTCGCTGGAACACGATGAGTCGAAAAACGCTGCTCCTCAATTCTGACTGGTCACCCCTTTGCTTCGTCACCGAGAGGAGGGCGATCAAGTTCATCACGTGCGACCGCGCTGACGTTGTTGACGTGGGAAATGGAGCGTCACTGTGGGACGATGTGTATCACTTTGCTGAAGGCTTCGTCCACGTGCCGGCGACGATCAGGCTACGTAAGCGCATTGAGCGCAAGAGGTTCGTGCCGCAGTTCAGCAAGCTCGTCCTGTTCAACCGTGACGCATGGACGTGTCAATACTGTGGAGTTCAACTGTGCGGCCGCGCTGAGGCGACGGTCGATCACGTGGTTCCGAGGTGCAAGGGTGGAGTGACCTCTTGGACGAACTGCGTCACCTCGTGTAGGCCGTGCAACAAGAAGAAGGGCGATCGCTCATTGGCGGATGCACACATGTCTTTGTTGGAGCAGCCCAAGGTTCCTCCTCACACGTTGGCCTACGATAAGACGCGTTCGAGTGCTTGGCACGATGATTGGGACACGTTTTTGTGCAGGAACTAACGATGATCGAATTTGTCGGATCGTTGATCGGAATGCTCATGAATCCAAAGCCTCCACCTCCTCCTCAACCAATTGCTCTCAAGCTACCACCAACAAAAGATTCACCTTATCGTTTGAGCGCGATGTGTTCTAACTGCCTACAACGAGATGAATTTTTTGTCAGCGTCAAGAAACAGTACGATGATGTGTGCGAAAAGCTGACCGTCTCTGAGTGCAGTAGAAAGTCGTGGCGATTTTGGTGCTGTGTGCTGGCGGTTGAAGTGCACGTGCTGGTCATTTTTCGACTAGTGGGAATTCTATGAATGATTCTAGTTCACCATATCGCACGAGTACGCCGTGTCAAGGTTGTGTGGAACGAGACAAATTGTTGAACAATCTTAGGGAACAATTTGACATAGTTCAAAAAAAGTTGTCAAAGGCAGTAAGTGACGCTGGAACGTATAGGTTCTGGGGCATCGTTGTCGCCTCCATTGGAATGTCATTCGGCACCATAGCTGTCGTTTCGACCCGGGAGACTGAACAATTGCCGTGTGTGGACGAACTACACATCGTTGCGATTCAAAGAATTGAACACAAGAGTGAGGTCGTAAAGTGCAACGCCGATTCGATCATGTCAACGGAGGAGGTGACCAATTTGCACGTTCGCGTGCGTTGCACATGCGTTAGGCCTTCTGAATGACATATTTGTTTGTGTGAAGAACAACATAGTGCTCCTGCGTGAATTCATCATCGAGTCGATCAACTCTCCGTACGATGAAGACCTGACGGACGATGAATCATACAATGATGAAAGCATGCTCGTTCCTGATGACATCAAGAAGGTGATCTCAAAGTGGGCGAGGGCGATGTGCCTATCGTCAACAGGCAACAGAAGAACGCATCGTCGTGTCCGTCGTGCCTAGTTAGAATCTAGGAGTCGTCATGAAAGTGAATCTTAGGTCGTTGCAACGGGTCGTGAACGAGGCAATCAGCGATGAAGAGAGCACCGCACTGATCAATGAGTGTGCCGCTCGATTGTCAGGAACGTCCGTCCGTGATCGAGACATCGCTTCCGCAGCTCGGCGTGCAAACAGATTGTTGGATGAGGGCACGGCTGACGGTCGAAAGGTCACTGTTGCCGTCGATGAAAATTTGCTACGACGCCTGACTGTTCACAAGGACCAGGACGTCAGAGCGTTCGCGGCTCGCGTTGTGCCACAACGAATGTTGGAGAACGCCAGGAATGATTCTTCGTCGAAGGTGCGCGTCATCGCGGCAACACGGTCTTCGGCGAATCAGGTCCGTGAGATGATGCGAAAGTTCCCGAACGATAGAATTCTCAGGAAGATCTGCGACAGGCAGTGCCTCGCAGAGGGCCTCGCGGCTCCGACGGTCGTTGATGAACCATTCGACATGTACGGAAAGAAGCGCCTCGGCGACGCCGTGAAGCAGGACAAGGGTCCTGAGCTCTCCGATCGTTGGTACAAGGACAAGGCGTTCAAGCTGTTGCAGGACTTCGGCGGAAACATTGAGTACACCTGGGAGGAGACGGCGGTAAAGACGTTCGTCAATTCTCTGAAGGCAACGTCAGGTGTTGAGGTTGATTCCGACAAGTTGCTCAAGGCGTTGAAGGACCTCATTGAATCGATTGACGATGAGTCGCTCGGCGAGTGTAAGATCAACGAATCGTTCGCGCGTTCGCGCCTTGAGGAATTAGAAGAGTTCGTTGAGACGCCGGATCCCGTCCGTGACCTCGTCGAGTCAAAGTGCAGTGCTGCTGAGTACCTGACCCGAGCCAACGAGCTCTTCCAGGTCCGTGAGTCGACGGTGCCCTCAGGCATCAGAAAGTACCGCTCGGGAGGCGATCCGCTGCAGGTGGGGATGATACCTGTTGTGTGTAGGATGCCTCACGGAGGGGTACCCAGGGCCCTTGATGAGCGAGCGATGGACGCATACTGTACACACTGGAACGCGGTGCAGTCGCTTCGTGGTGAACCTCTCGTCGTTGAGTGGCGCAATCACCCGGAGTCGGTCGACAAGGTGAGTTTCAGCGTCGTTCTGAAGTGAGGGCACGAAGATGAGAGAATCAATCGAAATTTACGCAATCGCACCCGATCCCGGGTACGGAATCGCTCTTGAGAACATGGTCGCCATGTGGGGAAACGTACCGTACGGCGAACTGAGCGTCATGCTGGTCTACGCAAGGTTCTTGGCGTGTGTACACCAGACGCACCACTGGCAGGCGAAGGGCGATCCATTCTACGGTGATCACCTGCTCTTTGAGAGGCTCTACGGTGTCGCCTCGGCAGACATTGATGTCATTGCAGAGAAGGCAGTTGGGTTGGGATGCACTGAGAACGTCAATCTGTTGGTGCAATCGGAACAGGTCGCTCAACTGTCGAAGTCGTACGGCGTCTCGATGACGATTCCCACTCAATCTGACCTCGCACGTAGGTCGCTCGTTGCCGAACAGGGATTCGCGAGGTGCGTTGAGTTTGTCACCGCGGCACTACGTGACAAGGGACTGCTCACGCGTGGATTGGACAACATGCTCGCGGGAATTCAGGATGCACATGAGAATTCCATCTACCTATTGAAGCAACGTTGCAGCACGGTGTGAGGAAGACATGAAGAAAATGATCAGTGAGGTCGTCACGCAGGAATCCGTCGCCGATACTTTGTCGTCGATGCTCGTTCGAGCGTGTTCGTTTGAAGGTTCAGTCGGCGACTACGCAGAGCTCGAGGAGATCCTGTCTGACGTCAGGGAACACTGTGACGATCAAGCGCTCGTCGACAGGTTGTCGAATGCGTGTTCAATCGCGGCCGGTAGTCCAGAATTTGATCCGAACGCCGAGGAACCGGTCGAGCTCGACGAGACTGACGTGAGGAATGCTGTCCAAGAGGTCGTCGCGGCGATCGATGACCTGACGTCATTCGTTTTTGACCTGGAACGTCATGAATCATTCTGGAGCGCGAGGACAAAGCGTACGGTACGCCCGGGCGGAATGACAGAGATGTTTGAGTCAATCAAACGTGACCTGTTTGGTGAAAGTGTTGCAAAGTTGTCGTTGCGGCAATTGAAGCAATTGATCAGAGAGGCGATCTTCGATCCACCGAAGAGCGGCGTTCGTCTTAAACAGGACGATGATCTAGGGTCGATCGTCTACATGACGCGCGATGAACTCGTTGACGCAATTTCAAACATGGGTCCGGACGATGTTTCAGACGCTGACTACGTCGATGACAACTCGGGTGAGGTCGTCCTCGAGAAGGGAAAGCTAGCATCATCGTCGCAGTTGCACCCTGAACACGTTCCCCACGGCGCAAAGAAATTCAGCGACATGAACAACGACGACTATTTTGACGAAGACGTCGCTGTCGACTATGAAAAGCAATACATGGACGCAGTCATTGCATTCGCCGATCAGTGCAGTGAAATTGACGTCATGAGCACCGGTGAGGACGTCTCAGCATTTGCGTACGACATAGCATTGAACTTTTTCCACGAACATCCTGAGTGGTCCACGTGGTCACAGGCGTTGGGAATTTCGAGGCGTGAAATGGCGGCAAACGTTGCCGAGTACGTCGCCGACGCAATGTCGGCGAACAAGTGATCAATCGCTCCTCTTGTGACCCTTCTTTTCGGCGGCCCATGCCACCGCCCATGGGTTGACCTTTTCACGCCCAGGCGGTGCGACTTCTTCGATCTCATCGTCCTCATTGATGTCACCACGTTCATCTGGGACGCCGACCGTTGAAGGTTGGTCACCAATCTTCTGACCGAAGCGTTCGAGCAACGTGCGGCACACAATTTCAAACATCATTTCCTTAGTCATGTCCTAAAATAGGCGGGTGTGAACGAGAATCATCAAGTGTGTTAAGTTTGATGAAGGAGTCAGATAATGATCGTCGTTGTCACTGGAGTCACCGGATTTTTGGGCAGTCACATTGCGCTTCGTCACTTGACGGCAGGTGATCGGGTCATCGGCATCGATAACTTTTGTTCGTCGCGGCGAGACAGTCCACACGTCAAGAAATTGAATCAACGAAGGTCATTGTACAATTTTATTGAATGTGACATCGTCAATTACAATAAGATGTATGAACGCATTCATGACTTACCGCTCCTTGCAGGTGCTTCCGACAAGATTGACGTCATCTACAATTTTGCCTGTCCCGCATCACCTCCTAGGTATCAAGCACTGCCGCTCGAGACGATGAGGACGTGTTTTGATGGCACGATGAACGTGTTGAACATTGCTTGTGCACACGAGGCAATCGTCGTTCATGCATCTACGTCAGAGGTCTACGGAGACCCACTCGTGTCGCCACAACCGGAGTCATACTGGGGGAACGTCAATCCCTGGGGTGAACGCAGCGTCTATGACGTTGGAAAGAAGAGCGCAGAGTCGCTGTGTCACACGTACCTCAAGATGGGCGTTGACGTCCGCGTGGTGAGGATCTTCAACACGTATGGACCGCACATTGATCCCGATGATGGTCGCGTGATCAGCAACTTCATCAAGCAGGCAGGGAACAGTGCTCCGATCACGGTCTACGGCGACGGCAGTCAAACGCGCAGCTTCTGTTACGTCGACGACCTCATTGACGGAATCACCGCTGTGGCGTCGGCAGAGACGAACTACGGTTCGCCGATCAACCTCGGCAATCCAAACGAGTTCACGGTGCTTGAACTTGCAGAAAGAGTCTCAAAGATGTTCGGAGTGGAGCTCGTGGTGCAGAACCAACGACTTCCTTCCGACGATCCCACACGACGGTGTCCTGACATTTCAATCGCCAAGAAGTTCTTGAAGTGGGAGCCGAAGGTTCAGCTCAACGAAGGACTGAGGAAGTTGGCGTTGTATTGGCACAAACAGGGAGTGATTTCAAACATTCCGATCGGCTGATACAAATGAACGACTGCACCAGCTCTCCAACAGTGAACGTCGGTGACTTGATCCTTGCTCGTTCACGTGCTCTCATATGTGGTTCAGAATACGAACCTAAAAAATGGAAGAAGAATGATTATAATTCGTTAGGAAATGAGTGGGCTTTTTCATACAGAGACAGAAACGATGAACACCTAACGCCTTGTGTGATCATCGTTTCTGTGCAATTTCCTGGTGAGATGTGTGTCTTGAATCACTTTCACGTGCTACTACCTGATGGTCGAATTGCGAGAATTTTTGACAATGTGAATGACGGATTTTGGCTTAAATCGAGTGTTACTGATCCAAAAGATTCATTGGTCGCTTGGCAATGCCGCCACGCTGGCTCTGGACCGATGTACATCACAGATTCCTTCATTAAAGACAAGCAACAGACAGGTGTTTCAAGATGATTCTAGTTACAGAACGCTACGTTATGTTTTCAAACATTCCGATCGGCTGAACGATGTGCACTGTCAAGGTAGGCGACGCGATCGTCGTGTGGTCGAAGGCGCTCGTGTGTGGTGATGACACGAGTGATTCTTACGGCGACTCAGACCACAGATGGAAGTGGTTGGGACGATCGACGGCCATTTCGTGGCGCAATACTCCTCGTGATCATGAAACATTGTGTACCGTGATTGCAATCATCACCGACGATGACGAACCGAAGATGAATCACTTTCACGTGTTGCTTCCAGATGGACAAGTCGCTAGAGTCTTTAATGATCGTTTGAAGTGTGATTTGCCGTATGCACGCAGACAAGGATACTGGCGCCGTCCTGAAGAGCCGAAGACGAAATACGACGATAGAGAAGTGACCATCGATTTCTTTAGGAGGTTGTGCAGGTCAAAGCCAACAGACGTTCCGTTCAGCGACGAACAAAAGGGCGAAGCCTATCTTGAAGTTACGCTGACGCTTCGTTCAGCGATGACGCACTGAGGATTTCAAATGAGCAGAAAACCAACGCGATACGTCAGCCTTCACAATCACACGATGTTTTCGACCTACGATGGGTTGGGGTACCCTGATGAGCACTTCACGTGGTGCATGGAGAACGGTCTCGACGCTCACGCGATCACCGAGCACGGCAACATGAATAGCTACCCACATGCCGTCCTGTGGGTTGAAGACTGGAACAAGAAGCACCCCGAAAAGCCGTTCCTCTACATTCCAGGCGTAGAGATGTACTTCCATCCTGACCTCGAGAAGTGGAAGCATGACAAGGAGATTGCAGACGCCGATCGTGCGATAGCAAATGCTGAAAAGAAGTCAAAGGTGAAGGCGAAGAGGCCCGACGACGAAGAGGATGACGAGGAAGAGCTTGAGATGAAGAACGCTCTCACGATTGAGAATGAGAGCGAATCGAAGTCCAACAAACGATTCAATCCCGTCAACAGGCGCCACCACCTCGTCCTGCTCCCGAAGACGCAGGGAGGGCTCCTGAAGATCTTTTCGGCCGTCAGCAGCGGCTACCTTGATGGATTCTATCGTTTTCCGAGGATTGATGCACGAGTGTTGAGGGACGTGACCTCGACCGGTGAGGTGATCGTGTCATCAGCATGCGTGTCAGGCCTCCTTGCGTACAACGTCTTCCAGGAGTTCAAGGACGTTGAGTTCGATGCGCTCGACCAATCGATGTTGGACGATCCTGCGGTGCTTGACAGGTGCGTGAATGCTGTCGGTGCCGGCTACGACCTGATCGCTGGTTGCATGAAGGACAGGAATGACTTCTACCTCGAGTTGCAGTTCAATCGGCTCGGTGCACAGAACCTCGTCAATCGTTCGATCATTGAATTCGTGAGAAGGAGAGGAATCACGGAGCAGCTGACGGTCACGTGTGATGCGCATTACTATCGTCCTGAACTGTGGCGAGATCGGGAGATCTACAAGCGCCTCGGCTTCATGAACTACGAGACGTTCTCTCCGGATTCTCTGCCGAAGTCGAGGGACGAACTCAAGTGTGAGCTCTACCCAAAGAACGCTGCACAGATCTGGGAGGAGTATGAGCGATCGAAGGAGGGAACCTCGTTCTATGATGACGAGGAGGTGTGCGCGGCCGTCGAGAGGACGTATGACATTGCACACAACGTGATCGGAAACATTGAACCCGATCGCTCTCCGAAGTTTGCAGTTGAAAGGCTCGTGCCAAAGGGCGTGAATTCGTTCAATCACCTGGTCGGATTGTGCAAGGAGGGAATGATTGAACATGGATTCGACAAGAAACAGGAGTACGTTGACAGGCTGAAGGTCGAGCTCGGCGTGATCAAGGTGATGAAGAACGCTGACTACTTCATCTCATACAAGAAGATCATCGACCTGGCGAGGAGAGTGACGACCGTTGGGTGTGGCCGAGGATCGGGAGGTGGATCGTTGGTGAACTACGTCCTCGGGATCACGGAACTCGACCCGCTCGTGTGGAACCTTGAATTTTTTCGCTTTTTGTCGACCTACAGGTGTTTGTCGCCCGAGACTCGTGTTTTGATGTCAGATTTGACGACATCGGCACTACGTGATGTGAAAGTAGGTGATCGAGTCATTGCACGTGATGGGTCAAAACGTGAAGTCATCAACGTTGTGTCGTCAAAACGACGTGGTGCATACAGAATAAAAGTCAACGGTTCAACATTTACGTGTTCGGCAAATCATGAATGGCTTGTTGTCGGTCCGGACGGACTGCCTATGAAAAAACGTGCGTCTGACTTGACGGTCGATGATGTGTTGTATACGTACCACTATGATCACTGTTGAGAAACATTGTAAACTATGTGGTAATGTGTTTCATGTTGAATATGAACTCAATAAAGGTTCAGGCAAATTACGTAAAGAATATTGCTCTGATGAATGTAAATTAGCATCAAAAAAAGCTCCACTTTCATCAAGATTAAAGAATATTTGTTCGGAATGTGGACGTGAATTCTACGTTCCCAAGTGTCATTCTTCTCGTAAATTGTGCTCAAACACTTGTAGATACAAACACGCAGCGAAATTAACAACTAGAAAAAAGTTGTTAACGTTGACGTGTGCGTACTGCAAAATTGACTTTATGACTAAGAATCATAAGCGAAAATTTTGTTCACCTCGATGTTCAAGTCAATCAAAAATTAACAGAAGTGAACATGTATGTGAAGTGTGCAATAAAGTGATCGTTGTAAGAAAGAGCCATGTGCCACGATTTTGTAGCAAAATTTGCACTTATGAAGCACAATCACGAGGAATGATTGAAACACACGTGAACGGTCGATCAGGATTTCGTTCTGATATTTTGAACAGTCCTTATTTCAAGAGCTCATTTGAGGCTGACTATTATCGTTATTGTTTACAGATCACTAATGTCATACCTCAATATGAATTCAAGACATTTCACGTCATTATAGACGGCATCGAAAGATGTTATACGCCTGATTTTTGGTTTAGTGACAACGATTCGTACGTTGAATTGAAAGGTGTTCGAGAAGGTGAATCACGCTTTTCTCAACTATTAAATTCAAATACACGAACTAGAGAAGCTGCATCAACAATGGGTCATCATATTGATGTCATATACATGGATGACTTTTATGATGATCTTCGACAAAGAAATTTGTACAACACAATCATCAATCTAGAACATCGTGATTATGCAGGAACCAAGCATCTCATCATCAGGCATCGCAAAGATCGAAACGATTGAATTCATTGACGAAGAGTTTGATCTCATAGACATTGAAGTCGAAGGAGAACACACATTTTGGGTGTCAGACGACGATCGTCATTGGATTTTAACACACAATTCAGGTGCGCCTGACATTGACTCAGACCTCGCAGATCGAGATAAAGTCCTCGATCAACTGAGAGACTACTTCGGCTACAGGAACGTCGTTCCCATCTCTAACATGAACTGTTTCAAGGTCAAGAGCTTGCTCAGTGATTTGAGCAAGTTCTATGGGATTCCATTCGACGAGGTCAAGGTGGCAACTAGGACCGTCGAGCAGGACGTTCGTCGGGCGACCACGAAGCACGGCGACGACAAGAACCTGTTCGTGTTGAAGTATGACGATGCACTGAAGCACTCCAAGTCGTTCAAGGCGTTCATTGATCAGCATCCGGAGGTCGGTGAGTCGATGAACGTGTTGTTCAAGCAGAACAAGTCACTGGGCCGCCACGCCGGCGGTGTGCTGATCTGCGACGACCTACCGAACAAGATACCGCTGATCACGAACAGAGGAGAACCTCAGGCACCGTGGGTCGAGGGCGTGAACTTCAAGAGTCTCGAAAAAGTCGGTAACTTCATCAAGTATGACGCGTTGGGACTAGAGACGCTTCGATTGATCGAGAGGGCAATCGAGCTCATAATCGCACACGAGCGCACATCTCGTGGATTTAAGGAGTTAACTCTTGACGACGGAACTGTCAGGCGCCTCTACGGAGACGAACTCGTCAAGACGCTGAACCGCGGCGAGGTCATGGCACGTGACTTGACACCGGAAGATGACATCGAATAGGAAGTTGTGAGATGACAAGAGTAGAATATCAGGAATATATTATCGAACCGCGCACTACATGAACAAATCACAATGAACAGTGTGAGTGTTGGTGACCTGATCTTTGCACGAGAATATGCGCTCGTTCAAGGCGATGAAGTACATTGATGAGTTCCTCATGATGCGTTGAGTAAACAAACGATAGTTGAGTTGTAGGATGTAATTGTGCCCCACCTGACACACAAAATCAGGCTATATCCGAACAAGCAAGTTTTGAGCTACTTCGCTCAAGCTGTGGGTATGGCACGATTTTCCTGGAATTGGGCACTTGCCAAGTGGAATGAACTTTACAAGCAGGGTATCAAGGGTCTCTCAGGATACACACTTGACAAGGAATTTAACAGGATCAAAAAAGAAGAATTTCCTTGGACGAGTGAAATGTCTTCACAGGTCACTCAGGTTTCAATTCATAACCTGGGAAAGGCATTCAAGAGATTCTTTAACAAGACATCGAAGTATCCAAAGTTCAAGAAGAGAGGTATCACAAAGGAGTCATTCTATGTCGGGTTGAACAATTCAAAGGTGATCGATAAGTTCTTAAGGATCCCACGTCTAAAGTCAACAATTCGGATGGCTGAGGAAGTGAGGTTTCCTGGGAAGATCAAGAGTGCAGTGATTTCGAAGGGTTCAGACGGAAACTGGTACGCTTCATTCGGGATTGAGTTAGATGAAAGTTACGTCTATCCACACAAGTGCGAAAGCCAAGCACGAGTCGGTGTGGATCTCGGAATCAAGACGCTCGCCGTCTGTTCCGATGGAACAAGGTTTGAGAACCCAAAGAGCTACAGGACACACGAAAAGAAGATTAAGTCGTTGAACCAATCTTTCAGTCGGAAGAAGAAAGGTTCTTCGAACCGAGTGAAGGCACGGATCAAGTTAGCATGCGCTCACGCGAGGATTAGGCGGATCAGGCTTGATGCAGTCCACAAGATGACGTCAACGAT